AGGTCGGTCAGTTCGGGGCCGGGCTCGCCCTTCAGCACCGGGTCCTCCGCTAGGTTCTGTGCGACCGACTTGCTCCGGTCCCACATCTCGGGCCCGCGCTCGCCGATGAGCTGCGCGCCGCCGGTCACAAGCTCACGGGTGGCCGGATCGGTCAACTCGTGCGCATCCTGGCCAACCTCGACCGGCGTGCCCGACTCGCTCACCGGCTGCGCGCGGTCCTTCCCGCATCCCGGGCAGCGCACCAGATCACCGGCGATCGCCTGCGTGCCGCAGGATTCGCAGTCCCACATCGTCACTCACCGTCCTTCGCAGCGTCGCTCGCGTGTTCAGTGACGGCCTGCCTCAGTGCACGCATTTCCTGAAGGATGACCATCTGCTGCTTGTTCAGGTCCAGCAGCACCTCACCGTTCGCGTGCGTCGCGAGCGCGAGTTCGGCGGACTTCTTGTCGCCCCGGTTCGCCGCGATCTGCAAAGCGCCGCCTTGCTGCGCGGCCAGCCACGACAGCACGAGGTTCAGCGCGATGAACGGGTATGGGTCGAAGTGCACGACATGGGCCCAGTTGAGAATGGCCCACACCACGATGAATCCGTTGAGCACGCCGAGGAACGTCCACGACCCGAATCCGGCTTTGAGCCTGTCCGCCCACTTCTCGCCGAACGAGAGGCTGTTGTCGACGTGCGGGTGCTGCGCCCACAGATGCCGGCCGGTCTTGACCATCACGGCCCCCCCACTGCTGCTTGGGTCCAGGCGTTGTCCACGACCAGCGGGATCGTCAGGTCGTAGATGCGGTAGAACTGGTCGCCCTGCTTGTAGTAGTCGGCCTTCGCCGCCAGGGGGGCACCGTTGGCACCCAACAGGTCCACTTCGAACACCAAGCCGACGAGCGTGAAGTCGCCCGATAGGATGCCGATCATCTGGCTCGCTGCGGCGGTCATGGCCGGGTCGATCGAGTCCATCGCCCCCGTCAGCATCGGCGTGTAGATCCGCATCCTGTACTCGATCCGCGCTGCGGTGCCCGCAAGCCCGGACACCTTCCGCGCAGGCCCGAGGCCCTGCATCCACACCGCAGCGGACATCCCCGTCGCCGGGAGGGAGGCCGGTTCGTGGCCGGCGACATCGGTGAACTGTCCAGTGGACTGGGCGGCGGACACGATCGCGTTGATCAACGCGTTCGGGTCGATCCCCGACGGTGCGGGAGCGACCGTGATCGGTTCGGCCTTGTTCGCGGTGAGCCCGAACGCGTCGGTCACGGTGCACAGCACTGCGTACTGGCCGGCTGCGGTGTAGGTGTGGGTCGCCGTGGACGCTGATCCGCTGGTGGTGGTCCCGTCACCCCAGTCGAACTTATAGTTCGCGCCCACCAGCGGATTGCCGTTGTGGTCGGTCGCGTTCACCGTCGCGGTTGCCGTCAACGCGTTCGCGGTGACCGTCATCCCGGTGATGATCGGCGGCTGTGACCCGGCCGCGCCGTACACGATGTCGATGCCGTAGAACGTGTTCTGGCTCGACGGCGTGTTCGGATAGGTCGTCGGCGACGTGGTGAACGCGCCGTTGCCGTGCGCGCCCGACGCCGCCGCGACCGCAGTCACCAACCCATCAGCCGACGGGACCGCCGAATCCAGCGCGTGGTTCAACGCACCGTAGTTGCCGCCGGTCGAGTACGACACGACGACGTGCGTCCCCGTCGACACGTTGACTGGTGTCGTGAGCGTGTACACGCTCCAACCAGCCGGCAGGTTCGTCGGCATGCTCGCGGATCCGAGCAGTGACCCGCCGGTCGACCAGATGCGGCCCTGCCGGTTCGCGAACGACCCCGGCGATGCGCCTTCCCACACGCGCACCGCGGTGATCTGGATGTCGGAGTTCGCGACGTATTCGGTGCCGAGTTCGTAACTGGCTGGGTCGGTGACCTGGGTCGGGTCCGCGCCATTCCATCCGTTGCTCATACGAGCCTCGCAGCGGTGCGGGTGCGGATCGAACGCCCGTAGCGGGCGCGGACGCGGTGGCGGAGGTCGTCCAGTGCTGTTGCGATCTCCACCGGGTCACCGGGGCCCGACGAGCCACCCGAGGTGGTGCGCTTGATGACCTGGGTGTAGCCGCGGCGCGTCTGCGTCAGGGTTTGCAGGGTCTCGGCGATGCACAGGTCTCGGATCAACGGTGGCACCAAGTGCACGTTCACCGTGGCGTTCGCGGCGTGTGTGGCGGCCGTGGTGCCGAGCACGCCCCGCTCGACCGTGATCTGCCGTGGCGCGTAGATCGTGGTACCGCCCGCGTGTTGCGCGAGGATGGTGCCGTTCCACGCGCGGATCACCGTGAGGTTGTTGCCGGTGATGGCCTGGATGTACATCTGTTCGGAGTCGATCTGGATTGTCTCGCCCGCGTTGACCGCCGCACCGGACTGGACTTGCACGGTGTTCGCGTTGGTCTGCGCGGCCAGTGTGCTGTTCCCCAACGTCTGGCCCGTTGCCGTCATCGACTTCGCGGTGACGTTCATGCGTTCGGTGTCGACGCGGATGATGTTGCCGACCCCGACCTGGCTGGAGTCAGACACGGTTCCGGTGGTGCCGACCGTGTCGCTGAATGCGGTGATCGTGCCGACCGGCTTGTCGGCGGCGCAGTACCCGAACGTGCCGGTGACCGAGATCGACCGTTGGAACGTCGCCCCGGCCTGGAACGCGGCGTTCGACGAGAGATCGATCTCGATCCTCGTGAAGGGTTTCCCGCGCAACGGAGCCTGATCCGGCCGCAGCATGACCAACGACGTGATATCCACGCCAGCCGCCAGCACCTGTGTCACTGATGTCAACTCGCGGTCATCCAGCCACAACCGCCACGGAGTCGAGTACTGGTGATCCGGCCAGTCGAACGTCTGGGTCGAGACCGACGGGTAGAAATACCTGAGCAGGTCGCCCTCGATCCCCCGCGAGGAGCCCTGGATCTCGCGCAGGATCTGCGCGTCCGAGCGACTCGTCTCGGGCACGTCCAACGCGCCCTTGACATCCTCTACCGTGCACAGACACACCTCGGTCACCGTCGATCACCTCCCTTCGTTCAGTGGTTCCGCGGCTGCGCGTCCTCGACGGAGCCGTCCCAGATCCAGCCCTCGAAGCGGCAGAACAACTCGCCGTTCGGGCCGCTGCGCAACTCCCCGCCGCACAACGGGCAGCCCTGCGGGGTCATCTCCCTAAACGCCTGCCACGTCTCCCGACCGGACTGGAGAATGCCGAGCAGGCCGTACCAGCCGGCACCGCCGTCTCCAGTCGCGATCGGGCCCGACATGGCTACGCGCTACTCGGGTTCGTGGCGGCTTCGTGCTCCTGGATGCGCCGCACCAGATCCGGCTTGTTACCGGCCGTCGACAACCTCTCGTCCTCGGGCAGTCCCTCGTTGAGCGTGTCGATGTGCGCGATCAGCTCGGCCTTGGTGAACATCTCGTAGCCGTCGACCTTGCCGTCGCCGTCAACGTCGACGTTCGCATCCTCGTCGGGCGGTGTGTCGGTGCTCGCGGTGTCCGAGACGCCGCTCGCGCCGGCGACTTCGGCAGTGGTGGGCTCGGTCGCTTCCTCGTCGGCCGGGGCCGCCACATCCGAATGCGCTGCGGGGCTGTCGGTCGATGCGGCTTCGGTCACCGCGACCGGCTCGACCGCGGCACGCTTCGCCGGGTCGACACCGCCGTACACGTGTGGGTTGTGGTTGAACGGCGGATGGCTGGACATTGTCACTGTCGAACCTCCCGTCAGTACAGCAGCGCCGGCATGTTCGCCGGGCCCCTGCGGGTCACGAGGTCGGCGGGGATGTAGATGATCGCCGCGAGCTGCGCGATCGTGCCGGCCTTCGCGGTGTCGACGCTGACGTAGTCGTAGCCGTCGGTGAGGTCCTTGGTGTTGATCTCGAACAGGTACAGGCCCTGGTTGCCCTGCTCGCCGGTCAACGTGACCTGGCCGTTCGTGGTGGACACCGCGACGTTCGCCCACTGCTCGGTGTTCGCGAGCGTGGCGGCGGTCTTCTTCCAGAAGTGATCCGGGTTGACCGCCGCCGCGGTGCCGGAGGTTTGCACCTTCCACTGGTTGAACGTCAGCACCGGGTCCGTGCCGGACGCGGCCGCGCCCTTGGCGACGAGGATGTTGAGGTTCTGCATCTGCCGCAGGTTGATCCGCTTCCCGGTCACGGCTGCGGCCGACAGGTCCACGGGAGCCACATCGACGCCGAGGTCGAAGGTGTATCCGAGCTTGTACATCAGGTCTCCGTTTCAGTTCCGGGGTGGAACAAAGGTGTGGTGCCCGGCGGTCGGTGCGGACCGCCGGGCAGATCAGGTGTCAGTTGAGGACGACGTACGGGGAGAGCTGGTGGCTGCTGTTGTTGTGGGGCGTCAGCGGGGACTTGACCCACGGCTGGCCGTCGACGCGCTCGATGATCCGGAACGCGGTCTTGTCCGTCCCGAACAGGTAGTCCGCGCTGGACTCCAAGCTCATGGCCTGCCTGTCGCCGATCAGGTACTCGGTCCAGTCGACGAACATCAGGTCACCGACCGAGCCGAGCGGGCCGACCTTCTCCGTGAAGTCGATCGGACGACCCAGCAGGCTCGCGACCGGTTCGCCGATGGCGTTCATCTGCCACAACATGACCGGGACCGGGGTGCTGCCACCGGCCGGCGTGAACGAGAGCTGCGCCAACTGCGGGAACGCGTCGATCGACGCGATCCACCGTCCATTGCGGATCGACGCCGGGTACATCTGCGAGTACATCTGCGTGATGTCCGTGTACAGGATCTCGTTGGCGGTGTTGCGTGTGACGTTCACCCGGCCCGGGGCGTTCGTCACGCCCAGAGGCTTGTCGGTGCCGTCCCCGCCGAGGAACCCGAGGTCTTCGAACCAGCCGATACCCATCGGAAATTTCGCCGCGAACCACGCCATGAACGCCGGGGCGTCGGCGGCCAACTCGTTGGGGATGCCGGCGTAGCCGAACAGCTTCTTCGCCGTCAGCATCACCTGCGTGAACTTCGCCGAGGTGTCGATACCCGCCGAGCCCTCAGCGCTCCAGTAGAACTGGATGCCACCGAAGATGCTGTTGACGCGGCTGATTTCGTCGACCGCCGGGATCGGCACCGACAGCGAGTCCATCGGGATCACCGTGGCGTGCGGCCGGGCGATCGCCGTTTCCAGTGCCAGTTGGAGGATCTCGCTGCGCAGGATCTCCGGGATCAGGAAACCACCGTCGGAGGGCACGGTGGACCCGGCGGCATTGCGGATCTCCGAGATCGCCTTGTGGTAGGCGGCGACCTTCTTCTCCAGCTCGGCCGCGTTCGGCAAGCTCTGGCGCCGGTGGTAGGCGGCCTGGAAAAACTCGGCGTGATCCACAAACTGCTTGTCCAGCCGAGCACCCGCGGCCTTCGGGTTGTACCGCTGGCCCTTGTCCCGGTTGGTGAGCGACCCCGCCTTGAGGCCCTTGGCCTTGGCCAGGTCGGTCATGTCGAGCTTGCCGGTGATGTCGGCGCCGTTCTTCACCAGGAACTCCCGGAGCTCGGCCTGCGCCATTTCCCTGACCTGCTTGTCAAGGTCGGCGTGCTTGGCCATGAACGCGTCGGCGTAGTTGCCCATGAACTGCTGGAACGGTTGGTTGTCGCCGGCGGCGAGCGCGGCGACCACGGTGCCCCAGCGCTTGTCGTCGTTCATGAACTCCTGTAGCTCCTCAGGAGCCGTGGGAATGACAGGTGCGGTCACGGCCGCGCCTCCTTCGGGGTTGGGACTTTGAATGCGCCCGCGAACGCGTTGCGCACCACGGCAGGATCGATCCGCCCCCGTTGCGGGTCGTCCTGGTCGTTGTGGACCGGTGCTGCCGTACCAGCCACGGGGGATCCGGACTCGCCGGAATGACCGGTAGGCAGCACCGGAGATGGGGCGGCCTCGCGGCCGGAGTAGTTGTAGAAGGACATGTTCCAGTGGTTCGCCACCGCCGGTTCGGGTTCGGTGTCGGGCTGCTTCTGGCCCCGCTGCACCACCCCGACCTTGTCCGCCAGCCCAGCCGCCACAGCTTCATCAGCGGAGTACCAGGTCTCGGCCTTCATCGCCGTGCGCCACTCATCCGCCGGCACACCCGAACGCATCGCGTACACGTCGGCGATGTTCTGCGACATGTGGTCGAGCAGTTCGGCCATCTCGGTCATGTCGGCGGCGTTGCCCAGGCAGATACCGGACGCGTCGTGGATCATCATCTGCGACTGGGGCATCGCCGTCACCGTGTCGCCGCACTGCGCGATGAAACTCGCGGCGGACGCGGCGACCCCGTCGATCACCACGTCGATCGGCTTGTCGAACGCACGGAACAAGTTCAGGATCGCGATGCCGTCGAACACATCCCCGCCGGGGCTGTTGATGTGCAGTTCGATCGACGGTGCCTCGATGGCCTGCAACTGGGCGGCGACCGACGACGCGGTGATGCCCTCGTCCCAGAACGACCAGCCGATCTCGTCGTAGATGTCCACCCGCGCGGGGGTGCCGTCGGTGTAGTCCTTGATGCGCAGCCAGTCCACGCGGTTGGACAGCCGTTTGGCGCGGGGTAGGTGCGCGGCGGCGCGCTGGTCGTCGGTCATCGTCCCGAGCGCCACCGCGCGCTGCCACCGCTTCGTGCCCGCGAGCGCGACGATGTCGATGCGTTTCTCGCCCGGGAACCGCATCGCCACCATCGGACGCGCCGCTTCGAGACTGTTGTCAGCGCCGCCGCTGTCCTTCTTGCTGTCGTCGATGTGGGCCTGAAGGTGCTTCTCCACGCCGGGCTTGTCGGCCTCAGGGATGTTCGCGTTGGACAACCGGGACTTGCCGTTGTTGCACGCCGGGATGTTCGCCGGACCGTCTTCCTTGCGATGATGGGGGAACATGTACTGGTTCTTCTGGTCGTCGACATCGTCGTCGTCGGACTTGTGGTCTGCGTCCGCTGCTTCCTGGGTCTGCCAGGCGTGGCAGTAGCGCAGCACCGCGTCGTCATTCGGCATCGCCGCCACCGCAGCGGGACCATCCCAGGCGGAGTCCTCAGTCCCCGTGTGGTGAACAGGTAGAGCTGGCATCAGTCGCCGTCCTTTCGCGCCACAGCGAGCCGCACGTTGCCCTCGATGACCAGAACCTCGTGGTTCGGGAACCGTTGCTTCATCAGCGTGGTGAGGTCCTCGTATTCCTGGTCGCTTAGGTGGTTATTGGGGCAATGGAGGACGAGCACGTCGTCCGGTCGCAGGCGCACAACTTCGACGTGCGGCAGTTCGTGCTCGGCCAGCACGGCAATCCGGCCACGCGGTGCGTTCACTGCGGACTCGAACGCCGCCCCCTGCGCCGATGTCATGCCCTCACCTCCACCGGTTCTGGCGTGGCGTAGGGGTCTGCCCAGTTCGCGCGGTGCGCGTACGCCTCCGCGAACATCGCCGGGTCGTCCAACAGCCACATCAACTGGGCAACGGCGACCTGCATGTGCAACGTCGGCTCACCCTCACGGTCGAGGTGCAGCACGAGCCGGTCACCCCCGGACGCCTTCGTGTCGACCGTGACGGTGAAGTCGTTCAGGGACGTAGGTTCGTGCCGCCCGGACGGCGTCACCACGAGCTGCTCGACAGCGGGCGCCGGTTCGGGTGCGGGCGTGGGGCCGCGTCTGCGCAGCCGGGCCAATCGTTCGCGGACCGCCTTCATGCTGCCTCCGTCTCGGCCGGCTCGTAGGTCTTGCCTGGTGGCAGCTTCGGTGGCTGCACCTGGGCCGGGATCACGCCGGTGTGTTTGATCGCCGGCAACGACATGGCGTTCAATGCCCCTTCGGGGTCGAACCCGACCGACACCAGGCCGACTACCGCGGACGCGTTCGCGGCGGTCGTGGCGGCGTCGGCCTGCCAGTCCTTCGGGACCGGGTTGTCGTAGTCGAAATCCACGCCGCTGCCGGTCGACCCGAACAACGGCAGGAACTGCTGGTTCAGAACATCCTTGGTGCGGTCCAACTTCACGCACTGCCGGTACTTCGAGAAAATGTATTCGCTGCCCTGGATGTTGGCGCGGTTCACGTCATCGACGACACCCAACATGCCCTTCGATGTGCCGTTGGCCTCGTAGATGATGTCGCGGGAGTCGCGGCGCAACTCGGTGAACTGCATCTTGTCCAGCGCCATGTCCGAGGACTGCCAGGTCGCACCCATCTCCAGGAACGCGACCCGATGGGCACGCTGGACGCCCTGGTGCTGCTCGGCCCACCGCTCCGTGAGTTGCTCGAAGTCTTCGTCGGACAGGCGCGTGCCTTCAGGGAACTGCACGAACCCGCCCGGGGTGGCGTCGCTGCGGAAGAAGTTCCGCTGGAAGTCGCTGATCGCCCGCGCCGATTCGATGTCCGGCATCAACGGCTCAACCGCGCCCATCCCCCCGTACGGGTTCAAGGGGTGCGGCTGCCGCAGCCACACCACCTCGTTGTTCTCCAACGGCACCAACTCGCCGCTCGGACCCCGATACACCCAGCCCCGGATGAACTTGTCGACGTCCGGGACCGGTTGCATCCGGTCCGGGCGCACGGGCCACATCCACGCCGGGATGGACCCGACGTAGGAGATCACCCAGAACGCCTGCCCGGTCAACTCCAAATGCTGCTGGTATGCCTCGCGGAAGAACTGGCCGCTCATCCACTGATTCGGGCGGTGCCACATGTCCAGCGCGGCGTGCCGCTCGACCTCTTTACGCGGGTCGGGCCCGGAGATCCGGCCGCGGCCGTCGGAGGTGCGGAACAGCCGCCACTGCACCGTCGAAAACGAGCTGGCGTTCAGGGTGACGACGGAGAACAGGGTGCCGGACCGGCCGAACATCTCCATCTGCTGCTCAGGATCCGACGTGCCGAACAGGGAGGCCATCGCGGTCTGGAAACGGCCCACCATCGGCACCCGCGGCTGTGTCTGCCGTGCTGGCGCGGCGGCATTGGCTGGACGGCGACGCCCGAGGTTCGCGAGGACGCTCACGGGCCATCACCACCAGGCGGCACGGGCTTGCGGTCCACCGAGTGATCGACGAGGAGCACGGAGATTCCGATGGCGAGGAAACCGGCCCAGGAGTGCCACTGGAACGCGGCGTAGTCGCAGCACCCGAACGCGGTGACGGCGACCACGAAGTCCTTCACCGCCCGACCACGGCCGGCCAGTCGTGCGCGCAACGGCACACGCTCGCGGCGCGCGGTGGGTGCGGCGATGGTCTTGACGCGACGCTCGGGCAGGAAACGGCCCAGGACCGAACCGGAGTGGTCAACCAGGACTGTCATTTCGGCACCCACCGCATCCACTTCGTCTGACCCTGGTCGAGTTCGGCCACGAGATAGCGTGTTGCGTCCGCACCATGATCATTTTCTTTCACGGGGTGCTCGCGCTGCTCGGGCTTCACGTCCGGCGGCCACACGTAACACGACAACTCGTCCACGGTGGACGTCGGTTTCCCGGCGTCCTTCAGTTCCCTGTCCAATTCGACCGTGCAGCCACGCACGAAGAAGATCCGCGGCTTGCCGTCCGCCTGGATCTTGTAGCGGGCCTGGGTCGCTTGAAGCCCCACCAGGTCCCGCTGACCGGCCTTCGGTGCCTTCTTGGCCGGCTTGGTCGTCATGCCCAGGTGACGTTCCAGGGTCGCCCGGTCCTCAGCGTCGTGGTCGCAGATGATCGCGCGTGGCTTGGGCTCGATCCACGTCCCGGCCCGCAGGATGCCGTCGCTGTTGGGCGTGCCGCCCGGCGCGACGATGCCGAGGATCTGCTTGGCGTGGTCCTCGACCAGCCGCTTGGACATGTAAATCTCGCGGTACAGGTAGATCCGGCCGTCGCCGTCCTGCGCCCAGCACTGGCAGTTTCCGCTGACCATCGGCTTGCCGTTGCGACGCACGATCAGCGTGCCGTTGGGGACCGTGACGCAGTAGACCCTGCCGCTGTAGTGCGGCGCGGTCAGGTTCATGCCAGACAACGCGGCACGGCGGCGTGCTGCGAACCGCACAGTGAACACGTCGATCGGCCTTCCGGTGTAACCAGAGGTCGTGTGCTGCACCGTGCGCGTGGTGGGCAGTCCCAGCAGCGACGCAACGGCCTGCACGTCATCCGCAAGACCCGTAGAGGTGGTGATGTACACCTGATTGGCGATGACGACACCGCGTTCGTCCCGCTTCTCGGGTGAACCGTCGCCCATAAGTAGCCCGTCGAGCAACGCTTCCAGCGAGTCGCGGCCCCAAGTCAGCATCCCGGCGGGGATGCGCTTCTGGGCCGAGTAGACCTTGCCGCACATGCCGAAGGTGCGGTCGATAAGATCCTTGTCGTTGATCCGAAAGTCGGTGACGCCATGCGTGTCGACTCGCTCGGACCAGGTGACGCCCATATCGGCGATCACTGCCCGCACGGCGTCGACGCGGTTCTTCTGGGTGATCCGAATACTGGGCTGCTTCTTGCCATGGCCACCGAAGGTGAGGCAGCCGTCGGCCAGCCACAGGCCGAGGAAACGAGCGAAGATCGGGTCGCCGCCCTTGTCCTCGATCGGTTCCCAGCCCATCGGGATCGAGTAGTTCCCGGTCGGCATCTGGTCGGCGCGGTGAATGGACCAACCGCCACGCTTGCGGTTCTCCAGCACCATACGGTGGTTCGGGGTCACGCAGAAATCGGCGCCCGCGCGACTGCTGCTCGCTTGCACCATCGGCCCGGAGTAGTCCTGCACGATGTAGTCGGTGGGCCGCTGCCACTCAACGACGTGCGTCTCCATGTTGGTCGTGGCGACGCGCTCAGTCCGATCGAGGTCGGCGAAACGCTTCCAACCCTGGTCAGTCAGGACATCGGTCTGATCGTCGTAGCACACGAACGGGTTGGAGAACCCGAAGTCCACCGTCCACCAACGCGTCCACGACTCCCACCCCGCCGGCATCGAGTCGATCAGGTGGACGTTCGCGTCGAACTCGTCGTACACCACACCGTCGGCCGCGGCCCACTGGCCGAGCACGTACCGCAGCCTGCGCACACCGGTCAGCAGTCCGAGTTTGCCTTCGATGTAGTCGCGGCCCTCGGCGGTCATCTCGAACCGCTCGCTGCCGTCCGCCTCGACGATGCGGCGGAAGTAGCGCGGGTTGTCCTGGTGCCGCGAGTGCAGCATCGGCAGGGCGCCCTCTTGTGCGCGGGTGTACAGCCAGTGTTTCGGGTGGTCGGGGTTGCAGCACAGGATGATCTGCTTGAACGTCTTCGCCTGCGCGCGCATCCGCGTGATGAGCGCTTCCAGCGCGGCCGTGGAGATCTCGGTGGCCTCGTCGACGACGACCCGGTCGTACTGGCCGCCCATCCACTTCACCGGCTTGTCCAAGCCGCCGATGGTGATCGTGGACCCGTTGGAGTAGATGTAGGCGGGCGGTTTGCGGGCGGATCCGCCGAACCACTTCACGGTTCCGTTGAGCAGTGCCGCGGCGATGACTTCCTCGTCGAAGGACACGAGCGTGGTGCCGGTGAGGCTGGCGTGCGTCTGGCGCACGATTAGGCCCTTGAACTTCGGGCGCTGCAACGCGACATAGTGAAGCTTCCAGAGCGCGGCCAGCGTTTTGCCTGTTCCCGTGGGGCCGCACATGATCACGACAGGGTCGCGGGTGGTCCAGAGTTGCTTCGCTGCGCCGCGCGGCTCGTACCGGACGACCGTCACCTCGGGCTGCTCGGCCAGCGCGGCGGTCATCGCTGCGGTCCCGACAGGACGGCCGCAAGATCAGCCGGCGTCACAAAGCCCGGCCAACGCCCATCGGTGAACAGGTGCACGCCGGCCCGCGAGTACGCCTCGTCAACGAGTTGCGAGCAGATCATGTGGCCGGACGACGCGACATAGCGGCGCAGGCCCGGGAGCGGCAGGCGGAAGCGGTGCGCGGCGATCGCGAAGTAGTCCAGGAAGCTGTACGGCGTGCCCTCGAGGCCGCGCGCCGCGGCGACGATCGAGGTGCGCTGGCCGGGCGTCAAGTCCCACGTCGACCACACCATGAGGTCGGCCGGGTACTCCGTCATCGGCCTGATCCGCGCGCCGCCGGGCTCGGCCTCGACGACGGTGGAGTCGTCGAGCAGGATGCCGGCGTGGGCGTACTTGCTGAACCCCTTGCCATCGGCCCACTCGCCGATGCGGATGCCCACGCCGACCGGGTCGGTGCCGATCAGCAGGAAGAAGTCGGCCGGTTGCGGGCTCATGAGATCACCCGCAGGGCTTGCAGTAGCCACATCAGCGTGATCAGCGCCAAGCCGACCGCGATCCAGTTCACCCGCGCGACCCAACCGGCCGCAGCGACAAGGAACGCGACGAGCGCGAGGATGAGCAACAGCACGCTGACGGTGATCACGGCGCACCTACCAGTGCGCGTGAGCCATCCAGCCAGCGGACCGACACCGGTTCCAGGTCCGGATCGTCGTCGCACACGTCGAACCACGAGTCCACATGCGAGCCGCACAGCGGGGACCGGCAGTGAGTGTTCGGGCTCTCCCAGATCGCAGCCGAGGGTGCCTCGCACATGCCACCACGACCCGACGAGGCCGAGCAGCGGTCGATCCGCATCCAGTAGGCGAGCGAGCCGCCCGCGAGCGCGGCCGTCACGAAGCACCGTCCTCAGCGAGCGCCTGCACGGCCAGTTCGCGGGCACGCTCAGGAGTGAGCTGGTCGCCCTCGGCCGCGAACCACGTGCGCAGGAACCCGGCACCGAACGCGATGTCGAACTCGCGTTTGAAGTCCGCGAGTTCCGCGTCGGTGGGCTTCCGCAGCACGATCGGCTGCGGAACCGCCAGCGCGTCGCCCTCCAGAGCACGCGAGGCGTGTGCCGCCGGATCGATCGCGGCCCCGGCGGCTTCTGAATCGAGTACTGCCTGCGAAAACTCGACACTCGCATTAGCAAATGACCTCACGGCAGGTCACCGCCAGTCGCAGGCGTCGCCGATTCGGCCGATTGCTCGTCGTACGATTCGTCGTGGGCGTGTAGCGGAACGGATACCGCACCGTGTGGGGTAGCGCCGACCGCGGCGGCAAGTCCCCTGGGATCGGAGGTTCCGGGTTCGAATCCCGGCGCGCCCACTCGTGACCGTCGCTCCGCGCGCCGCCGGTCGGCCCGGTTCGGCACCGTCTGCTTCACCCGGCCGGCCAGGTGCGCCTCCAGCGGAAACACGTGGCCAGCGACGCTGAACGTCCAGTTCCCGATGCGCTTCGCCGAGAAGGCAGCCATCACACACCACCAACCGGAACCAAGCCGTCCCGCCGGCTACCGGTGTGCGTGGTGTAGTGCCGCACGTCCGCGTCACGGTTCCGGGCCAGTTCGCGGTGCGCCGCCTCGGCCGCGTCCCGAATACGCGGGTGCACATCTTCCGCGAGCCGCACGCCGTTCCGGCTGGCCGACGCCACCTCCTCGCCGCGCTCATGCGCCGCGAGATCCGCGTACCAGCGGACCACAGTGCCGTCCATGACGGTCGGCGTCGCCACGCACACGAACTCGACACGGGCGGTCATGGCCGGACCAATCCGCACAAGTCAAGATCCACAACGTATGCCACCGCGACAAACGCGGCACCCATGGCCAGACCAATCCGACGCGTCATCGGGGCACCGCATCCGCGCGACAGCCAGGAGTCAGACCACATCGGATGGCTCAACTCCCACGACCTCGTAGCGGACCGTGGAGTCGTGCTCGACCTTCGCCGCCGCGTACAAACCGAGCAGCTTCGCTTCCTGGTCGTCCAGCTTCACCAGCCGATCCACCGCCGCCAGTACCGGCGCGGAATCGGTCAGCGGGTCACCGAAGACTGGCTTGCCGTCCTCGTCGGTGCCGGTGATCTCCGAGACGACGTGCCCGTTCGACACGACCACGTGGTGCGCGTTCAGTACGTCCATCACGGACTGGCGTGCAGCGGCGAGACGCGCCAACTGTTCGGTCCGGTAGGCGTCGACGGCTTTCTGCGGGATGCGTTCGAGCGCTCGGTGGAAGCGGCGCCAGATGACGCTCTTGTTGACGCCGAACTCGTCGGCGATCTGCTGTAACGTGCGGCCCTCGTTGACGAGTTCGACGACGCGCGCGTCTTTGGCGACGCTTTCGGCCTGCTGTTCGAGGTGGTTTGCTTGGCCGGCTGTCGACGGCATGACCACCCCCTGCGTTCACTGGTGGCGCGTGGTGATCACGGCCTGTTTCGCGCAGTGTGGGTGTGGCGTGGCTGTGTCGGCAATCCTGGTGGTTTGGGGTGTGTCGCTTACACTTTCGGTATGGAGCGGTACACAGAGGACCAGATCCGGTCTTGGCCGGCTGTGGTGAGTTTGGTTGAGGCGGCTGCGGCGTTTGGTTTGTCGCGGACTACGGCGTACGAAATGGCGTCGGCTGGTACTTTCCCGACTCCGTTGATGAAGATTGGTCGTCGGTGGAAGGTTTCGACACCGTTGATTCTCGCGAAGCTGTACGGCACGGACACGGGGTCGGCTGCGTGACCACTACGGAGACGGGTTGTCGTGGTCGCGGGGTGGTCGCAGTGGTGAAACGTGTGTGGGAACGGCTGCTGGCACCGCCGACCGTTGAGATCACCACACCCGACGGTGACTACCTACGGCTGACGGGGTACTCGGCGTCGGACACTGTTCGGCTTCATGCCCTGTGGGTGGAGTGGCGCGGTAGTCGCGGCGACATCTCGGCGGCCTCATGATGCCCCGATTCACGAAGCCGCTGCGGACGATGAAGTGGCGCATCCAGCGTGCACGGCGCGGCTGGTCGGAGCGGGATGTGTGGGAACTCCACTGCTACCTGGCCTCGGTGATCGCTGGGACGGTGGAACACCTCCGAGACCACGGCATGGGTTACGACCCAAGCATGACCGAGGAGGAATGGCGGGACACCCTCACCCGCATCGTCGACCCACTCAAGGTTGACCTCAACCGCCACGTCGAGGGTGAGACCTACTCGCAGGCGATCGAACGGGAGAAGGCGGAACGAGCAGCGATAGACGAGGCGCTGAAGCTGTTCGTCGAGCACTTCTGGGCACTGTGGGACTGAGCATGTGGAGCATCGGCCGCACTGCGGCGTACAAATCGGCATGCGTTGGTACGTTCCCGATTCCGTTGATACGCGTTGGTCGTAATTGGTGATTCTCGTTGCGCTGGACGAATAGTTGGACAGGTGGTTCACTGTGTACGTCCTGGACGCTGGTCCTGGACGCTCTCTTTGGTAGGGCTGTGTTTGGCACCGTGTGGCATGGCTGGGTGCGATGAGGTGAGGCTGAGTGGGGTCCGGTGCGGCGTGGTTCGGTACGGCTGCGTTGGGTGTGGCAGGGCAAGGTTTGGCAACGGAGTGCGACTGGCAGTCACCGGGGTTCGAGGCCCCGGCGCACACAGTGGGGCTGGGTTGGGCTGGGTCCGGCGAGGTGCGGTGTGGCCAGGCGAGGTGAGGTAGGGACGGAGCGTGACGGGCAGACACCAGGGTTCGAGTCCTTGGCGCGCACAGGAGCGGTAAACGCCACGAGGCAGCGCGCCTCACTTGGCAATAGGACCGCTCGAACACAAGGGAGTCCTGCATGAAAACCATCGAGATCGGCATCAGTGGCACCCGTCCACTGCTCATCCACAACGCCGAACGCCTGGTAAACCCGTTCGACCCCAGCAACAAAGAGAAGACCTCTCTCGCCCGCAAGCGCGGGAAGGACAAGACCGAGGAGGTTCTGCTCCGCATTGCGTGGCTGGAATGGGAGATGTCCTGGTATTGGGACCAGGTCTACGGCCCATACCTGCCGGCGCAGATGATGTGGGCGTCCATCCACGCGGCGGCGAAGAAAACATCGGACGGCGGCTACATCCGCGACGGACTGACCGACGCGTCCGAAGACGGCAAACTCCCCCTGATCTACGAGGGGCCGCGTACCCTCGACAAACTCTGGGGTGCTGGGCTCGAAGGCTCGCCGTATGTCGACTACCGGCCGACCGGGCAGCAGCGAGTGAAGATCATGCGCTGCCGTCCGAAGCTCCACAAATGGGCACTGACCTCCCTGTGGCAGGTGGACGACACCGTGCTGGACATCGACAAATTCCAGACCATCGTGGACCGCGCTGGCGCCATCGCCGGACTCGGCGACTTCCGTCTCCGCTACGGGCGCTTCCAGGTCTCGACCTTCAAGGTGGTCGACTGATGTTCGAGACCAAGGCGGAACTGTCGCAGCGTGAACTGATCTACAACGTGCTGCGTACCGGTGGAGTCGACCAGGTGTTCACCCTCGCGGAACTGGACGAGGCCAGCGGCGTTGACCTGGTGGCGAGTCGAGCGGCCCTGTATGACGCCATCCGGCTACTTCAGGATCGCGACCGTCGCACTGCGGTGAACGTGCGCGGCGTCGGCTACCGCATAGCTGCCGCACGTGAGCATGCCGACCAGGCGCGCAATCGACGGAAGCGCGCCGGCCGGCAGGTCCGGCGAGGGCTGGAGACGCTGCGCGGCACGCGCGTCGAGGATCTGAGCGTGCTGGAACTCGCCCAGCACGAGCAGCAGACGATCAGGCTGGACGCGCACTCCCGGCAACTTCGGCAGCACGACCAACGGATCACCTCACTGGAACAGGCGCAGGCAATCACCGAGGGGCGACTCAAGGTGCAGGGTCGGAAGCTTGTCGAGCACAACGTCTCGGTGGAGGAACTGAACCGCAAGGTTGCTCGCCTCGAAGGACTGCTCGCCGTCGACTCGTCCGGCCCGCTGGAGCAACGCCAGTGATGTCTACCGGCTCGCCCCCCTGCTCACCGTCCGTCTCGGTTCCGCTCGTAGACCAACTCCTGGCGTCCGTCCCGGACGGTCAGCCCGGTGATCAGGCAGTCGAGGTAGGTGCCGTCCCGGTCTGGGATGTCTACATGGACCGGCTGGTCGAACAGTGTGTCGTCGTCGGCGAGGCGCTGGATCAGGCCACGGAGGGTCAGCGGCTCGTCCTCGTACAGGTCGCTCATGGTGCGGGTGCCCATTCGGGATGCTCACTGATGCGGTACCGGCCGACACCAGGCTGCCAGGTTGTGTCGCCGAGCACGCCGCGCTTACGCCGCCACCACACGCCCAGCCGGGTCATCGGGCGCCACGCGTTGACGAACGGGAACGCGTCACCGAAGTGATGCCACTGGCCGCAGGCCGCGCATTGAGCGTCGTCGGGTTCGCCTGCGTTCCACTGCGGTAGGTGGTCGGTGCACCAGTGTGGCTCGACGTTGGTCATGTCTGCTCCCTCCGGAACGGTGGCCGTGGCTCGGTGATCTCCCACGAGCCGTCGGTGACACGCTGGGTCTCGATCGTCCTGTGGTGGGCGAACCAGGCCCGGAGCGCCGGATGGTCGGCGAGGAGTTGGTTGGGGAAGTTGCCGACGACGTGGAACTCGCCGTCGGTGACCCGCGCTGACGACGTATCGCGCGGAAAGTCCTGATGGTAGCGCTCGATGGTGAGTTCGGGGTGCCGGTCGGTGGCGGGGACGACCGTGTCGTTGTGCTGGTCGTACAGGTAGTACCAGTAGCCGTGGGCATGGTGGCTCAGGTGGTAGAACCGGCGCTCGAACCGAATGGTGTCGGCGAGGAACAGCGCCGCGTCGCTCAGGGTGGGTGCCCGCGTTACGTAGACCTCGATCGTCTGCTGTGGCCGCGCGGTGACCGGGATAGTTTGGCCGTGGCGTGAGCCGCCGATGAACATGGCGACCGTCGGCGTGTCGGTGCGTTGTTCGAGGCGGATCGAGTTGACGTAGTCGCCGAGCGCCGGCGTGATGAGTGACCGGATCCACGGTGCACCGGTGTCGAGCAGGTGCGTGCGGCGTGGCCCGAACCAGCGGTAGGTGCGGTCGTCGGTGAGGTAGCTCGGGAGGCTCGTTCCGCCAGGGTTACAGGGGTTTGACGTGACAACAATCCTCCTGGCCGCAGGTAGACCACGGGTCCTGTCGCGCAGCGACCGGAACGGGTCGCGGGCCGGCGTCTCGCTCACGACGGTGTAGCCGTCGTATCCGTCGTCGGGCCGGTCTGGCATCGTCTCCGGGTTGGCCAGTTCGATCTGGTTCGAGTAGTGCGCTTCCAGGTCGGACGGTTCGCGGTAGCCGACGAGCGGCACGCTGCGGGCCTCGTTCCAGGCTTTCTGGCAGTCGGGTCCGCAGTAGTAGTTGGACAGGCTGTCGCCGAGTTCGGCGCCGCACTGGGCGCAGGTGGGTGTGATGGCCTGGTCGATCAGATCAATGATGTCGGTCAATCGTCCCACCCCCGGGCACGTCGGCGTTCACGGTCCAATGGCTGCCGGCCGAAGTCAAACGCGCACGAGTCACTGTGACCGAACCGCTTCATGCACCAGCGTGTCCAGCGATCGGGCCACTGGCCACCGAACGCGCCGCACGGCACGCGCAGCAGTCGCAGCAGGAGTGTGATCACAGTTCGTCTCCCGTCGCTGCGACGAGTGCGGCCCGGAACTGGCCGACACGCTCGGCACGGGTAGTCCCGGTGGGCTGGCCAGCGGCGTGTTCGGCGCGCTTGGCGTCGAAGTACGAGACGAGCGCGATCGGGTCGGTGGCGAGCACGTCGAAGTCGTCCTTCAGCATGATCAGGACGAAGTCGCCGTCGGTGAGGCGGGCGTACTCGATTCCGGTGTCCCATTCGGTGGCGAACCGGGCGGTGAGCTGGTCGTTGATCGTGAGCGTGTCGGCCACTGCTGGTCCTTCGGCTACGGTGCGAGCGATTCATCCGGCGGGAGCGTCATGCCGAGGTAGTGGCGTAGGTCGGCATCGAGGTTCGCGGCGAGTCCCGGCCGGCGGCGTGGGCGGCGTCGCGGACGCGGGCGGGCGCGTACTCGGCGACCTCGACATTGGTCGAGGTCGCGCTGGCGATGCAGACGCCGGCGTCGGTGGACCAGTACACGCCGCGCCTCGGGTCGTCCTTGATCTGGACCTTCATGCAACTCGTCGGTAACAAGCGGCTCGACGTAGAGCACGAGGTCTCGGTCGCCGACTACGACTTCGGCGTGCACGGTGTGGGTGGCGCCGTTCGTGATGACCGCGTGCCGACCGCGCCAGCACACGCCGTAGCCCGAATCAACACGTTCGGCCTTCAGTAGGTCGGGCGTCATGGTTGGTCCTTTCGGTTGCCGTGGCCGTCGCACAACTCGTGGTGGCCGTTCGGGTACGCGGCGGTCCGAATGTCGGCGACAGCCCAGCGCAGACACGGACACATCGCGCGGGCCACTTGCCGCGTGTGCGCCGGCAGGAATTCGGGTCCGGCGGGATACGGCCACGGCATTGGCGTGGTTTTGTAGGTGCAGTTCGGGACCATGCATCCGTGCTTGCCGGCTGCGGGCTCGTAGTACAGCGGGATGCCGTGGGTCGGACACACGCAGGCGTTGTCGCAGTGGTGCGCCGCCCACATGCCAGCGAACGGATGGTCGCTGTCACCAGACTGCACGTCGCGTTTCCACTGCTGGTGCCGCTCGCACCGGCACCAACCGTCCTCGTCGACATCCACCTCGCGTGGCTTGTCGAGGTGGTGGCCGGTTCCGTCGCAGCGCTGGTGATGCTCGATGCCGTGGTGGCTCTGCCGCATGTCCGCCTGCGCCCACGCGAGGCACGGGCACTCGCCGGGTTCGTACAGGCGTTGGAGGTGACCGGCGGCGGCTTCCGCTTCGACCTCGTCCGCGGTGAGCGCAAGCAGTTCGAGCGGTGGCTGCGAGTGGTAGGACACGGACCGGTCCGCGTGCACGTGGTACTCGCTGCCGAACTCCCCGCGGTAGCGCGCAACGACAGGCACGCCGACACCGGCCCAGTTCGCTGCCTTCGCGAACGCATCCGCCAGTTGGCGCAACTGCTCCGGCGGGATGGTGGCGTAGAAGGCGAGTTGGTCAGTGGTGACGGTGAAGTCGATGTTGGGGGTGTAGCCCCAGTCGATTCGGTAGGCAGTGCGGCAGTCGTCGCCGGCGCGGGGGATTTCGATGCGGCCCATCACGCGTCCTTTCGCGAGCCGTCGCCAACCGGTCGATCTTGGTCGGTGGGCGGTATAGGCGCGACTGAATCGAGTACCGCCTCGGCAGACTCGGCACCCTTGTGATCTTCGAGCGGTGCCCACTCGGGCCTGTAGTCCGGGTGCGTCGCCCACTCCGAGGCGATGTCACGGACTTCCGGACACGGCCACTTCGCGAACGGGCCGTCGTACTCGCGGTCGAAGCAGCAGGAGCAGGACCGGCCGTAGGCGCAGATCATGCACAGGTCGACATCGAGGGGCTGTCCGTCGTCGTCGCACCACAGGTCGGTTTCGCGCTTGTGGCGAGCCAGCATGCGCCGCTTGGCCTCGACGGCACGGAGCACGCGGTGAGGGCTCTGCAACGTGTCGTGCACGCATCGGGCCAACCACTCGGGGAACGGGAACTTCAACCGCTTGTGGTCCGGCAGATGCTCGTTGCCGCCGTGGGCCTTCAGCTCGTCGAGCGCCTGCTGTGCGGCGTTCTGATCGGCGTCAAGTCGGGCCTTGATGAAGGCCACCAGATCATCGGTCACGCCGAACCCGCCTGCCTGCCGCCTGAATCGAGCAACGCTTGCAATCGCGCCTCATAGTTCGTGGCACGTCGGTAGTCCGGATGCATCCCCCATTCGACCGCCAGCAGTTGCAGAGCCTCGCGCAGCCCGCGCGCGGCAGCAGCGACCGTTGCTCGCTCACTTGGTGGGCAGTCGGGGTGCTGCGACCACTCGAACGTGCTCTTCCAGAGGTCGACCATCTGCCGCTTCGCGGTGACACCACAGAGCACGCGAGAGACGTTGTAGTGGCCGTTGAGGTCGGCGGTGGCATCCCGCTGCGGATGCGGGTAGCGGATCGTGTGCCGACGCGGACCGGACGGGTACCGCTCGTGCTCAGCGTTGGCGTCAATCGCCGCCTGCTCATCCTCGGCGATTCGGGCCAGGATGAAAGCCACCAGGTCATCAGTCATGACACGACCTCAATGGTCATGTTGGCGGGTAGCCAGCCCTCGCGGTGCCCGATCTCCGTGGCGTCGGCCGCGGCGCGGGCAAGCCGGCCGGGCAGTTCGGCGCGGTACTCCTCGAACCGGCGTCGCAGCTCGACCTCCTCGGCAGTCGGCTCCAGCACTTCGGCCGGCAGGTCTAGTAGGTCCGCGATCTCCTGGCGCACGGAGTCAGTCATGAGTGCTCCTGCTTCGCATCTTGGCCACCGTTGTCAACACGGTCGGCCGCGAACATCAGCTCGGCCGCCAAGCGGCGCGCGTCCGCGGCGGTCATCTCAACGAACGACCACTCACGCTTGGGATCCCAGGCATACAGCCGAACCTGCTGGGACACGACAGCGTCATAGGCAACACTCGCGCGGCCAGGGTCGCCGACGGTGACCTTGTCGCGAGTGGCCACGTAGGGGATGCCGGCCTCGGCGGCGAACCGCTCCCACTCGGCGAGCGTGTGATCAGGCGTCAGTTTCACCGGTTCTCCTCAGCAGTCCGTTGTTGAACAGCGCGACCGCGATGTAACCGGCCTGCGCCTCAGTGACCTGACCGTCCACGATGCCCTCAGTGACCACCTTCGCGAGTTCCTTCACGCGGGTGATCAGCCCGTTGGGGTCGTTCTTCGGCAGTGGGCCACGGAGGCGGTCAGCGAGGCGTTGCTGCTCGTACCGGAACTCGGCGCGCGACATAGGCGCCGGAGCGTCAAGTGGCTGCGACGAACCGGCTAGCCGGGCCGCGACAGCCATGGTGGCGTGGAACTGGGCCCGGGCCAACATCCGCTGCTCGCCGTCGAACTCGCGGCTGATCCGAGCCTCGTTGCGGAAGTCCATGGCCAACGCGTAGTGCTGGTCGGCGGTAAGTTCGTCAGCCACGTCGTGCCTCCATCTCGGCGATCTGCCGCAACGTGTAACCCACATACCCCGGTTTCACCGAGCGCGGGTCAGGCATCAAGTCCCCAATGCCGCACGCCACATACATCTCGGCCAACGCCTCAGCGAGGGCATCACACGCCGCGCCGAGATGCTCGGCCACCGTGTCCGCGTTCACGTCCTGCTCGGTGTGGCGCAGCGAGCGCAGCAGCCGGTGCGCGTTGTGGACATCGCCGACCATCGGGCCGAACTCGTGGCGGGCGAGGATGTTCGCTTCAGTCATGGGCGCTCCTGTGTCGCATCTGTGCGTCGTGGATCTCCTCGCGCAACAACGCCGCCTTGGCCTTCAGCAGGTGCCAGTCGGCCTTGAACAGGTGCATCGAGATGACGCCCATCCTCCTCTGGCCGGGGACCAGGTTCGCGTCGACGAGACGCAACTCCTCCTCGGCTGCGTCGAGGTGCTGCTGCGGCGTCAGTTCGTCAGCCACGGTCGTCCTCCGGCTGCATAGCAGGCGCCGATGCGGCGTCCCTGTTGGCTTGGATGTAGTCGAGGAGGACCGACCGGGCCAGTTCGGCACCAGTGGTGCCAGCGTTGTAGGCCATGGCTTGGAGTAGGCGCAGTTCCTCCTCATCCAGTCGTACGGTGAGCTTCGGTCGTCCGGGTGTCGGCATGGTCACAATCGTACCATGGTGGGTCCCATGGTGATTCACGGTATTGCGGGTGGGTCCCACCCGAGCTACACTATAGGTATGACGAACGCAGGAACCACCACCACCCAGACCACCCAGTGTGGACGCTGCGGACGCACCCTCACCGACCCCGAATCGGTCGCCGCAGGCTACGGGCCGGTCTGCGCCAAGCGCATCGCCGAAGCCGCTCAGGCCAGCACCCACCAGCCCGCGCAGGTCGCCAAGGCTGTCGAGCTCATCGAAACCGGTGGCATGGTCACCGTCCACCACGGCCGCGCCTACCGGGCCGTCAGCTCGGACGGGCAGCGCACCTACCTGGTCGCCGGCGAAGCCTGCAACTGCCCGGCCGGCCTGCACGGCAGGATGTGCTACCACCGGGTCGCGGTCGAGCTGCTGGCCATGCCGAAGCCGCGGCGCCCGCGCGTCGAGCTGGTGCCGGCGGACCCGTTCGCGGTGTTCGCGCTCGCGGCGTGACCCCGTCACGGTAGTTGCGCCTCCAGCAGGACCAGTTCGGCCGCCGCGACCGCCTGAACCTCACGTAGACGCCGCTCGGCGTCGTGCAGCTTGTCGACGGACTCCAGCCACGCGGCGATCTCCGGTCGCGCGGCGTCGCACTCGTCGCCGCTCACCTCAACACCAGTCCGATCGTCACCATGGCCACTAGCACGACCACGGTGAGCGCCGAGAGGCAGCGCAGGAGGCGGCGGTCAGGAGCGCTCACGTGATCACTCCGTCGGCGGCGGCAGTAGGGCGCCAAGGGCCTCGGCGTTCTTCTGGTCCGCGATCTCCTGCGCCGCCTCACGCGTCGATGCCGACGTGACGTACTCGGCGCCGATATCCGTCCGCAGCACCCACCATTCACCGCTCGGCGAGCCTTCCACGATGTACGGCTTCTGGATCGCCGTGACCCGGTAGCCCTCGGCCGCCAGCAGGTCCAGGAACAGGCCGATGCCATGGTGTCCGGACAGGATTCCGAACCGGCGCGCCACCCAGTCGTCCAGCACGTCGGCGAGGACGCGGTGCATCGGGTCGATCTCGCCGAGCTGGTCGCGGGTCAGCGAGTCCAGGTCCTCGATGTCGTACTCCTGTGGTTCGCTCACGGCTTCCCCCGGTACATGCGACGGATCAAGGTGGACAGGTACACCCACTTCTTCCTTCTGGCGGTCCAGCGATACCACCACCGACCGGGAAGCCGGACCGTGACACCGGGCCATCCGTCGTTCCACTGCTGCTGCACCGGTGTGGACTCGGCGGCATCCTCGACGAGGTGGATTGGCACGCCGAGCAGCGGGGCGAGCTCGTAGGCGTTCGGCTGGAGGGTGGTCACCTGCTGCCTCATCCAGTCGCGCTGTTCGCAGGTGAGTTTGATCGGCTCGATCGGCGCCGGCGGTTCTTTGAACCGCTCGTACATGGCCACGACGTCGGCGTAGGTCACGCCGTTCTCCTATCGCCGTAGGTGTGGGTTCAAGGCGTCGAACATGCGCTCGAAGTCGGCCACCGGCTGTCCCTTGACCAACCGCCCGCTGTCCACGTCCAGATGGCACCAGTCGCCGAAGCGGCCGTAGCCGCACGCCATCAGAGTCATGGTCGCACCAGGATCGTGGATGGCGACGACCTCGTGGTACGTGTCGTGCAGGACCGTGTTCGACCGGCCGGCCACGTGCGACACGGAGGCAGAGGCGACGGGTGCGCGCTCGTCGTCACGCAGGTCGTAGCGGTCCTCGTCGTAGCCGCCCGACAGGATGTGGCTGGTGAAGCGTTGCCAGCGGTGGTTGTGCGGGAGCGGCTTCACGCCTCCACGGGTGTCGGCCCGGTACCAGAGGTTCAGCTTCGCCGTCCGGTCCTCGGTGGCCAGGAGGGTGTACTCGGCCTTCGAGAGCTCGCCCCGGTCGTCCGGCACCAGGCACCACTTGGGGAGGTCGAGGAACGCCTCCCGGGTCAGCGGGCCGAGGTCGGGGGCGTGCTGGGCCACGGCGGACGCGGCGAGTTCGTACTGGTTGTCGGTGAGGGTCAGGCCGGGAATCAGGGTGGTGGTCGTCATGGCGTCAAGCCTCCCTCCGGCTCGGTCGCGGCGGGAGGGTCTGCCTGTTGCGTGGCTGGACAGGAAACAGGCAACACGTCGTGCAGGTCAGTGGAGGACACCGAGCACCTGCCCTCCTGATGTAGACAGCTCTACACATCTTGGTGTAGACTCATCTACATGACGACGAGCTACTACCGAGTCCAGAGCCCCGACCGGAACGCCGCCGACCTGCTCGACGCCACCTTCCAGACCTCCGACGCCTGGCACCGCGACGACCTCACCCGCAACGGCGTCTCCGTCTGCGACAGCCGCGAAACCCTCGCCGCCTACCTCGCCTTCGCCGGCAGCGGAATCCCCTACGGCTCCCCCGGTTGGGTCCTCGTCGAACTGGACGGCACCCCGTCCGCGGACCAGCCTCTGGACGCCGAGTACGGCGAGCTGCTCGTCCACCCCACCCGGATCATCTCCGTCGCCCCGATCGACGACGAGTTCTTCGACCTGATCGGCGCCGCCTACGACGCCCTGGAGGACTGACCGCAAGTGACCTGGCAACATGGTGCGAGCGCTTACGTCAACCGGGGATGCAGATGCGAGGTGTGCACCTCCGGACACAGGCTCCGCCAAAGGAAAGCGAAGGCCGCACGGTATGCCAGCCGTGTCCTCGTTGGCGGGCTTCTCGTCGCGACGGGCGCCTCGGTGCATGGGTCGCGGAACACGTATTCGAACTGGGGATGCCGGTGCGCAGCGTGCACGGCGGCCGCCACTGAGGGTTCGAGAGAAGAGCGGCGCGCTCGCTCTGGCCACGGCAGCCCTAGCCGCTGGCGAGCGGGGTGCCGCTGCGAGCGGTGCCGTCGCGCCCACAACGCTGACCTGCGACGTTGGCGTCGAAGTCGCGCAAGGGCCGCACTGTCCGGCCGTGAACGTCGGCAACTCCTTCGACTGCTGCGCACGGGTGCGTCCGTGCCACAAGCGGCTATGCAGGTCGGCACCACCACCCAGCAGATCTGGGCTCTCGCCAAGATCACTAGGGGCTTCGCCGACAAACTGGACGCCGCGCTGATCGCCGGACGGGACCCCGCTATCGATCACGGCTCTCCCGGCGGATACAGGAGACATCGCTGCCGATGCCCTGACTGCCGGCGAGCACACCATCCACACTGACTGAAGCCCAGAAGAGAAAGATTGACCATGCAGCGCTACGAGATCGAGGCGTGGCTCGGCGACGACCACGGTCTCACCGAGGATCAGATCCGCGACCTGCTCCGCACAGCCGACGAGATCGCCGCCCGCTACCCGGACCCGGACGACGCCGACGACCGCGAGACAGCCCTGACGGTGGCGTACCGACTGCTCGTCGAGCCACCCGAGAACGTCGTGGACGAACTGGGTGCGGCACTGACCCGGGCGCGGGTCGCCGAGGCAAACGCGAAAGCCGCCCTGCGGCAGGCCGCGGTGACGCTGGTGCGAGTAGGTGACCGGTCGGCGCGCGGGGTGCGGTCGCAGGCCGGGTTCGCGACCGCGGCCGGCGTGGACCGCATGGCGGTGAAGGACTGGCTCGGGTTGCGCTGAGGCCAGATCAGTGCAATACACCGAGCACCTGCCCGAGTTTGACCCAGTCCGAGGAGATCACGCGGCATCCCGAAGCCGCGCAGCCTTCTTGGCCGCATACCGGGCATGACCGTAGATCGTCTTGCAGGTCCGACAGCTACCGTCCGGATAGGCGTCGGAACGGTCATGGCCGTGGATGCAGAACCGCGCCTTCTGGCGTCTCACGGCGGCGCGGCGGAGGTTCTCCCGCTTCGGTACGACCTCCAGGTGGCGGGGATTGGCGCAGTCGCGCCGGGTGCACCTCTCGGCCACGTGGTCTACCTCGTGGCCGGGCGGGATCTCGCGGCCATCGGCCATGACGGCCAGTCGATGGACTAGCGTCTCCTTGGTATCGAACGCGCTCAGGTGGGCGTAGCCATCCTTATCGATACCGCAACGTGCCGGCCAGCACTCGTCAGGCGCACCCCGTTCGACCACCACGGCCAACTTCGCGCGCCATGGCCAGCCATACATTGATCCAGGCTTGCGGCGGGTTGGAGTCATTTCAGTCCTAGTACACTCTCGGCTGTTACCCAGTCCTTCGCGATCGCGTTCTGGGCTGCGGCTAGGCTCACTTTCCCAGCACAAACCGCATGATTGAGTGTACCTTCTACCAGGTCTTTTCCATTAGGCGAACCGCCGGGCTGGGGCCACAGATTTGTCGGTGCAGTGGGATTTCCAGCTAATTCCAATGGGACTAGATGATCTTCCTCATAGGCGCCCATCCGTTTGTCCGAGTAGCCGTACGCCACGATGCCGCGCCGCTTGAGCGCGTCGGTGTACGCGACGGACGGTCTGATCGTCTTCGTCCATCCCAGCCGGCAGATCGTGCTCCCGATGGTCGCCTGCGTCACGTTCGGGTTGAGCGCGCCCGGCGTGCAGGCCGGGTCCGGGAGTGGCTGACCGTCCTCCATGCGGAGGTGGCAGGACCCGGCCGCGAGAGTGGCTGTGACGGCCGGAGAGTTCGTGGGTGGTGTCGTGGGGCTCTGGCAGCCACACAGGGCCAGCAGGGTGACGACACCGGCCAGGAAGGCACGGATCATGGGATCTCCATATCAGTTCGCTCGTTTGATGACCGCGGCGGCGTAGTGCGCCAGTTCGTCGGCGAGGTAGCTCTCACGCTGCCCAGTAGGGAACGCTGGCGATGGCGCCACGTACCGATTCCACTCGACACGACGCGAAGCGCCGGTTTCTAGTGCGGGACGCTCACGGTGCCATCGGACCGAGATGGCCTCGGCGTGCGGCGGCCGAGCGGGCGTCCCGGGATCGCTCCACTGGATCGATCGAATCTCCGCGAGCAGGCGGTCAATCTCAGCTTCGATCTCCTCAGCACGAGCCGCTGCTGCCCTGCGCCACGCGTCGAGGTCCAGCGACGGCAGGTAGTGCCGCACCACGGCGACAACACCGGAGGCGAGGCTGAAGACGTCCAGCGGGGTCACGACCGACTCCGATCATGCTTGCGCAACTGAAGGCTAGTGACGAACAGCGCCAGCCACAGCAGCATCCACCAGGGTGGGAGGCTTCCTCGGCCGGACAGCCAGAGAATCCCATCGGCTGTTCCTAGCCCGGCGCATGCCCCAAGCAGGAAAATTCCCCAGCGCGCATGGCCGCTCACGTTGTCACCTTCAGTCCGTAGCCCTCGGCCAGGTCGACCAGAACAGCGCTCAGCGCGTCATAGGACTGCTTGTGCAGTTCCATCAGCGTTCTGGCCAACGCGTCTGGTGGCCCGTACTGAACGAACAACTCCAGGATGCCGTGGTACTGCTGCTCGGCGTCCTGGTAGCGCTGCACGATGCGCTTGTCGGCCTCGCAGCGGCGCAGATCAGCAGCAGCGGACGAGTCCCCGGCTGATACCGTCGTCGGCTCGACCTCCTCCAGCCACTCAGGCAACACGTGCTCGTCGCTGTAGATGTCACACGAGCACGACTTCGGGAACCGGCAACAGCGCGGGTCGTACTCCCCCTCGGCGCAGCCGGGCCACGCTTCGACACAGGCGCGCAGTCTCGGGCGCCGAGCCTGCGGATTGACCTCAAGGTCGCGCAGGACAGCGAGGTGCGCACGGGCATCCGCTGCCCTCTTCTCAATCGCAGCGAGCAGCCTCTCGGCGAGGTCACTGGACATCGGACATCACCGGATCATGGCGTCTGGTTTTCAGACTGGCCCACTTGACGCAGTAGGCGAACCGGCCGATGGTCACCGCAACGCCGATCGGCGCGTGATCGGAGTACTTGTTCCACCTCACGCCGATGCCCGCTTCGGCAACGCGGTAGCGGTAGAAGCGTGGCCGGTGCAGCTTCCACCGACTCGGCGCTCCCAGTTCCCGCCAGATCGCGCGGCTTGCCTTATCCGCCATCGGACACCTCCACACGGTAGAAGCGGGCCAGAGCGCGGATGGTGTCGCATGGCCAGAAGCCTTCCACCCACCCGCCGTCTGGATGGCCACGTCCGCACGTGACACAGATCCGCTGCATATCGTCGCCACGCCACTCACCGTGCGGCGCGTGTAGCTCCACGATCTCCCGGTCTACCTCGCAGCGCAGCAGGGTGGAGGCAGGGTCCTGAAGGGCGATGTGAGCGGCGTTCGCGTTCGCATGTTCAACCACAGTCGCGGGCATGCGCAGCTTCGTTGCCTCGTTGTGCATGCACTCACTGCCGTACTGTGCGGCGTGCGCGATGGCCCAGCCCTCGCCGTAGACCGTCCACTCGGCGATGTCGCCAGGCGGGAAGGCGGTCCAGGGTCCAGGCGTTGCTTCTCGGGCTATCCGTTCGGTCTCAGCGATAGCGGCAAGGAGAGCGGACACGTCGTCAGGCATCGTCACCCCTCAGCAATCGAACCAGAACACGACGCGGACGGGCCCCTCGGCCGCTGCGGCTTGCAGGACCGTCAGGTCGTCGAAGAACGATGGCCCCAAGAACTCCCGGAACGTGGTCATCTCGCCGCCACCCGGCTCCGCCGTGCAGCCGCCGTTGCCGCCACGAGTGACCCGAAGGTCTTCGAACTCGGCGTCGTAGTCGAAAGCGCTCAACTCCTCGACCGTCAACCACGAGGGCGTGTGACCATCGCTCAGCCAGTACTGCCACTCGCTCGTTACATAGTCCGACGCATCCGAAGGCAACCCGCGCGGAAGCGCGATCGTCGGCACCTCCGAATAGTTCCGCACGTTGGCGAGGAAACCGAACATGCCGTAGCTCCGGACATCGAATGGCTCGCCTTCGATGCGTTCCCATTCGCCATCGGCGTTCTGGCGCTCAACGTAGGTGTGTATGTCGCAGCCCATCTACTTCCCCCGTCTCTTGGTATCATTATCGCAGTTCAACACTGATTTTCAGTGGATTCAAGTGCGCTTGTTTCGGGTTTGTTTGTTACCGCACGCACAGGTGCGCTCCTCCTGCCAGGCAAGATCCGAGTCACCCCATGCCGACCAGGTATACGTGTGATCGGATCCTTTCGGCCGCTCATCAGCCTTGGGTTTGCCGAGATTATTCTTGATCCAACCCATCAGTGTCAGTCCTCCAGGATCGTGCGAGCGAAAGTGGTTGCACATCGAACCGGGCTCCGAGTTCGCCACCGCGTCGCGGCTGCGGCACGCAGAGGTTTCAGGTGGCGTCACAGCAGGGTCACCTCCCGCACCTCGTCGCCGTCCCTCACGAGCACCTGGTGCCCGGCATGGATCTCCCTGGCCACGAAGTCCCCGTAGGCCACCAGGCGCCGCAGCGCCTCCGTCAGCGAGACGCCGTAGAGGGCTATAAAGTCCGCGAGCGCAGTCTGCGTGTCGGTGCCGATGTTGACCGACAACAGCACGGAAGCCGGGGAGGGGGACAGGCTGGTCGGGTCGTTGGTCTGCGGTGATTCTTCGCGACCTGCGGTTTCGTCGCCGACTCGGTCGGATGCTTGCTCACCCATCGACGTCCACCTCCGAGTGGTAGCGGCGCTGCCACCCGCAGCACGGGCAGAAGCGGTCAGGCTCGTCGGTGTCGAGCCCTTCCCACTGGCCGCAGGGACGCCCGGGACGGGTGCACATCTCGCACGGTGGCCTGAGTGGGCAGCGGGAACCGAAGTCCACGCCGTACACCGGGATATCGGGGATTGGGTCAGCCATCGGTGCCCACTGGGGCGACGTATGGGTGCTTGACGGTGCCGCCTGGCGCGTCGGCTACGTGCGTCGGCCATTCCGGCTGCTGGCACGAACGACACAGCCTGCGGTCGTACTGGGCCGGCGATTCGTCCTCGCTGCGCGCCACCTCCCGCCACTCCGCGCGCGTGACAGTGCGACAGACCACAACGGGGTGCCGGTCGGCAGGAATTCCCTTCGCGAACTCGCGGACCGCTTCCTCGTGGTCAACCACGCCGCCAAAGAGGGGCTGCGTGGAAGGCGACCAGAAGCCGCCATCCCAGCGGACACCCCACTCGGTGAACGACTCACCCATCACCGGCCACCTCCTCCCATTCCGTGCTGGTCACCGTGCGCCGCACCAGGACCGGGTTGTCCCGCATCAACGCCAGAGCGTCCCGGGCCTCCTGCTCGTTGGCGCAGGGCTTCACGAAACCAGCGGGCCAGCGCAGAGCCCACTCAGTGACGGACTCAGGCATCGAACGCCTCCTCGGCGGCGAAGTAGTTGCCCAGTTGCCAGTCCCAGTACGCAGACTGGAAATGTGCGGGCAGGAACGCGGCCAGTTCGGCTGCTGTCTCAACCTCGGGATGGTCGGCCAGCACCTCCGCACGTGCGGCCAGCATCTCGTCCCGCAGCGCCTTCCACCGGTCGTAGCGGTCCAGGGCGTCGAGCACCAGGTCCGCTGCTTCCTCGGTGATCTGGGACTGCATGCCGGCCAGGGCGCCTTGGTTGATCTCGCGCAGCACGATCTCCCGGCGCATGTCCCGGTCGGAGCGCTCGGCGGCTTGTTCGGTCACTCCTGCCCTCCTGTCCTCTCGTCGAGTTGGACCCAGCCGTCCGTCGTGTAGACGAACTCAGCGCCGCAGCACGGGCAGCGGTCGGGCTTGTCGGCGCTGTAGTCCGGCACCCACGACGAACGGATGCCGGACGGGCAGATGTGCCACACGGTCAGCAATGGCGACTCAGTCATCGGCGTTCGCCTCGTCGCTACCGATGGCCCACGGCGGCCGAGCGTCGCCTTGATAGTGGTTACGGACGAGCACCTGAATCTGCTCCGATAGCCGCCACGCATCCTCGGCAGTCAGCAGAACAGCTACGTCGTCCATCAGCACGCCCGTTGGATTATTCGCGTTCTGCGGCGCGGTGGCTTGCAACCACACGTGCGGACCACTGGCCGATGAGGACTCGTACACGCGGACATGGCCGCCGTACACATTTGGCAACGGCGGATAGCGCGTAAAGCCGCGATCCGTTTGCGTGCCGTTCAGGTGGTCGGTCATTGCTCTCCCCTCTCGGTCTCCTGCTGCACCTCGGCCGGCAGGCTCAGGTAACCCACATCCATCGGAGCGGGCTCGGACACCAGCCGGTAGCGCTGCTCAAAGCCATCGCGGAACGTCTGTCGGGCCACCACGTCCGGCACCGTTCCCCTCCTCAGCACGACAAACATGTGATCCACGGCGAACACCGTCCAGCGGTGCGCCTTGGCTCGGCGTTTCGGCTGGACCTCGTCCCAGATCTGGCCGGGACGGACACCCGGCAGCGGTGACAGGTCAGGCATCGGAACCTCCATACGTCCGGAAGAACTCCTTCATCCACCGCCCGCGACGCTCAATGCGCGCCCCGTAACGCCACTGGACGCCGCACGAGCGCGGGCACCGTAGGCGCGTCCGTGGACCGGCGTGCTTGCGGTCCCATGTCGCCACGGCATGGCATTCAGGACACCGGTGCGGCTTGTCCTCGGTACGCCGCACCCATCGGTAGCCGGGACGGACATTCGGAGGCAGCGGGGCGGTCACGGCTGGATTCCTCTCGGCATGGCCACCGCATCCGCGCCTGCGCACCGCGGCAGATCAGTGCCGACATGGACCCACAGGCCACTGCGGGTGTCGTCCCGGCGCACCGGACGGCTGCAATGGCGACACTGGCCGCTCGTCGCGCGCCGCCGACGCTGGGGCTTCGGGCAGTAGTGGCAGCCGCGCTCCCCGTGCACCGCGCCCGAACCTGGACAGTCGTCACTGGTGCATCCGGCCGGCCCGTGGTCGCACGCGGTGTCGCGCCACAGGCCCCCGCACAGCAGCGGCTCGGCCTCTGGGAATGCCTTCCGTAGCCGCATCTCGTATCGGTACGCCGAGGGGAAGCACTTCTGTCGAAGATGGAAGGTCACCGGCGGGCCGCCGGGGATCTCCAGGTTGATGTTGAACGTCTGCCGGCGCTGTCCGATTGTAATCAGCCCTTCGCATGCCGGGCAGACGTTCGGGGACTCGAACCGGCCCATGTGCTCGATGGCCTGCCGGGCTTGCTCCGTCGCGCTGACCTCGCGACAGGGCAACGGCTCATGACAGGTCGCGCACACCGGGTAGTGCTCGGTCGGGTAGATCCACCACTGGGTCAGGGCACGCCGCGCGCCCAGGTGGAGATCGTGATCACGCGCACGCGGGTCGTCGCCCCCGATGGACACCGGGCGCACCACGGCCACGTAGGGGCGGCTACGACTGCCCGCCGCCACCGCGATGCGTTCTTCGTCCGACCACAGATCCTCAGGTGGCTCGTTGACCTCGATCACCCGATACGCGGCGTGGTCGTACGCGATCAGCGCGCCGACCTCGGGGCGCTCGAAGCTCATCTTCGCGCCAAGCGGATGCCACCGGGTGCTCATGTCGTCGTCCCTCCGTGTGTGCACCGGGTCGAGTCGAACCGTCCACCCAACAGCCACGCGGCGATCTTGCGGCGGTCGCAGTCGAGACAGTCGACCAACGGCGGCTGGGCGAACGTGGTCCTCAGCGGGTCCGGGTGCAGACCACCACGCTCCGGGGCAGCCACAGCGACGGCTCGCTTGGCTGCCGCTTCGCGTTCGCGGTCTGCCCGACGTAGGTCCGCGGCGGTGAGCTTCGGAGGCTCTACGGCGATCTCAGCGGTCATCAGTCGTCCTCGTGGATGCCGGCCAGCCAGCCCAGGCGCCGGACACAGCCGATCGCCGCGAACAGCGCCGGGAAGATGAGCCACGTCGCGTCGTTGTGACTGTCGTGGACAGCGACCCCGACGAGCCAGCCGATGATGCCCAGACAGGTGAGCAAACTCAGCAGCAGACCGGCCGCGTAGACACCACGGGCCGGACGTCTCACTCGGCGCTGTTCGATCTCGTCGGCGCTCACGCCTTTGCCTCCTCGTGCACATCCTGAACGAGGCGGTAGCCGGTGGACGTTGGCTTCATGCGCTCCACGCCGACCTCCGTGGTCTTGCCTCGACGATCCTTCACCCACGGACTGCCTCGATCGACCTCGGCCTGCACCCGATCGGCGTTGGTGAGGATCGTGCACACCGCGACCTGCTTGCCCATCCGCGAGCTGTGCTTGACCTCGTCGACACGCAGCGTGCGGCCCTTGCTGCGCCAGTCGTTGTCGGCCCAGATCTGACCGACGCGCACATCGGGTGCCGTTTCCGATCCATGCCATGTGCCGAGTCCTCGGCCGTTGTCGTAGCTCATTCCGTCTCCCCGGGCTCGTCCTGCACGAAGGGCTTCCCGAAGATCAGCGGGTCGGTGAACGTCACCTGGTTCGGTGCTCCGCCGACCTGCCGCATCCATGGCTGCCCGGCGTTGATCTGGTCGTCGTCCAGCTCGTACCACTCGTCGACCCGGTCGGCTTCGACCACGTACCAGTGGCAGTCGTCGTCCTGAACCAGCGCGTACCGCTTCGCAGGCTGCGTTGCGACGCTACGGGGCGTGCGGTCGCCGACCTCGTCGAGCAACGCCATCACGTGACCGTTCACCAGTGCCAGGACACTGCCGTCGAGGTCGTGCATCAGGCGGCGTGCGTCGTCGATCCACTGCTGCCGCGTCCAGCCGCGCCGGTCCACGGCCATCGACGCGCGGACGTGCTCGCGTTGGTTGCGGACCGCGTCCGCCATCTGGTCGTCGAGGCTCGGTCGGTCGTTCATTCGTTCGTCTCCTTGGGTTCGTGGGCAGCGCCGACAGTTGGCGCTGCGTCGGGTTGTTTCGGCACCCAGATGACCCACAGGCTGCACTCCGGGCACTGCTGCTGCTCGTGGGTCTCGGCCATCTCGTCAGCCCACGCCGAATGCGCCAGGTAGCCCTTGGGTCGCAACTCATGCGCCGCGCTGTTCGGGCAGTCCGGGTTCGGCAGGACCATCGAGCCGGTCATGTGATCACCTCGAAAAGGTCCGGGCTGGATTCATCGGCGCGCGGGTCGACGCCGGCCAACCGCTTCGCCGCCACCTCGCAGTACCGCTCATCCAACTCGACGCCGATGGCCGGGACCTTCAGGTTCTTCGCCGCCACCAGCGCCGTGCCCGAGCCGGCGAACGGGTCCAGCAGCGACGACGGATCGAGTTTGCCGATCAGGTAAGTCAGCAGCGGCAGCGGCTTCTCGGTCGGGTGGTGCCGCCGCGTCGAACTGACCTTGGGGAACCGCAGCACGCTCTGGTCCCGGCTACCGACCGTCTTGCCATACCCGGCCGACGCGTACAGCTCGTAGGACGGCCCCCAGTGGTTCAGGTCCCCCATCCCCGGGCTGCCCTTGTCCCACACGAGAAGCCCCCGCAGCGGCCAGTACTGACCCAGGAGAGCCCACACGTCCGGCCATGCGTCCCAGCGGGTCGCCCACAGCACGTGATTCGCCCGGAGCAACGGCAGCACCGACCGGTACAGCGCCAGGGACAAACGTGTTCCGTCGTTGCTGATCCGGTTGTTGGTGTTCGCCGTTCGCCCGATGGCGTGGTTGCTCTCGTAGGTGACCCCGTAGGGCGGGTCGGTCAGCACGAGGTCCACGGGAGCGAGGTCCGGCAGCACGTCCCGGCAATCACCGAGGTAGAGGGTCGCGTGGTCGTCGCGGTAGTACGGCTCACCCATCGTTGTCCACCACCGTCCCGTTGAGAACGAGGATCTTCGCCCACATCGCCACCGGATGCGCCTTCGTCGCCGCCTCGTAGCGGCCCTCCAGCCAGCCGGAGGACAACACGATCCGACAGTCCGCCGGCTTCGAGACGGCCACGACACACAGGCCCTCGTCCCGGCTACGACGAATCAGCGCCGGGCACGTCTGCACGGCGAACCGCGCGCATCCCGGGCACAGCCACGGCTCCGTCAGCACCGGCACCCGACGTCCCTCGACTTCCACCGTCTCGATCGACACCGAGGAAACCACGAGTCGGCGGTCCGACCAGTCCAGCGGCCGCTCGCACACCTGGCACAGCCCGCGCAGCACGCACTCCCGCTGGCGTTGGATGCACTGGTGCGTGAAGTCCGGCGGCGCGTCCGGCTCGTCGGCCATGAACGCCGCGACCCGGCCCAGTGTCCGGTCGAACCGGATGGACCAGTCGTCCTCGCGCTCACCCGTGCCGCGGCGGTTGATGTAGGGAATCACGAGACCGCGCCGCTCCGTGGGTCGCCCCTTGAGATGCTCGGGGATATTCATGAGGCAGTTCTCTCACGGAGGCGCCTGAGGCGGTATCTACGCTGTTGCGCGAGAACACAGGTCTTACACTTGCGCCAGCCCTTCGCATCCCGATACGTATTCTCTTCCGTGTACCCGTGCCCCGCCGGGCAATGCGTCAACTCAGCGTGCCACCGACCGCCACGGGCACGCCCCTTCGCTACCTTGTCTGCGTTGTTATCAGTGCGCGTGCCGAGAAACAGGCAAGAATCGGAAAAACATGGCGGGTTGTCGCAGTGGTGCAGAACGCATATACCGTCAGCAATCGGCCCGTGCCGTTCGACCCAGGCCACGCGGTGCACTAAGTGGGCGCGGCCACCAATGGATATGACTCCATAACCGTTGGCGTTGGTGGCGGCCGTCCAGACCAGGCAGCCACCTTGCTGGATTGATCGCAGCATCAGGCGCTCCAGCAGCGACGGGCTCGGTTTGGTCATCAAAGTCTCTCTCCGCTGAGTGCATGGGACTGGTACGGCACCGGCAGGCCGCGCCACGTCGGCAGGTGGTCCAGATGCGCGGGGATACGGGTCATGGCTGCTCGTCAGCGGGCAGCGCCAGCCACGGCGTCACAATCCGCCAGACGACCTCGGTCGAGAACGGGTACCGCATCGGGATGGCCATGATGGTCGCCGTTTCCTGGTCGTCGAACTGGGTGACTCCGGGTTCCTGCCGGACACCCCACTCGACGGCCGTGTCGATGGCGTCGATCAACCTCTGGAGGTGGCCGATCCACACCGGAACGCGGTCCACATCGACGCCGCGTTCCGCGCGTTCGGTAAGCGCGGACTGAGCGGCGCACAGCGCCTCGCGGACAGCCTTCGGCGTGCTGGACTCAACGGCTCCGATGGCGTAGTCAGGCATCACTGGGCTCCAATGGCGGGTTGGCGAGCTCAAGTAGGCGGTCGGCGTGACAAGGCTGGCCGACCCGGCACCAGCAGGCCAGGTCCTTTCCGCGCAACTGGTCGAGGTTGGCCAGCACCCAGCGTCGCGAGTAGGTGTGTCCGTCGATCACGTAGGAGGTGGGAAACCCGTCGGCCCCTGCGGTCCATTCGCGGTAGACCTCGACCGTGCGGGCGAGCGCTTCGTCCTTGGTGTGGAAGTGCTCGGTGTCGGATTGCGTGGTGGCGTACCAGCCGAGCCAGTTCCGTGCGTCGCCGTACTGGCCGATGTAGAACGGGCTTCCCCATGGCGTCGGCCGGCCGACATAGATCGCGCCTTCGGGCATGCGCCAGCCCTTGGTACGTCTGCGCTGTATCCGTTCAGGCATCCTGGGGCTCCTGGGTGGGTTCGTGGGCGGACAGGCTCATCTCTTGAGCGAGTAGACGCGTTCGCCACCGAGCAGCGGAGCGCCTTCCGGGCCTTTGATGTGCGGCGCTATCCACACTGGCCTGTGGTCATTCACGCTCGGGTACCACTGCTTGCGCCAGTGGCCGCGGACCACCCACTGGTGGTGGTACTCGCGGTCGCTGTCATGGCTTCCTGTGTCCGCTGGCTGACGCCGCAGGGTTATGACTCGCACTGGTGCCGGCTCACGGCTGGCGCGTTTCAGTCGTCGCAGAGATGGGCGGTCGTACTTGGCCTGTTCCGCCGATGCCAGCGACTGGCCCATCAACAACCAGACCGTCTTCAGTATTCCTAATAGTTCGATAGTCGTACTATTACTGCGTACCTGTTCGTATTCTTCGGCCTCTATTGTATCGCCGAACCACATAGTAGTTTCATGGGCCAACTCGAGACGTGGGCCTAGCCGTGCCAACTCTGCCTCTCTCGCGGATACCCCAGGAAACCGACCAGCGTTGAATTCACGATAGAAGAATTCGTGAGCGTCGGCGTACCAACTGATCCAGACATCGGCGCCCGGATGTACGTCGACTTGCGGTGCTTTCCCCAATATCCCCCACGATACTGCGACGACGGAGCTTCTCCGTACTACAGCCTCCGAACTTGAGTCAATATCCCACTCAATTGGCTTATCAAAATACAAGAACCCGAAATGTGACGGCAGATCCTCCGGTACGAACCTGAACCCAGGAAGGGACCGCTCCGCGATAACCGCAAGATCGACCATGTCTGCACTGACATGGTAAAGCTCGGACATACTGAGACGTTGATATTCCGCGTCCGCCATAGCGAGCCCAGCCTTCGCTGGGTCCTTCGTAGAGACCAGCGGGTGCCCTCCGTTTGCGATGATGATGCGCCGGTACCTTTCCGCACCCCGATTGGATACGTCCTGCATCAACTCGGCGCGTAGTTCGACCATGTCAACAGGTCTTACGTTCAGTGTCACAGCCGTTCCCCCTCGCACGTCGCAGGATCAGTCTCGATGCTCTTACGTAGGTAGTCCGGCGCATCTGGACAGAGCCGGCACGCGCCGGTCTTCGCGTCCACCGGGCCGCCCATGTAGTCGTGGCCGTGCGCCTTCTGGTGCGGTGACTGCCACTGCGGGTCGTGCACCCACGGATACCGCAGACGGTCCAGCGCGGTCGCCCGTGCCGGGTCCAAATGCTGCGGTAGCCGGCCGTCATCCGATGGACGCATAGCAACCTCGCCACGGCAGGTTGATCGAGCCGACAGGCCCGAACCGGTTCTTCGCCACATCCAGGTCGATCGTGCCGTCATACAGGCCCGCCTGCCCGTGGTCGTCGGGAAACACGCCACGGGACAACAGCACCACCACATCGGCGTGCGCCTCGATACCGCCAGACTCGCGCAGGTCGGCCAGCGACGGCTTACCGCGGTGCACACTGTTGCGGTTGAGCTGACTGGGCAACAGCACCGCGCACTCCAGTTCCCGCGACAAGTTCTTGAACTGGCGGGCTATCTCCGACACCTGCTGCTCGCGGGACTTGATGCTCTCGATCGACAGCAGTTGGAGGTAGTCCACGCACACCATGTCCAGCCCGCGGCGACGTTTCATCATCCGGCAGGTCGACTTGATGGACTCGACCGTCTGCCCGCCGCGGTCCACCACCCACAGCGGCCAGCCCTGCGTCCTGTCGGCGAACTCGCCGTAGCGGCGCCACGAGTCCGCCGACAGCCGCATCGCCGTGATCTCGCCCAGGTCGATCCCTGGGCCGAGCTTGCCGCGCTCGTCCAGCTCCCGGCTGCCGTTGGCCAGCAGCCGGTCGCCCACCTCGTGGCGACCCATCTCCATCGAGAAGATCACGGCATGCTGGCCACACTCGGCCGCGTGCGCCGCCGCCTGGTGCGCCGCGATGGACTTCCCGTCCCCCGGCCTGGCGCCGATGACGTAGAGCCGGCCGCGGTGGAAGCCGCCGGCGCCGCGCTCGTTGAAGTCCGGCCACGGCGACGGGATCGCCCGGTTCCCCGGCCCTGCCTTGAACCGCTCACCCAACTCGGCGACGATGCGCCCGATCGGCACCAGGTCGTCGCCCTCGTCCTGCTCGGCCAACCGCTCCAACTCCTCCAGCGCCACGCTGTACGCCTGCCCGAAATCCTCCGCCGTCATCGCCCGCTGCATCGCCCGCACGCACGCCCCGACGAGCATGCGCAACTTCCCCGCGGTGACCACGTCCCGCACGACCCGGGCGAACTCGTGCTGCGGCGGGATGTAGCCGACCAACTGGTCCAGCAGTTGCGGCACCCGCGACCCGCCCGCCTCGGTGCCGCACTCGGCAACCAGGTTGCGGCGGTTGATCGGCCGGTCGTTGGCCCGCAGCCGCTGGGCGGCCGCCCAGATGCCGCCGTAGTGGCCGGAGCCGAAGTGCTCGGGCGAGACCTGGTCCAGTGCCCGCTCGCGCAGCGTGTGCAGCGTGACGGGCAGCAGCAGGCCCAGCAGGTAGCGCTCCTCGTCCTCGCGGGCCAGGGCAATGGTCGGGTCGTCGGTCACGATGCCTCCGAAGCGGCTAGTCGGGCGAGGATTTCGGTCTCGTGTTCTTCGATCCAGCGGCGGTTGTAGGGCTCCAGCACGGTCGTCACGTAGTCGCCGTCACCGGCAGGCGGTTGGACGTATCCGCTGGTGAAGAACCGGTGAATCTCCCGCACGCTGGACTTGCGCCAGCAGTCGCGCAGGAACTCACGCGGGTCGCGGCCCACCGGGCTCAGGTCGTTGTCGTCGTACTTCCACCGGCCGGCACGAAGCCAGGATGCGGGCATGCTCACGAACTGCCGGTCGCGTAGGCTCTCGCACTCCACGGCGTACCGGCGAGCACCAGCGACGATCTGCTCGACCGTCCAGGTTTTCCCGTCGTCGTCAGGCTTCCTGATCGCCTTGAGCGTGGAGCCCCACGCCTTCCGGGCGTCGTCCTTGGCCATGTTCCGGCCGCCGCGCTTGGGGTAGGCGGCCCAGAAGTCGGCGAAGCCGTTGATCGTCTCCGCAGGGTCCGGCGTTCGTCTGCGCCGCGTCCGCGGCGCTGGAGGTTCTAGTGGTTGTTCAACTGACTGTTCATTCCTTATATGGGTCACGTTGGTTTCCAGCGTGACATTCTCCGGATTCCAGCGTGACATCACGTTGCCGTTCAGCGTGACATCGTCGTCTGTCACGCCGCCGTTCAGCGTGACAGTCACGTTGGATTCCGGCGTGACAGACGACGCGGCGGACCGCAGCCCGCGTCGCTTCGCCTGACGCAGCCGAGCCTGCTCCTGGCGCCGTTCAATCTTCTCCCGGATCTCCTGCTGGATCGGCACATCGCGCTGACGGTCCATCTGCAACCGCCACCGCGTCACCCCGTCCACCACCTCGCGCTCGACGAGGCCACCGTCCTCCAGCGCGGTCAACGCGTCGCGCACTGCGGACGTACCCAGGCCGGTCTCCTGCTCCAAGCGCTCTGGAGATGGCCACGCGACACCGTCGGTGTCCGCGTGGTAGGCGAGGATCTGCAACACGTGCGCTGCGGACGAGTTACGCCGGCCGGCGTCGCTGGTGAGGATCGGCGCTTGTTCGACCGCCCACTTCATGGCTGGCCATGACATCCCGACACCTCGCCTTCGGACAGTTGCGCGAACCACACCCGCTCGGCCTCGTCGTGGTACGCGACGGACAGCGCCATCGCGGCACGGAGGTCTTCCTGATGTCGCTCAAGGTCCTGGCTGGAACCGGTCTCCTGGCATGCCAGCATCGACAGACGGGCGGTCTCGTAGGCCGCCATCATCTCGGCGTGCAGGGTGTCCACCAGGCCCATATCCATGTAGGTCGACTCCCATCAACACAAGCAGTGGCAGACGACGCATCGCCACGCGAACCGGTCTTTCACGCAATAGCAACCGCCGGAACACTTCGCGGCGGGAAGAAGTGGTGTCACCAGCAATTCAACCGGATCGCCGATCACGTGTCCAACACCCACGTCTACCAGCGTGTTGTCCACAAGGAATGTTTCACGCACTGTTTCACATCCACAGGTGTGGACAATTCCTGTGGACAATTCCATGAGGACACTCACGCCGCTTTCACCTCCCCGTACGTGAAGTACTCGCCGCCCCACACCCCGTAAGCGTGGGTACCGACAGCGAAGGCTCGGCATGCGGCCCGGACTGGACAGTCAGCAGCCCGGCACTCACGCAGCGCGTCAGCCGCTTCCATCTTGGAATCAGGCACGAAGTTCGCCGTGCTTCCCCGGCAGGCGCCGCGTTCCCGGACGTCCTGACCGAGAGCGGCGAGCTCGTCCTGCCGGTCGGCGGGTCGTGCGATGGTGGCCCGCGCCGAGCAGGACTTCGAGCAGTAGCGGCGCCTACCCCATTCCGGCGTGGAGAGGTTGGCGCGGCGCACGAACTTGGCCCCGCAGTGGACGCAAAGCTTCCACTGGCCGCTGGAGTGCTTCCGCTGCGAAAGCCCGCGCGAGCTCACGGCGTGTCCCGGTAGTCGGGCACGCCACCCGGAACGGTGCGCCAGCGGTAGATCCGGCCGCCGTAGAACCGATGCCAGTGCCAGGCGCAGCGGCGGCACACTGCCGGATAGTCGCGCGGGAACCGCAGCGGGAATTCACCCTGCGGTGTCCAGCGCTTGAACATCGTGCACACGCCACCCTTCAGGCGATGGGTCGCTGGCCGACCACATCCGCAGCGTCGCGGCTTACTGGGCTTCATGTCGCCTCCTGGATGGTGATGTGACAGCCGGCTGGCGCGGAAAGTTCAGCCAGAACGTGCGGCCAGTCCACCGGCCGCCACAGCCGGCCGTGGTCGCCGAGCGCGAGCAACCAGTCCTCCTGGCCCGGACCCAACCGGCCCACATCCGTCTTCAACTCCACGCACAGCACCCGCCCGCCACGGCCGAGGACGAGGTCCGGGAAACCGCGGTCGCCTGTCATGGGCGTGCTGTAGCCGCCGGACTGGCGGCGTGCCGGCCGGAAGTGCGCAACACGCCAGCCCTTCAGGCGTGCGGTGTCGATGACGCGCGTCTGCCATTCGGCTTCGGACATGCGGCGCGTCATGGCTGGCCGTCCGGCACACCCAGAGCCTCAGCGATGGCAGCGCGCACGTCGTTCGCGGAGAGAATCCAGATCGTCCGGTCGCACAGGTCCACGACCTTTGTCAGGGCGTCGTGGTAGGCAGCGCCGCACTCATGCAAGTCGCGATCAACGTCAGCCGCTAGGCGTGCACGTAGTGCCGCGTCCAGGTTGCTCACGGTCCGCTCCCTTCCGGTGGCGCTTGGGTGACACCCATCTCGTAGCCGATGGCCTGGCGGATGCGGTCACGGAAGCCGGCCTCGGTAGGTCTCGGGTCCCAGGCGGTCCGCGCCATCTCCCATGTGTCGCACAGCGCCATGACGCGGCGCAGGGCGCGGCTGTAGCGCAGCAGGGCGCCGTCCGGGTCGTCGAAGGTCTCCGAACCACCGCCCTCGTACGACTCTGCTTCGTGGCTGTCCATGCGCTTGAGTGCGAGGCGCGCGATTTCGCTGGAGTTCGTCACGACTGGGCCTCCAGTGCTCGACGCCGCGCGTCCCAGCCGGCGCACAACTCCTCCGGCGACCCATCGACACGGTACGGAATGTTGTCCACGACCGGCGGGTCATAACCGCCCGGCGGTGCGGGATGCCACGCCCCAGACGGATGCCGCCACCCCAGGATGCGACGCAAGCCCTGGTGGCAGTAGAACTGGCCCGTCTCGGCGGCCATCTCCAAGTCGTTGGCGTCGCCCCGGTACATCGGGTCGTCGCGCTTCTCCGGACTGCCGGGCCGATACGCACAGTCCTCGCACATGAGCCGCCGCGTCGTCGGCTGCTGCCCCGTCACAGGGGGTGCCTGCTCGTGGCCGTAGACGGTTTCCCAGCAGGTGCAGCCGGACGGCCCGTTGATGGTGACGCCGTAGCAGCAGTACAGGCCCAGGTCCGGGAAGTCCTGGCCGGAGCAGATGTCGAAGTGGATGGTCATGGCTGTACCGCCTCGGAAGCACCACGCTCAACCAGTTCCCGCAACATGTCGCACGCGTCCTGCGCCAGCCCCTCGCAGGCATAGTGGTAGTCGACATCCTCATCCGAGTCGAGCGGGCCGAAGTGGGCTTCGACGAGTCCCCGCAGCACGATCTCGACAGCGGCACGGGCATCCTTGCGCCAGCCCTCGACTTCGGAATCGGAGTAGTACTTCCGGTCCTCGGCCGGGCACATGTTGACGAACACCGCTTCGATCAGATCGTCAGCGCTCATCGGCGCTCTCCTCTCCTTGCAGTGGGACAGCCGGAAGCTCGACAGTTTCGACAGGACGGCGCATCTGGTGCGGATAGACGTTGACCTCGTAGTCGTCATCCAGGCCAACGTCGTACGTCACTTCGCCACCCCCGTAGCGCACGCCCTCAACGACGCCCCGAGTCCAGACGCCGCCGGTCAGTACCTCGCACTCGTCGCTGAGGTCCCACTGCTCAGGCTTCCCTGAATCGTCGGTGCCGGCATTCAGGGAATCGGGCGTTCGCTTGCAGTCCGCGCCCGAGTCGCCGACCGGATGCCACGGTCCCGGATAGTTCGGGGTGCCGGGGATGGCTTGGCAGTTGCACCACTCGTCTGCGTTCGGCGGATACAGCACATCGGCGCGGGAGGAGGGACGAGCGGGTGTAGCCGTTACGGCGCCCGGCTCCAGCACGGCCGAACCGGTCAGCTCCCGACCCTGCGTCTTGGCGGCGGTTTCTTCCCCGTGATCTGGTCCCTCCTCCCGCTGCTCGGAAGTGGCGGTCGTTGCGGGGGCTACAGCGTCCGCAGCAGCCGCACGCAACTCGGCCAAGTCTTGTTGCGCAGCCAGGCCGCGTTCGCACGCATCTGTGGCCAACCTCTGCCAGGAATCCCGCTGGGTCATCAGTTCGGCAACTTGCTGCCTCAGCCTGTCCGTCTGCTGCTCCTGTTGCCACACCGCTTCGGCGTGCAGCCACAGCACGTAATCCAGTTTCGCCTCAGCGTCGATCGCCTCAGCAGCCCACTGAAGACGAGACTCGCGCAAGTCCTCGACTTCTTCCGCAGCGTCGTCAGCGTCCACACCGGCCATGACCATCAGTTCGGTGCGGTCGCGCAACTCGCCGCTCAGCTCGTCGATGCGCTTACGGGCATCGAGTGCGACCGCGTTGGCATGCCGGTACGCCTCGTCCAGTTTCGTGCCGACTGCGGACAACGCGTCCGGCAGTGACATGTCGCTCGGGAGGTCCAACTGCTCGATCAGTGTGGTGTGGACGTAATGGAGGTTCGCCTCTAACCCCGCCATGTCGAGGCGTGCCTCGTCCCGTTCGGCCATGACCTCCGCGATGTCCCGCCGCACCTCGCAACCCTTCGGGCAAGGACGGTCCTCGTCCACCAGGAAGGCGCCGGTCTCGTCGTGCCCGGAAAACTCAGCTGGTTCGATGCCGGTGTCATGGCAGTGGTCGCACGGCAGAACATCGATCAGTTCGTGCAGTTCAATGCGGGCGCGTTCACGGCCACGCCGTGCCGACTGCCACGCCTGCCGCAGCCGCCAGCGCTGAGCCATGGCATCCGTCAGGGCCAGTGTGGCTTTCTCGACCTCCTCCGTGCACAGTGCCCGCTCCTGCTGGACAGCGGCAGAGATAGCGGCCTGGACGACAGGCAGCGCGACGTTCACGACTTCCGGGATCGTCGCTGGCCGCAGCGACAGATGCCCGTCGCCAGCCTTGAAAGTAACCATTAGGTCGCGCTCGATGCGCTGCTCCATCGGCACCGTCAGGTGATAGGGGTTCGACGCGTCGTCCGGGCCGTCGATGTCCCAGTTCGAGTTGCGTGCGCCGACGTCGCTGGTGAACTTCAAGGCCAGCGCCTCGGCGAGGTCCCGAGCAAGGTTTTCGGTCATGACGCCTCCCCGCGGATCTCAGCCTTGTGGTCGCGGTGCCAGCGCTTCCGGGCATTGTTGGACGTGAGCAACTCGGACATGTCACCGCAGGAGCAGACGCCGTACCCGAGACGGCTGTCGCGGACGCGGCGTCCACGACCGTCGAATGCCGCGCCCTCGGAGTCGAGCGTGTGGCCGGCAAGTCGCGTGTTGGTCATGCCTGCTCTCCCCTCAGTGCAGCGAGAGCAACGAGAGCCAGGTCACGCCACAGGCTGCATTCGCTGTCCGCCTTAACCTCGATCTCGCCTGTCCACTTCGGCGAACCGAAGAACTGATCCCCGATTGCGAGCGCCATGCGCTCGATCGCGGCCTCGTCGTCCGGGAATGCCGACGTGACGGCCTCGCGTGCCCATGCAGTGCCGCAGGACGTGCACACCAGATTCTCGCCGCTCGGGTCGCCCAGCTTGCCGCCACAGTCCTTGCACGGCGGTAGTGGCTGTGGCAGCGCGAGCAGGCCGGCGGCGGCGAGCGCGGCGCGGTAAACCACATCCGACTCACGGCCGAAGGTGTCGCACTGGAGAGTGCCGTCGGGATCGGCCAGAGTCACGATTCCTTGTTCGGCCCACTTGTCGATCACGCGCTCGGCGAGCTCCGTCGACTTGTCGATCACTCTGCTTCCTCCCCTGCCGCCACAGCGGCCACGTCCGAAACTTCAGCCAACTCGGCAATGCCCGCCATCAACTGCGCCTTACGTTCCCGCTCACGCTCCGACATGGATGTGAGATGCCAGGACCCGCACGTGCCGCACTCGTACGTGTTCTGCTCGTGTTTCCCGTGCCACTGGCGTGCGCGGCGCCACGCACGTACCTCACGAAGCGCAGTTTCGGCTTCGTCCTGCGTCGGATACCGGACCTTCCCGAGGCACCTCATGCCGCACCAGCCTCGACCTCGGTCCACAGCCCATCGTCGGTGAGCAGCACGCGCCGGCCGTCCCACAGCAGCATCGGCACGTCACGCGGATCGGTCGGCCAGCGCACGAGGTAGCCATCGGCCTGGGCCTGAGTCCGGTGCGACTCCACGGTGCCGTGGCACAGCGTTGTCCCGTCACCGCATAGCAGGACGAGGTTCGGCAGCGCGTTGATGCGCGGATCGCGGCTACCGCCGATCTGGCGCGGCCGCCGGTGTTGGATGGTGTGGCCCGGCAAGCCGCATCGGGCACAGAGGTCACCGAAGCGTTCCCGCGCCAGGTCCGCCACGGACTTGCGCGGTCCGGTGTCGCGGCGTCGCTGCTTGACTGGTGGGCGCATCGGCTCGGCGGACCGGGCCGCGGGGAAGCCAGTCCGGTCCACCGAGTCCAGGCCGCTGGAGGACAGGCGCTTGCCCTCCAGCGGGGTCTTGCGGGGCGGCATCGGCGTGCGGCGCAACCCCGTGGTGCGGTTCAGGCGCGACTTCTTCACGACGCACCACCCACCCTGGCCGGCTCCGCATACAAGTCGTCATAGGTAGGCGACGGACCGTGCGTGGCCAGATCCCACAGACGCCGATGGTAAGACGCTGCCTTCTTGCGCCAGTCGCGTTCAAACGGCCGGTAGTTCAGTCCCTCATCGGACCACGAGTCGCCGCACTTGCAGCACATCCAGGTGTCGCCGTGGTACGCCTCGAAGCGAACGACGAACTCAGTGATGCACTCATCAGTCGGGCAGCGGACATAGCGCTTGCGCAGGAAGCGGTTGGACTTCCAGTAGATGTGAACCAGGCTCTCGCTCACCGCTCGCCTCCGATCGGCACAGACAGGGCAGACGACGCACGGAAGATCCGCACCGGAATCCCAGCCTTACGGGCCAGCCGCACACACCCGGTAGCCCCACGCGACTCGTCGAGAATGAACGCCAGGAGGAGATCCGCACCCAACGCGACCATGTCGGCGTTGCGGTACATCCCCGCCGCAGGACACACCTTCGGCAGGCCGGACGCCTTGGCGCGGCGGTGGTTCGGCTTGCACTCTGGTCGGCACGGGCCACACCAGTCCGCCGGATGATCCTCGACCGGCAGGCCCCATTCGCAGTGCCACAGGTGCGCAGCGATCCGGTCCACACCTCGGGCGTCACCGTGGACGAGGACGGTGTCGTCGCCCAGTTCTGCGCGGGCGATGTCCAACTCGGCCAGGATCTTGGCGCGGTCAGTCCAGGACCGCGAACCGGTGACCAAGAGGCGCTTCATCGCCCACCTCCCGGCATCTGCACAATAGGAAGCCCCCAGCGGCAGTGAAGGCACGGGACGACAGCCGAGTGCGTGGCTTTCGGGCTCGCGATCAGCACACGCTCACGACCACGGCAAACCTCGCACACCTGCGGTAGCGACCGAAGCGTTACGGCAAGCGGAAGGCAGATCACGACGCACCTGCCACGGAGTAGCCGGTCCTCACCAGGGCACCGATGCTTTGGACCGCGACGGCGATATCACGGACGGACCGCACATGGTCCTGCGCTGCCTGACATGCCGTCTGCGCCAGCCGGTACCGCTCCCACTCGGCGGCGCACTCCTCATCGACCCATGCGTCCCGCTCGGTCACCGTGAACCCGCCGCGTGTCACCTTCGGGCACTTCGGGGAGAGCATCGCGCGCCGATACACCCGCTTGTAGGCGATCTCCGCGTCCGTCTCGCTGTCCCGGGCTGCCCGTAGCGCCTGCTCGGCCTTCGTCATGTCCGACACGGACTGACGGAGACGCTGCTCCACGTCGATCGGTGACAACGGCTCGTAGCTCACTTCGAGTCACCCGCCGACTGCTTGCGCAGGTGACCGAGGTATTCGGTCAGTTCGGCCATCCCGGCCTTCGCCAGTTCCGCGCCTTCCGACCAGCCCGCGTAGTCGTCGGCGAGCTTGCCCTTGTCCTGCAACCCGTGCCGGCCAGCTTCGGCCCAGATCTCCGTCTTCAGCGCATCGAGCGGCGACATGCCCATCTCCTCCGGTGTTGCCTCACCGCCGTCCAGCGCTTTCACGTCCCGCGACTCGGCAGTCTGCGGGTCGCAGCCGAGCAGTTCGAACACCAGCCACTCCACCCGGAAGTTCGGCACCGGGACCGGGTCGTCCTTACCAGGGCGAACACCGTGGTGCACCGAGCGGCAGCCGACCACGATCGGCGCGGACTCCCGCGACATGCGCACCCACACCGATGCGTCGTAGGCCAGCGTCTTGTGTCCCTCGACCTTGTAGGTCTTCGACCCGGTCGGCTTCCCGTCGTCACCGACCTCGGCGGTGTCCTTGCCCCGCGCGGTGATCACCACGATGCCGGGGAAGGTCAACAGCATCGTCATCAGCTTGCGGTGGCGGGCGGTGGAGTCGTTCCAGAAGTTCATCGACACCGTGATGTCGGCGTCCGGGTTGGCCTGAAGCTTCTTCCGGTTCGACTCGGTCTTCTTGGCCCGCTGGTTCGCCCAGTCCGACAGCATCGCCCACTCGGCGGTCATAGAGTCGACTACGAGCACCACGGGCGGTTCCCCGGCCTTCGCGGCGCGTTCCGCTTCGGCCTTGACCTCCTCGACCTGGCCGATGATGTCTCGCCACGTCCCGTCGTGGTCCACCACCAGATACCGGGCACCCGGCACCGCGCCGTACTCGTCCGCCGCACCCTCGCCCAGATCCAGCCAGTAGGTCTGGCCGACACGCTCCGAGGCGGAGAACTCCGCGCACGCCCACGACTTGCCCGACTTCTCCGGGCCTTCGATCAGCACCAGCGGCCATGGCACTACCCCGCTGGGCTTCCTAACCTTCAGTGTCATGGGATTCACCTCCTGGTAGTGCGATGACGGTGCCGTCCATCCCGAACCAGCGCGCGTCCCACAGTTCACGGATCGCGGCAGGTCCGGTCTTCGGGTCGACGGTGACGGACAGGACGCCGTGCGGATTGGAGACTTCGATGCCGGGCGGTGCGTGCTCACCCAGTTCGCCGCCGAAACCGGCCGGCTCGCCGGCACCCTTGGATCGGGTGAGCAGTTCGTTCACGGCCCAGCCCGGTACCGTGCTGGTCTTGGCAAGCAGGTGCGGCGCGTGTTCGCGCAGGACAGCGATCACCTCGGCATCGGTACCGACGATGCTCTCCTCGGTGCGCACCTTGTCCGGGTAGTTCTCCCGGATCCATTGGTCCAGTGCAGCCGCATCGGTGACCTTCGCGACCGGTTTCGGCTTGGACATGGAAACTCGGGACATCAGCGCGTCGGGGTCGAGCGGAGACCAGCAGGCCAGCGTGTCACCCTTGCGCAGCAACTTCGCCGCTGCTGTCCGAGCATCCTTGTCGGCCTCGGCCACTGCCGCAGCCATCACCTTCAGGTAGGTCAGGCGCAGCAGTACCTGATCGATGCCGGTCAGGGGTGCGATCTCTGCGCCCATCAGAATTCGCCTGCTTCACCTGGGAACTGCGCCGCTGTGGGCTGACAGCACGGCTTGGTACAGCCAGGAGGACAGTCCGCGTCCGCGCTCCAGTGGTTCACCACCGTGGCGTGCACGTCGTTTTCCTGGGAGGGCGTGAGGATCGGGTTGTCCGGGTAGTCGCGGGCGTCCTCGATCAGCCGGTCGGCTTCCACGTCGCTTTCGATGCGGATCAGCACGTAGCGGGCCATCACTGCTGCCTCCCCTCAGCAGCAGCCGAAACACCGGCGAGTTCGAACAACGCCAAGAAGCAGTGGCCCGTCGCGTCCACGTCGCCCTCGGCCGTGTGCGGCGCGGAGTTCAGGATGCTCAGCCGCTCGCACACCGACGACAAGCCCGGCAACTGCCACGGCGGAATCCCGAGCACCGCAGCCGCATACGTGGCCAGATCCAGCTTGCGGTGATGCCACGGCGTGGACGGGATCAGCTTGCGCAGGAAATCCACATCGAAGCCCGGGTTTGAGCCGGCGATCGTGTTCCCGCGCAGTGTGCCCTTCAGTTGTCGCTGAAGCAGGTAACCTTCGTCCTGCTTCGCCGTTGCCAGCCGTCGCCGGTAGCCGTTGATCTCCAACGCTTGCGGGTTGCCGTGCTCCAGCACCCACGCCACGTCATGGACCGGCACGAAGCATCCGCGTTCCCCGGTGGCGAGGTCCCACCAGGCGACCTCCACGGCCACGTCGTGATCCGGAAGCAACCCGGAGGTCTCGACGTCCACGATGACCACGTGTCGCTCGTCAGTCACATCGGCCCCCATCGGTACTCGGCACACTCCAACTCAACATCGAGGTCATCGGCCTCAGTCCATGCGGCTCGGCACGTCACCGACCGCATGTATCGCCACGGCCACAACACGAAACGGCAGAGGCGCAACCAGGAGCGGCGGAGAAGGCGGGTCATCGCGCACCGCCGGTCCGGGCGGCGTGGATGAAGTCGCGGAAGGACTGCACCGGTTCGTCGCCGACCGTCACCTGCTGTGCGGCGGTATCCACGTCGATGACGTAGTTCGCGCCGATCTCGTAGGCGGAGATCCCGAAGCCGATCTCCGCGTCCTCGCGGCCCTTCGTCATCGTGTTGAAAATGATCCGGGCGAGGTATGCGTCGTCGTTCCAGCGCTGCCTGCGCGCCAGCGCTTTCCACACCATGTCGGGCAGCTCCGGCCCGTACCAGTAGGTGTAGAGGTAGACACCGCGCTCGTCGCCATCGTGGACGTAGACACTGGCCCCGTCGCTCATCTCTCCATCCCCCGCTCGTCTTCCAGTCCCGCCGCAGCCACAGCGGGAACTTGCTCGCCCCATCCGGCGTTCGCGACAGTGCCGGCCTCCTGGTCGAGCTGGTCTTCCTTCGCCTTCGCGGCACGCAGTTCCTCGCCGAACTCCCAGACCTTGCGCGAGAAGTCCCAATCCGACACACGCTCGTCGAGCACACGGACGAACTCGATCAGGTCGTCGAAGTCGAGCGCGTCGGCGATGTGCTGCGCCAGGTCTTCCGCCGGCACGTCACTGGCCACGCGGATGTTGATCGGTTTCATCACCACTCCATCGGATCGCGGGACTCGGCCATGCAGCAGCACGGCATCCCGTCCGGGCATAGACAGTTCGGGTCGAAGTCCTCGTCCTCGTCCACCACAGACAGCAGCAGAGAGGGAGCAGTGGAGGTGGTCATGCCGGAACCTCGTTGTCCATCGGCGGGATCTCCACGAGGAGCGTCTTACCGTCGGTGTTCGTGACCGCCAGGAACGGACCGAACAGGCCACGCCCCCACTGGAGGTCCGCCGCCTCGTCGATCGCGCGGCAGATTGCGTCCTCGTCCCAGTCGGCACCGGAGCCCCCCAGGCGCGTGTGGATGACACGGCGTCCTGGGTAGACCTTGCCCTCGCCGTCGCAGTGCTCGCAGTCCCGGCCGGTGTCGAACGCCTTGGCGCGGGCGTGTGCCTTCAATGCTTCGCGGTCGAGCGGTACGGCGGTCTCGTTGTTCTCGTTCATTTCGGCTCCTCGGTCTCAGGCGGTACGCGCTCAGCACTTGGGGCAGTTCTTGGTCTGCTCCGGGTCAGCCGGACAATCGCGACCGGTGATGCCGCACTTCCACGGCCCCGCCGAGTTGTAGGCGTCGCCGTTCTCCCAGTCGTCGTCCTCGTCGGCCATTGCTTGTCGTCTCCTCGGTGGTCTCAGGCGGTACACGGGGCAGCGGAAGGACAATGGGCGTGACGGCACGGACCAACTTCGGAATGGCCCGTGCCGTCGCCGGTCATCGGCTACACGCAGCCGCGTCGAGCGTCGCCGGCAGGCCAGCGTCCCGGAACGACTCCGTCAGGTAGGACTGGGCGTCGGTCGCGTAATTCGCGGCCACTTGCTCGCAGCCCTGCTCCAGACCGGTCAGCGTCGTGCGCAGGTTGGTGTCCTGCTGCTGCCACTGGAACGCGGCGATCGAGTTCGGGTGCGGCTTCGCGCCAGCCTCGAACTGGGTCAGTGCCGTCTTGGCGTCCCGGATCTTCACCAGGTCCGCCGTGTAGTCGTTGTTCTCCTGGTGGAACGTGCGCTGCGCCGCGACCCAGTTGTCAGCCGAGTTCTTCTGGATGTAGGCGTCGCCCTTGCCCTTCCACGGGGCGGTCACCACGCCGGTCGTCCACAGGACCACCACGACGAACACGCCCAGCAGGACGATCCAGAACACCGCCTTGAACACGGTGATCCCCGGCTTGCGCTGGAAATCGCTGGCCCACCCGTCGGCCGAACGCCACAGTCCCATCACTTGCCGCCCGCGTGTGTCGAGGGCGTCGCGTCGGCCGCGATCGTCAGCAGCGGCGTGGACGTGAAGTTCTGCGGCGCGTCCGACTCGACCCACCACACGCCCGGCGGGATCTGCACCTCCACGTCCTGCTGCGTGAAGAACGCCGCCGAGCCGGCCTCCGGTCCCCACGTGCCGTTGTCGCCCGGTGCGTTCACGACCTGGCTGTAGTAGGTGGACGACGAGCCGCCCGACCAGCCGGACACGATCTGCTGGTCGTTGGTCAGCTGGCTGTTCGGGTCGAACACCATGCCCTTGATGACGTACTGCGCGATCACCTGACCCTGCTGGGTCATCAGCACCACGTAGCGGATCGCGTTCGGGTCGTCCTGCCGGGCCAGGTGCTTGTTCAGTTCGGTGCGCTCCAGCCAGTTCGTGGGCTGCCTGTAGGGCACCTGCTTCTGACTGGCCTCCTGGTACTTCTCGGTGACCGCCTGCGACTGCATCTGCGCGTTGTCCGAACTCGACGACGTGCACGCCGTCGCCGCGATGAGCACCACCACGCCGGTCGCCGCGAGCGCTGCCTTCTTGAACCGCATGTTTCGCTGCCTCTTTCTGTCGTTGATGGTCATTTGCTGATTGGGCTTCGTGACGGGTTCGGCCGGCGCGGCGAGCGCGCTGTTCCTTTGGGCGCGCCGAAGGAGACTTCGTTGACGCTTGCGACGGCGGTTATCGGCCAGTTTGCAAGTTACGCAGATACGGTGACCCTTGCGTGTACGGTAGGTATTATCCGGCGTGTACTCGTGCCCGTGAGGACAGTGGGTCTTCCTAGTTTCGTTGTGGGTTCCGTGTCGCACCCGATCTAGTGTGTTCTCAGAAACGGAACCCCACGCCAGATTTGACGCGCAGTTGTTGAGCGAGTCGCCATCGAGATGGCGGACGTGCTGCCCCGTCGGACGCTCGCCGTGGAACGCGCTAGCCACGAAGACGTGGACTGGCCTCGCGACATTGGGTCCACCCTTAGGGCTAAGCGCTACGCGACGATACCTGAGCCCGTTCCCTTTCTCGATCATATGAGACTTCATGATCCTATTAGGGTGGCGCGTCCTCGCGTTGCTCCGGATGCGACCGAGCGAGGACGCGTCGTAACGGCCATCAAATCCAGGAATGGTGAGCCAAGTCTCGGGTAGGTCTGTAAGCGTCAACGGTCCTCCACCTCCCAGTCGTATCCATATGCACCGGGGACCAAGGCAAACGGATCGGCCGTCGTCGGGTTGTGGATCTCGACGTTCTGGGGTCGTCCGGTGATGACACGGCCCGGCTTGCCGGGGACCTCGGAGACGGACTGGCCCTGCTCGGTGGTGACTGGCTTGCGGTACCGAGAGCAGTAGGTCCCCGGCGCACCCGCAGAACCGCCGTTGCCGTTGCACGGGTAGCAGATGCCACGGTGGGTGCGACCGGCGTGCTCAAACTTCGAGTGCCCGCAGGCGCAGAGGTACTCGTCACTGGCGGTGGTCTCGGTGGTCATTTCGGCCTCCTTCAGGCGGTGTAGCGAGCGAAGTCGGCTTCGTGGACAACCAGTGCGGACTTGGCCAGGCCGACCGGGTCCGGGTGGCCGTCCGCGATCGCCTGGATGACGGCCCACACGAAGGCGTCTTCGATGGAGTGGGCCTTTTCGAAGTCGCGGTCGCCGAGCGCCTGAAGCGCGTCGCGGGCGGCGTTCGCACCGGTCGGGCCGTCCAGGTTGAGGTGCTGGGTCGCCATGTAGGGGATCAGGTCGCCGGTGGTCATCTCGGCTGCTCCTTGCTGGTCTTGCTGATAGCTCGACCTTACACATACCAGTGTGCCTACGTCAACATGTGTGCGCACGCTTGGTGATGTGCGGTACCCTCCACCCATGGATGACGCTGAGATCGAACGAGAGCTCACGGAAGCGCAGGACGCGATGCGTGCGGCGGACGCGGCCCGCCTGCGGCGACAGGCTGCCGTGATGGCAGCGCGCGAGGCGAAGTGGAGCAAGTACCGGATCGCGAAGGTGTTGGGTGTCGGTGGCCCAACAGTGGACTCGATCATCGCTGCGGCCGAGCGCGAGGACAGCCGGTCGTAGCTACCCGGTTGCACTACACATGCCGGTGTAGGTACACTGGAGCCATACCGAGAGACACGGAGGACACCATGCCCGGACGCACCCGCACCTTCACGCCCGTCACCAACCCGACGACCACCCAGTACGTCACCGTTGGCTACAGCGTCGACGACGACGCCTACCGCGTCGAGATCTACACGCTCGGTGACCCGACCGTAGACGAGATCATCGAGGTCGACGGTGAGCCGACCGAGCACGCCGCCTGCCTCCTGGCAGGGAAGATCGCGGCGGAGCGAGGGCTCCGCGCGTATGAATGGAACGGCGCGGTTCTGGCCGATGAGGATGACGGCGTCGTGCTCAAGGTCCATACCGTTGGCGATGTGCGCGCATTCGACTGGCCGGCGGGCAGCGGCGTCGCCGTGTACGCGGGTGAGTGGTGGCTGTTTTGGACGGACGGACGGCCGGCCGAGTGGACCAACCAAGACGCGGAGATGGCCACGTATCCCTATCTCGGTCGCGTGCTCGACCTGAGGCTGCCGCCAACCGAGAACTGACCCTCTTCCCCCACGGCGCCCGGACACCACGTCGGGCGCTGTTCCATCAAGCCCCGGAAGAAGGCGTGACCCATGCGGATCATCGTGCGCATCGAGTACGGAGACGGATACTTCTGCGAGTCCCGCAAGGAGATCGATGACCTCCCGGAGGATGTGGTCCTCCCGCATGACCTCATCCACCACGGCACCCGCGTACTGGCCCGTGTAGCCGACGACACCGTGGAGGCCATTCGGCGCGCGTGCGCCTGCCCGCGTCCCGACGTGCCGGTGGACGGCGACTAGGGCGGCCGCGGTCACGAGGCACACCCCCGCGCTTCCTCGGCCGCCTCGATCGCGTTCGTCACGACCGCGTCGCCGAGCTGCTTCTCCGCCCACTCCTCCATGTCCGTCGGCAACGCCAGCAGCAGTTCACCGAGCACTGCGTAAGGCACTGCGGCCGTCTTGGTCCGTCCATTGCGGCGACGCCAGCGGTTCATGTAGACCGCGTGAGCGTGGGCGCAGTCCTGACACGGCTTATCGCCGCGCTTGTAGTGCTTCTGGTACATCGCGTACGTACCGCAGACTTCGCCGGGCCGGGGCTCCTGTTCCTCGTCCGCCATCACCCCACCGCCAGCGGGGACACGCCATCGGCCGGCGCCGCACCATCGGCCGGCGGTATCCGGTCCAGCACCTCGGTCAGATAGTCCCGCAGCGAAACAATCTGCTCGCGGTCGAGCACCACGTCCTCGCAGTACCTGCCGCGCAGCGTGTCCGAGATCCGCCACCGCCACCGCAGCGGCAACAGACGGATCAGGCGATCCAGCCACGGACGCGGACGCGCGGCCGGGTTCGGACCCAACGCTGGCGTCAGCGAGACGCGCAAAAAAGGCCAGACCGCGTCCTCGTCCTCCGGGCCATCGTCCCGGCCGTCCCGCGTGATGAACCCGGCAATCGTGGCCATCGTCAGCGAACCGCCGCGCTCGTCCTGCTCGGACGGCACGATGTGGCTGCCTCGGTAGGCGATCGGACCGCACAGACACGTGCATGCCCGACTGCGGTCGTAAGCCAAATGATGCTGCCCCGTGCCCATCCACCGGCCATGCGAAAACGGATCGTCGCAAGCGCAGTCCCGCCACCGGGCGCAGTCGTCGCGGTGATCGCTGGAGTCAATGTCCCATTCGGTGCTATAGATGCTCACCGCTCACCCCCGAGTTCCACGTTGGCTACCGCGGCCTGCTCGGCGAGCGCGGCCAGCCGAATATTCGGCACCGTGTCGGCAAGACCACGGAAGAACTGGACTTCTGGCGGCAAGCCCTCCGCCTTGTCCTCGGCGCGGTGTCTCGCTTCGACGAGCGCCGGTTCGGGCTCGGTTTCCGGCTGCGGGTGGTCCTCCAGCCAGCGCCACCGACCTAGAAGGAATGCAGCCAGGAGGGCGACGAAACCAGCGCCAGCAATGACAATCCACATGGGCGCGACGCTCATCGAGCGGCCTTCCTCTCTGCCATATGGCGCTCAGCAACGGCGAAGAGCGGATGGTCCTCTGACCATCGGTTCCATGTGTCGTCGCAGGCCGGGCAGAGGTAGAACAGGACTCCGTCGTAGACGCCACGGATCTTGACGCCGATGACACGAGAGCCGTCTCCGCTGACCCACTCCTCACGGAGGTCAGCCGCGCAGCGCGGGCAGTGGGAAATCGTCATGCTGTCGCCACCACCCACCAGATAGCAGCCAGCGCACAAACCGCAGCGAACGCGGCCGGCAGGCACCAGGACTGTCGGCGCAGCGCCAGGATCGGATGACGACGGTGCACATGAGAGGTCACGGCGCACCTGCCAAGACGTGCTCCGGTTGCGGCTGCACAAACATCCGCGCCCGACGCTCAGGGCGCGGGAACAAGCCGTCCATCCCCCGCGGGTCCGGCTTCGGGCCCGGCTCGCTGCCACCGCCGCCGTCCGGCCCACGAAATTCGATACAGTGAAAGATATTCGCCACGTCGTAGCCGTTCTCGGTCTCGATCTCCGAGTCAGGTTGCCGCAGCCATTCCGCTGGCTTCCGGCCCAACAGAGCGACCGCGACCAACGGGCAGCCAATCTGGCCCTTCAGGCCAGCGCGCAGCGGTGCCTCACGCTTGCAGCGTGCACACCAGTTACCGGACCAGATCTCCCACATGGTCGAGTTGCTGAAGGTGTGCTCCTCAGTGGAGCGCGCGTAGGCGTCGTCGAAGTCGAGGCTCACCACCAGTCACCGTCCTCAACGCCATCGACGAACCAGAACCAGGCACACCAGCCGCCGAAACCCAAGACGAGACCACCCACGACCGACACCGGCCACGAGATAGCCGCGTGGAACAGCGGCTGGGAGTACGCATGCAGGATGGGCGTAGCAATCGCCGCGACGACCACGTCAACAATGAAGCGGTTCACGCCACACCTCCAATCGGGACCAGCACCGCGGTCACCAGCACTCCGTCACGCAGGCGCCGGCCGTACAGGTGGGCCTCACAGAAGTACCGCCACTGCACGTGCCCGTTGGCGACCAGACGCATTCGCGCCACTGCATCGCCCTCGCACACACCCGTTGGCGACGTGCGATACCGACAGGACCGAGGCGTGGCGTTAGGCGGCAACGCTTCCCAGTTCGTGCCCGGCTCAGCCACAGTGGTGGGTGTCCACGCAAAGGTGTAGCCGGGAGGCGGCCACTCGGCCGGCGCGCTCACCGCGTCACCATCACCAGAAACAGGGCGCACCCCATGCCGCCGACGACCACCACGCGCGTCACTTGGACGGCATGCACGCTCACGACGGATCACCGCCATCCATCGGCAGCAGCGACAGGATCACGTACCCGCCGAGGTCCACGCCGACGCCAGCCTTGAAGACAAATCCCACCTTGAATTCCAGTTCACGGCCCGTGTATGCCGCACATCTGGTATGGCGGATGTTGTGCGCGACACAGCGATCAGGGTCGTACTCACGCAGCCACAACTCATCGCCCATCTGGAAGCCGCGGTCATCACGACGTACTTCGAACGTTTTGCTGCCATCCTCGAGTCGATCGAAGTAGGCCGGCAGCGTCTTCAGCTCGTGCTTCATGGCGCCTCCTGCGTGAAGTCCGGACCACCGTGCTGAGCCAGAAGCTTCAGCGCGGCCAGGCCGCCGTTGTGGCGCCGCACCTGCTCACGGACACGCCTGCCGACGATCAGTTGCTCGATGACGGGCTGACCGCCGGACAGCAGGTGCACGAAGCGGGACACGTCATGCGTGCCGGTGACGACGAGCACGACGACCGGGTCCGGCGGGAAGCCGTCCGTGTTGGGCTTGTCGTAGGCCCTGCTTTCGTAGCTCACGAGGTCTCACCTCGCAGCGGCGCGTAGCCCTTCAGTGTGAGCACGACAGTTCCGTTGGTGTACTTCGCGACCTTGTGGAGGTAGCACGTGCCGGTCGGGATGAGCATGAAGTCGCCGCTGACGATCTCCACGGTCGAACTCTCGCCCGTCGCCAAGTCTTCGCACGTGATGCGGAATCCGTTGCCGCTCACGGCGCCCCACCGTCCTGTCCGAACGCGACACCGACCGGGTCCTGGATCTCCCCAGCCACGACCGACAACGCACCGGTCACCTCGGCTGCACTCTCGGCGGAATGACGCCCGGTTGGCTCGCGAGCCGCCTTGGCCACGTCCTCGACACCTCCGGACTCCTGGCCATCCCGATACCCCTGCTCGTACGCGGCATCCTCGTCCCGCTCCCGGTGCCCGTACACCCACCGCGACACGGCCCCGTCCGCACGGTCGATCAGACACCGCGCAATACGCGCCGCCACATAGACGCCCAGCACCAGCCATGCGGTGAGCCACAGCCATCCGTCCACTGCGGATTGAGATACCGACACCAGAGCGCTCATGCCGCACCCGCTTCGGCCGCACGGATTAGCAGCATGGCAGCCAAACCCGCGAGGGCAGGAGTGGACCGTTCGAACTGATCAGCGTTCGCCACCTGTGCCGGGGTCATGACGACACCGCCGATCCGGCAACGACCGGGCGGCGCTCAGCAGTGGACGCGTCCACCAACCGCAGCAACAGATCGACCGACACATCGGCACCCGGGATCAACGACGCGTTCGCCATTAGCAGGTCGAACTCCTCGTGCTCCACGATCACTATGACCTTCAACGGCGACCCATCACCCATCCCGCCTATCGCATGCAGATGCACCACGCGGTCACGATCCGTCGGAAAGTCGGCGGCCAACACCGTGGTGCCGCGCAGACTGCACAGAAACTCGGCCAGGATCGACAGATCCGTGCCGCGCGACGGATACACGTGGACCATGCCGGTCGCCCCATACGCGGGCAATTTGATGGCGGTGACCACGTCGTCTAGGGAGTGCTTGATCAGGTGACGACGAAGCGACGCGAGCCACTCCATGGGTGCGGTAGAATCAGACATTGGGAAGTCCTTTCAAGTCTGGTGATGCGGTCCGGGACGGCAATCCCGGACCGCGCTGTATCTAAGGGGTCTCGTCCTCCACAAGGGCCTCCGCCAACCGGGCCAGCACACCCCAGTCATGCGAGGACCGCGGCTCGAATCGGGTGGTCGTCCAGTCCACCGCGTCGCGGTACACCGCCAGCATCTCCTCGGTCACCGAGACCTCCGACGCAACAGCAGCGCCACGATCAGACCGAGCAGGAACGCTGACCGGCGAATCGACTTCGCACACCCGGACGGCCCGTAGTCCTTGCGGTTGTTGCTCATAGCCATCCCTTCACGGCGCTGACCGCGGCCAGCACGCCGAACGCCGGCCATCCCGCCAGCAGGACCAGCGTCAGCGGGCACGAGCGCCGCAGATCCCGGTCGTTCGCCGTGTACCGATAGCCGCCGTTGTCCTTCTTCTTGCCCATCACCGACCACCACCCAGCGGTGAGCCGTCAATCGGCGCGGTTTGGTGATCAGGGCCATGGGGTCTACCGTCTTCTCCAGCCATGGGAGGTCTCGTCTCCTAGGGTTAGCGGCCCGTGAGCTCCTGCCAGAGCGAGCGGGCCGCGCTTGGTCATTCGTCTATTTCGTCGTGTATCCGCTTGGCCTCGCGCCACAGGTCCCGTCGCAAATACGAAGCCTTTGCGCAGGCGTTTCCACCGGCGACTTGCGACAGGAGGGCGACCGGTGACCGACGAGTCGCAAATACGAAGCCTTTGCGCTGGCATTTCCACTCCAGCCTTTGATGACTGCGGCCACCAACCGGTCGTCGCAAATACGAAGCCTTTGCGCTGGCATTTCCACCCGGTCGACGAACTCGCCAAGTTGTTCCACTCCGTACCCGTCGCAAATACGAAGCCTTTGCGCTGGCATTTCCACGACGCGCAGGTCCAAGTCGAGATGATGGAGGCGGGGTTCAAGTCGCAAATACGAAGCCTTTGCGCTGGCATTTCCACCGTGGCGGACACCCGCGTCAAGGGCGCGCGGATGACGTTGTCGCAAATACGAAGCCTTTGCGCTGGCATTTCCACGGCTACCTGTTTCTGGCAACCCTGACCTGCGGCAGCGGAGATCAACGCGAGCGGTCCCCCGGAGCACCCCTCGGCAAGCACCGCATCCCGTGTCACCATGATCTCCACCGCGCTTAAACCTCCAGATCAACCCACCTATGCGAGCGGTCCCCAGTACCTAGGCCGCCACCGAGCCGCTCGCACCGTCCAACACGCCAGGAAGCAAATCCGGCCAGTTGGGAATGTCGTCCAGGCAGGAAACCCCGTGCTGTTCGATCAAATCGACCGCCCCCGTGTGCCGGTCGATATCCACGGCGATCGCATCCATCTGGGTGCGCTGCCACGCGATCCGTGCCTGATGCTGCGTCACAGTCGCCCGACCCCACTCCACCTCGGTGCCATCGCCCACCCGGAACCGGACCCGGGGAATCGCCAACCGTGCCTCCCGCGCGGTGCGCTCCCCCGCCGGCTGGAACGCGCGGTCCTCCGCAGCCCTGGCCGCCAGCCGTGAAATCTTCAACGCCGCATCCCGCACCACCCGCCACGCCTCGCCTGCGAGAGGCGTCGGCTGGTAGGGCTCCAGCACGGCCGTGGCCGCGTCCTCCGGGGTGGCGCCCTTGCGGATCAACTCGGTCAGTTGGTGCGAGATCGGGTCGTCCGGCACTGTCACTGTCACGCTCATGTCGCCTCCTGCTTGTGGGTCAGTTCATGGACGGGTCGCAAATACGAGGCCTTCGCGCTGGCATTTCCACCACGCTCACCGAAATCGCCGTCCAGCTGACCAGTTGGTCGCTGTCGCGAATACGAAGCCTTCGCGCTGGCATATGTGTTCATGCCGCCACCTCAGTCGTCGCTGACTGGGACGCGAACAACACCTCAACACCCCGACGAGCCGCAGCGGCCACGATCGCCGCCCGCAACTCCCCCGGCGCCGCGAACTGCACCAGACGCCGCGCGCCACGCGCACCATGCGGATCGTCCTGGCACACATCCGGCCGCCGCCGCGCCTCAGCGATATCCACATCGGACACCACGATCACGGACGCGTGCCCCGCCAGCCACGCCGCGAAACAGCGGTACACCTCGCGACGCCGACCCAGAATCTGGGCGCGCTCATGCGACTGGAACTCCCACAGGTGCCGATCCCGCGCGCGCCACAACTCCAGCGGCACCGCCAGCGCATGATCCTGCGGCCACACGCGCGCCAACCGCGCAAACCGACCCGGTGACCGCCACCGCGCCACCACGGCACCCGTGACACCCACCGCGTCGGCAACAGCCGCGTCGGCCAGCGCCTCCACCAGCCGGGGCCGCAGGTCGTCCAGCATCTCGTCACGCACCGACTGGATACGCTCACCACGGGCCAGGACCGCCCGCCACTCGGCACTGGCGTGCATGTCCACACCACCCGGACGCGACACACACAACTCGCGCACCGCATCCGGCGGCGCAGGAACCGGACCGCCAGACACACCCACCCGAGCCACCAGCACATTGCCGTCACCGACACCGCGCCACTGCACATCAACCGCGACAGCCGTCCTCGACCGGGACGGCACCGGCGCCGGCACACGGCAGGTCACCGACACGAACAGCCGGTGCTGGCCCGCGACCGCACGGCGACTCACCTGAATACGCTTGATCTCCGCATTCGCCGGCATCCACCGGTGCAAGATCACAGGGACGACCAGCCGGTGATCCCCGCCATGGTCGGCGCTGCGCACCCGCATTGCCAGCTCGCCGAACCGCTCGGCGCCCCGGGGACGCACCGCTGGGTCGCCGCACGGCGACAACGTCGCCAACCCACCCCACCCGGCGGCGAGCGCGGCGGGCGACGGCAGCGGGCCTCCCGTCTGCCACTGCACCTGCGTGGTCAAGGTCCCCGACCCATCCCAGCGGTGAAACCGCAACCGGGCCGGCTGGCCAGCGACACGCTTACGGATCACTGCCTTCGCCGCGACCCGATGGTGGTCCAACACATCGGTCGCGGTCGACCAGAACAGCCCGTCAGCAACCGCAGCGGCACGCGCCTGGGTCAGCGCGGCCATGTGGGCGTCCCGGAGTTCTCCACGACGTTCCCGCTGTGTCGCCCGCGCAGCCGCCTTCGCAGCCTTCAGCGCCACCTTGGCAGCCGACCGCGCGGCACGCGCAGCCTTGATGGCCCCCTTCGTCTCAACTCGGGCCACGCGAGACCGATCCGTCACCCGCTCCCGCAGCAGACGCTCCTCCAGGTCCTTCACTGCCTGGTCGGCATCCGCCAGCGCGGCCTGCGCGGCACTAACGGAAGGGTCCTCGGCGAGAGCAGCGGCCAGCGCCGCCTCGTGTGCCAGTTCGATCTCGACAAGACGGTTACGGAGGTTGTGAGCCAACCGCAGTTGCTCCATCGCGATGTCGTCAAAGTCCGCCCAGTGCGGGCATCCGTACTGATAGACGACTGTTGCGTAGTCGGCCAGGGGGGTCGAATGGGGCACGTCGGCGACCGCCTGGTTGAGATCGAAATCGCTCACGACTTTCCCCCTTTCTTCACCGCATCAGCAGCACGCTGCGTGGCCCGGTCCTCAGCGGCCCGCTCAGCACCCTGGTTGAGGTTCCGGGCCAGACCGTCCAAGATCTCGTCGTCACTGGGCTGCGAGGTCACTTCGGTCCGTCCTTCCCGGCCGGCTTCGACTGCTCCACCGGCTTCGACTTCTTGTCGTCCGGGTCACCGGTCAGGGCCTGCTCGGCGCTCTCGTCGGGGCGGCGCCGGATGTCGACCATGCCGGGCGGGGTGGTGCGGGCGTTCATGCCGCCTCACCCGCTCGTAACCGCTTCGCCGCCCGCGCCTTCGCCGACCGCTGCGCCAGCCGCCCGAAGTAGGCCCGCTTCGCCGACTCGATCCGCGTCGCGTACTCGGCCGGCGGCAGGTCGGCCGGGATGCCGAAGTCACGGGCGATGCGGGCCTCCAGGGCGGCGTGCGCGTTGCGCAGACGTCTGGCCCGGTCCGGGCAACGTGCCCACATGCTGTGCGCGGCGATGGAGGCGTTGGCGGAGCGTTGCGCGGGTGTGGTGCTCACGACGCCACCGCCGAACGGACGAGCTTCCACCGCTGGTCGGGTCGGATGTCGAGGGCGTCACAGAGACGGACGAACACGGCGGGGCTCACGAACTTTCGGTTGCCGCGCTCGATCTCACTGACGTAGCGGTTGGTGATCTCCGCCTGCTCGGCCAGTTCGATCTGCGAGTAGCCCGCGAACTTGCGTCTCGTCCGCAGCTCGTCACCGTCGATGGCGACATTCGGCGGATTCGGTCCCATGCCACCGGACGCTACCAAGTACCACCAGATTCCACAACCATCCTCGACCACACACGTCAACATGTGGCGAAGGGGTTACACAGTGCGGCCAAGTTCCACTAGAGTCCACAACCAAACCGGGCAATAGGGAGCCACCATGCCAGTCGGGGGACACAGGGCACGGCTCGCCGAGATAGTGCGCCGAGAACGCACACGGCGAGGACTAAGCATCCGGTCGGCGGCCGCGCAGGCGGGCGTCGACCGCGGCACCTGGACCGGCGTCGAAGACGGCACACGACTGCCGCAGGCGCACAAGGCCGCGCAGATGGAGCCGGTGATCGGCCTAGGGCCCGGCTCGTTCGAGTCTGTCCTTGCCGGCGGCGACCCACTGCCACTGGAACGAGAACAGCCCCCGCCGCTCACAGAGGAACAGCGGGAACTGATGGATGTCTACAAGTTCTGGGAAGACAAACACGGCCGGAACGAGGCCCTGAAACGCCTCAACGACGCCGTGGACTGGATCAACGAACAGCGCGCGTTCCGGCGCCGGCGAACCGGATAGGAGCCACAATGGAACTGGCCAGAGCGATCCTCGCGCTCATCTCGTCCCTCATCCGCATCGCCGAGCGGCCCACCGTGCCCCCACCGCCACGACGATCCAGGCAGCAGGCCGACCCCTGGGCACGGTGGACGCCCACGATCGCGCCACCAGAAGCCCCTCTCATCGCACTCGCAGCCGAGCTAGTCATAACATCCCAGTACGGTTCACATGCCATGCTGGCAAGGAAGCTCCGCGGTGGCTACGGCATGGCCAACCTGTTGATGAACGAACTCGAAGAACACGGCATCGTCGGCCCGAAGGAAACCAATAAGCCTCGGACGGTGCTCGTGGCACCGTCCGAGGCGCAGTCCATCGTTGCGAAACTGTGCGAGATCAAAAGGGACGCAACACCAATGTGATCACCGCGAGCCGAGTCGCCGCACTGTCGAGTCCGCGTCCCCATCATTCTTCGGGCTGCGGCCCTCTTTCGACCCTCTCGCCAGCCGCCAATCCGCCAAGCAGTACCACCACGCGACAACACACGCCCCCGTGCCCGCACTGGTCCACACGGTCGGCGAAGTGTGACCATGATCTGTCAGGTAAATAAACCACAGCATAAGAGCAGCGCTCATGCCAGCAGCGATGGCCAGCGGCCGTGTACACATGGAGACCGTCCTTGATCCATATCGACGGGGGGGGGGGGGTCCTCCATGCGTTGTTTCTCTTGGCACCACCCGTTCGCTACAGATTAATCTAATCTTCACCCGATTGGGTGAAGACCGGTTACAGAGTGCCAAACCGCGAGGTCAAGCGTCGGCAAAATGACCCTCCACGAATGGTCACACCCGATCGCCACGTCGCATCCGGCGCGCCGCCGACGCCGCCCGCACGTCGGCGGCCGACGCCCCGTAGATCTCCAGCATCGTGTCCGACGACCAGCCCATCAGCCGCTTCAAGTCGCGCTCCTGGCCTCCGTGCAGCAGGAAGTCATGGGCGTGAGTGTGCCGGAGCTGATGCGGGTGCACATGCCCGATGCCGGCCGTTTCTGCCCGCACCCGCAGAATCTCCCGCACACCGTCCGGGGTCAGCGCACCCCGCTCACCCAGAAACAGCGCGTGACTGTCGGCGTGCCGGTGCTTGGCCCGCGCCCGCAGGTACCGATCCAGCGCCCGCGCCGTGCGGGCACCGAAGTAGAACGCCCGCGCCTTACTGCCCTTACCCAGCACGATGCCCATCTGGTCGGCCACGTCGATCCCCACCGCGGCACCCCCCTCGCCCGGCTTCCACCGGGGCAGCCCGCACAGCTCCGACACCCGCAGCCCGGAGTCCAGCAGCAGCCGGATCACCGCCTCGTCGCGCCGGTCGTAGAACCGTGCCCCAGCACACGCCTTGAGCAACGCGGCGAGTTGCTCATCCGACAGCACCGGCACCGGCGACGCGGGCACCTGCGGCTGCTCCAGGCCGTCCATCGGATGCTTGGTCAGGATCTCCTCGGCCACCAGCCACCGGCCGAACCTGTGCAGGCCGATGTGGCGGGTGAGTACGGTGCCGGGCTTCTTGGTGTCGCCCAACTCGGCCAGCCACCGCCGGATGTTGTCCTTGGTCAGTTCGTCTGTCGTGGCGGGGCGCCCCTGGTCGGTCAGCCACGCGGCGAAGAACTGGACCGCCTGGCTGTAGATGGTCACCGTGCGCGGCGCGCGGCCCTCGGCACGGACGTGGATCTGGAAGCTGCGCAGAAGGTCAGAGAGTTCGTCGGACACGATTTTCACCATATCCGGTGAGTGTGCGCTACGCTAGCCGGCAGCCAACTACATCAACGGGTGTCTTCACTGGTCATATGCCGGGCCCGGCTCGGTTGGACGCGCATGGGTTCGCCAGGCATCTTGGGGGTGTCACCGGGTTAACCGCTACGCCGACCAGGGTTATTGCAGCCCAGGTCAGGACGCTACACGCCAGGTTATCAGGCGAGTTGTGGGCACTTGTTGATCTCGTTGGACGACCTTCGACCTTAGGAGCCGTCCATGCCTACCAGCCGCTCGTCCACCGTGCGCCGCACCAACCAGCGCGCCGCCGGGATCCTCATCCCAGCCGCCGTCCTTCTCGCCACGATCATGGGCATCCTCGCCGCCGCCCCCGCAGGCCTGTGGCTCCTGCTCTACGTCGGCACCTTCAGTTTGATCGGCTGGGTCGCGTTCGAGGCTGCCCACCTCATCGTCACCGCCCTCGGCCGTCGGGGTGCGCGGTGAGTGACCTCCAGCAGTGGCTCAACCGCCAAGGCGCCAGCCGGCATGCCAGGATCACCCGCGGCCGCCGCATCCGCACCGCGCTACGACGCTGGCTGCGGAGGAAGACACGATGACGGACACCACCCGCCGCACCGTGGACGTGGTCACTGACATCCGTGAGCGCGTCGAGGACCTGTCCGCCGCCGCGGCCCTGTGGGCGATGCGGGACGACACCAAGGCGCAGCCGGCCGTGCGGCGCGCGGCGAATGACGCGGTGTCCGCCATCGACTCGGCCGTGCGGGACCTGCACCTGGTGCGGGCGCGGCTGCTGGGCGAGATCCGCGCCAGCGACGACGCGACCGCGGCCCGGGTGGACGCGCTGATCGTCGGACGCAACGTCGGGCGGGTGACGTCATGACGGACAGCCGAGATTGGCTCGCAGAGCGGCAGGCGAAGCTAGCCGCCGCCGACTGGCACACCATTCCCCGCGGCTACTACGCGGTGGCCGTCTACGAGGACGACGACCCGTACCGCCTGCTCGGATGGACGTTGTACGAGCGGAAGACACCTCGCACGTACAAGAACGGCCGCACGGTTGGCCGGGATGCGTGGCGGCAGTCGATCCTCCTCGGCAACGGCATCACGTTCGAGGAGTACGACGCAGCCATTGCCCTGGTCGGGCGGCAGTTCCAGCGCGCCACCGACATCGTTGAGATCGGCGAAGACCTCGACGAGCACCGCATCCAGTTCGGCAAACTCACCGGGCGCTGCGGCTGCTGCGGCAAGGCGCTGACTGACCCCGACTCGAAGATGCGCGGCATTGGACCGGAGTGCGCCGCCGTCCGAGCTACCGGCAAAACCGCTGGTCGCTCTGAATCACCGCAGGTCGCGCCGCCGACCAACAGGCCATTGACGTCGTGATGCTCGTGCGGCTACTCGTCGCTGGCCGGCGCGTCGTCCTCGGCCTGCTCGGCGGGCGGGGCGTCCGGGCGTTTGGGCAGCTTGGCGTGCGGCTCGCGGAGATACCAAGCGGCCAGGTCATTCAGTACCTGGCTGCGGTTGCTGCCAGCCGACGCGCTGGCCGTGCCGAGGTGATCCCAACGGGCTTTCGACATGAGCACGCTTCGGACGGGCGTGCGGCCGGTCGGAGGTCGTCCCGGCTTCCGTTTCGGCTCTTGGCCCTCCTCGCTCATGAGGGAAGCGTATCGGCTTATCTCTATGGATAGAAACCCCTTGCGGTCCGCCGGTGCCGATGCTAGTTTCTATATGGATAGAAACTAGCGCTGAGCAGCAAGGGAGCGGTAATCATGACCACCACCACCGCCCACATCACGTGCCGGAAGTGCGGTCGCTCCCTCACCTCGGCCCGGTCGATCGCCGAGGCCCAGCGCAACGGTGGCTACGGCCGGGGTTGTGCCGCGAAGGTTGAACAGGCCGTCGCGGCGAAGGGTGATCCGGTCGAGGTGTCCGAGAAGGCGCTGGAGCTGATCGAGGACGGCGGCATCGTCCCGGTGATCGGCTGCACCTACCTGGCCGTGTCCAGCGACGGGACGGTGCTGTACGAGGTCAACCCGGTCGCCGCGACCTGCACCTGCAAAGCCGGCCAATACGGGCGCCGTTGCTACCACCTGGCCAGTGCCGAGGCCCTGAGTGGCTACACCGCTCCAGCGCCGAGAAGGCACGTCGAGCCCGTCGAGTTGGCCCGGCCGGTCGACCCGTTCGCCGCGTTCACCACGGCCGCCTAACCCCGAGAGGACCACCCGATGACCACCACGACCATCCGCCGGATCACCACCCGCACGAGCGACCGCGGCACCACGTCGTACGCGCATGACCCTGCCAGTGGTATGTAGTCCTAGGGCCAGCGGGATCACGTGCAGCACGGCATGGACAGATCCGTGACAATTCCAGGCCAGGAGTAACCGGCGAACCAGCCGCCGCGATACCGGTGCAGCATGCCCCCCCAGCCCTGGAGTGCCTGATGGTCCGGACCTGTGTCGTGTCCTCGATAAAGCCGCGCGGCGGCGGGTGGATCTCCGGTATCGCCACCGTGCTCACAGTGGGAGTGATCACCGCTGGGTGTGGGCAGTCCCCGTCGGGGACGGCCGGCACACCCACCGCGACCCAGGCGGACATCACATCCGTCCGCGTCAGCCAGGCCGATGTTGGCGCGGACTGGCCTTTCGACGGCATCGCCGGCGGGGTCGTCTACTGCGACCCCAACCACCCGAGCAAGGCGCTGTTCCACGTCACCGACACCACCAGCGAGGCCAGCCAGTACACCGACCAGATCTGGGCGCTGAACGGAGACGAGGCGTACCCCCTCCCGCCGCAAGACGTGTGGGACGGTGACGTGAGCGTCCTCGCGAAACGGGCGCCCCAAGATTGCCGCTGAACCTGTGGAGAAGGGGACATCGGTGAAGATCTACATCAATAAGCGTCGACACGAGATCGTCGGGCCACCCCCCAAAGGCGGCTTCCTGCCGGTGCGGATCCCGCTTGCCGGCGCGGTGGCCACGCTCAGCGACACAGGCCCCGATCGGCACGCGACCCTGACCAGGGTGGCTGTCCTCGGGGTATTCGCCCTGGCGGCGAAAAAGGACAAAGGCGTGCTGCACCTGACGATCCGCAACGGCGACCAGTACCTGGTGGAAGAGATACCCCGGAAACAAGCACGTCAGGCACACGAACTCGTCGCGGCTATCCGTGCCGCGAATCCGGACCTTCGTCAGGACGTTTGAAAAGGCGACGCACCCGATACTGTTACGCAGATCGAGTCATCGCGACCCGCGTAACGCCCACGGCGACCGGGCCGATACCCGGACGGTCGAACACGCCACCCGAGAGGGCCGCTATGTCCATGCCGCTCGAACCGCCACCCCAGTCGCCGCTGCCGCAGAGTTTCCCCTCAAGGAGACGCCCGCTCTGGATCGCAATCGGCGTACTCAGCGCAGCGTTAGCCGCAGTCATCATCATAGGGACACTTGCCCTGTCCGGTGCGTTCACGTCGAAACCTGCACCGAGCGCGCCCGCGACGTTCACGCTCCGTGGTTCGCTAACAGTGGTGCCTACTATCGGGCTTGCGGATTTGGTGATGACGAGCACGAACTGCCAGGGCGAAGGCCCGTATTCGGATCTTGTGCCGGGCACTGCGGTTGTCGTGACCGGGCCACAGGGTCAGGTTCTGGGAACTGGCGCACTCGGTGAGGGCGTACCGGATATGGGGACTGTCCTGCCCAGTTGTGTACTGCCGTTCTCTGTGTCCGACATCCCGTTGAACGAGGCGTCCTATTCGGTGACGGTATCGCACCGTGGTACGCAGGTGTTCACGCCTGACGTGGCGCATGCTGGTATCGGCTTGACCATCGGTAGTAACTAGTGACGCCCCCGACACCATGACAGTGTCGGGGGCGCCTGACCAGACTATCGGCCGATCTTGCCGGCCCTGATGGCCGCGACGAGCGCGGTCACGTCACCGCGCAGGGTCGGACCGGCCGTGTTCTTGCTGTCGCGGACTGCGGTCAGGTCGTGATGGACCTCGACGCAGGTGTCATGTCCGTCGCTGCGGCTCGATTTCCGCCACCTCGACGCTCTGGTTGGTACCGTCATGTTGTCGTCTCCATCCCATTGACGATCTCGGCGATGACCCTGGATGAATCCTCCAGGGTCATCGCCGCGTTACGGATCTCCTCGGCCGCAGCCGTGAAGCGCTGGACGTCCTCCTCCTCCCATAGGAACGCACTTGCACTGTGGTGCTCCAAGTGCACGACTGGTGTCGCGGTGGCGAATTCGAGCAGGATGAACGGTCCGGCCAGGATTGGTGTCCAACCAACCGTCGCGCTCTGCACGATCTGAATCGTGATGTTGTTCCGGGCGCTCATCGTGAGCAGATGGCGTAGTTGCTCAGCCATGACGGACGGCTGTCCGCGCACGACTGGCCGCACCAGCACCTCGGAGTCGATCAGTGCGACCAACTCGGCAGGCTCCCTGGTGCGCGTCAAGATGTCGCGGCGCCCGAGGCGTAGCGCCACACGCGTGTCGATGTCACGGTGATGCTTCAGGGTCGCGCGAGCGTAGTCGCCCGTTTGAAGGAGACCTGGAACGAGTAGCGGCGCGACGGCGGTGATCCTGCGCGCGACCTGCTCGTATTCGATCAGTTGGGCCAACTGGGCGCCGATGCTCGGCGTGCCGGCTACGAGTTGGCCGGGGCCGTCCGCGTGGCGACGGAGGCCGAGCAACTCTTCCCTCTCGTCAGGGGTGGCATCTACGGCGTCGAGGAAGCGCACGAGCCGTCGTTCGGCAATGAGCCGCTCGCCGCGTTCCCAGTGGGAGACGTTCGTAGCACTAGCGTCGATCTTGTCGCCGAGTGCGCGCGTGGTCAGCCCGGCGCGACTCCTGAGTGCACGCAGGGCAGCGCCGAGTTCGTGTGCGGTGCCCCTGTTTCCAGCCATGTAGCAAGCGTACGACCCGGTCACAGTCGCCCTGATGTCCCCCGGTTAGGGTATTGCTATGTTGTTACGTAACACGCACTCTGTTTACGTAACAGGTCGATTATTCCAGCCTACCGGGACGGGGCAACGACATGGCCAGGTGGACCACGACCGACAACGCCGGCACTGTCCTGGTCATCATCACCGAACCCGGCGGCCCTGTGTCGATTCACATGGAGCCGGCCGGCAAGTCCTGGCACGGCACGGAGGACCGCGTCCAGGAGGTTCGCATCAAACTGGGTGCCGCGATCGGTATCGCCCAGAGCGAGTTGACATGACCTCCCACGGCTGGCGCCTGCCCTGTCGGGACTTCGCGGGTCGTGTCCGGTACCTGGCCGTGTGCCCGGACGCCGCTGGCGTGGTGTTGGGGTGGCCTGCGGTCGGGTCGGCCACGTTGGATCCGGAATCAGCCCGTGCCCTGGTCCACCTACTCGCTACAGCTTCTCGAACCGCCGTCGGTGATCCCGGCGGCTGCGCGGCGACCATCCCACCCACTCCACGCGGGGTGGGGTCCTCCCCCGTCGCCGCGTCCCGCGCAGCGGAGCACACCTCTGTTTCCTGCTCCGCTGCGCACCGCACGGCAGGGGCAGCCTTCCTAGACGCTGTCCCTGCCGTGCCCCAGCTCGCCGTGGCCCCAGGACGCGCGCCCGCTTCTGGGGTCACGGCGCACCACCCGGGGGGTGTCGCGTGATGCGCGCGGCCCGCATCGTCGGGGTCATCCTGGCCGCGCTCACCCTCGTGGTCGTCGTGTCCCTGCTGGCCGCCCCCGACCATCCCCGTCCGCGGCCGGCGCCGTGGAGCGACGCGCGTCTCGCCGCCGCGTTGACCGCGCAAGCGGTCGGCACCGGTGTCACCGTCACCCCCGGCGAGGTACAAGCAATCCTGGCGCGGGCGTGCCCCTACTTGGCCAACCCGGTCGGGTTGGCGCAGCGCTACGGCGGCACCGAAGCGCAAGCGGACGCCGTCATGTCGGTGATCGCCCAATCCGGGCGGTGCTGACCATGCCTAGTCCTCGACTTTCCCCTACTCCGGTGGGTGCGGCTGTTCACCCCGAGACGGTCGCGCCCACCGGTCCCGATCGGAGCCGGCCATGAGCGCAGCGACTCCCCAGGCGCAGCGCCGCGCCGCGTGTCCGCGGTGGCTGTCCAGCCAGTGCCACGCAGGCCCGGAGTGCGCCTGCAACCCGCCGAACGCGCCCGAGCCGCGCCCCGCCGACCCGAAGCCGCAGGAGACCCGCCGATGACCGCGCACACCGAGCCCGGCGGCATCCGGGGCGTGTGGCTGACCGACCCACGCGACGGCCTGGACCACGCGTGGCACGAGGTGGTCGAGGGTGGCCGGTGGAAGTCCCGGTGTCCGGCCGGGATCGTCGCCGACCCGGCCACGCTCACCGACCCGGAGGACGAGTTCGGCCGCTGTCAAGCCTGCGAACTGGTGCTCGCGCTGGAGCAGGGCACCGAACTGGCCGACCGGACGGGCGACTCGCCGTGGCGCGTCTGACGCGATGCGACGGCCTTGCCAGGTGTGCGCCGGTCCTCGTGGTCCGCTCCGGGGTTGCACCCAGTGCGGCGGTAGCGGCTGGTGGAACGACGGGGAAGCCGGCAAGGGCAACAAGAACAACCCGATGCCCGCCGACCAGCCTCCACCTCGTAACACGAACAAGCGGAAGAAGTAGGACGGTGACCTCTCCTGTCGGCAAGCGCAGTTGGCGGGCGTGCCGATCCGGCTCACGGGTCACAGCCTGCGCGCCGGCCTGGCCACCGAGGCGCGGCGGGCCCGGCATGACCGCAAGACCATCTCCAGTATCACCGGTCACTCCCCCACCTCGGCCACCCTGGAGGGTTACTTCCGGGAGATCGACGAGTGGCGCGACGCGCCGGGCGACATCCTGTGACCCGCTACGGGTTGAGCCTGACCCGCCAGCCGGGCCACGGCAGGTTCGTGGAGTACTCGGTCCACGGGTTGACCTGTCGGGTGATCTGGGTGAGCTCGACCGTCCAGTCGGCTGGGCTGCCACCGGACTGGCGGATCTGGTCCTCGGCCTCGTGGTGACTGTCCGCCGTGATCACGTGCTGGCCGTCCGGCGACCGGAAGATCACACCCACAGAGATCACCTCCCACGGTCAGCGTGTCGATGGTATGTCGACGCGCCGACGAGGGGAACTACGCCGCGTGCGACAGGTGGGTCGCAGCCTCGTCCAGTGCGGCGACCGGATACGACCCGACACCGCCGTACCGCCGATCCTGAGCCGTCTCCGGCTCAATGCCGTCGCGGCGGCAGATGTTCGCGGCCAACTTCCCGAGGCGCTGTAGGTATCCCTGCGCCGTCGGAAGCCCCTTCAGCCGGGCGTACCCCAGCGCGGTGTACCAGTCGTAGCGGCCCTGGATACCGTCCACGCGGGACTCGACCGCAGTCAGCCGCTCGCCCTGCATCTTCTGCTCGACTTCGAGGCGGCCGACGCGCCGGATCGTCGCGATCTGCTGGACCGCCCAGTCGGGCAGCGCGTCATGCTCCTGCTGGGCAAGTTCAGCCTCATGGGTGCGTGCCGCGAAGTACGCCTGCGCAGCGGCCACCTCGACCTTGTTCGGATCGCCGTTCATGGCCACGAGATACGCGGCCTGCCGGGACAACTGGTAATCATCCTGGGCATTGCCGCCACCCTGAGAGCGGGGCGCCACATTACGGGATCGCGTAAACTGGCTGGTCACGTTCATGGCCGTGTTCTCGGCGGCCTTCATGGCCCGGTTGAGCGGGACCTCGAACACCTGCCACCGGCTGTAACCCATCAGAGGCATCAACTCGCGGGCGGACCACCACTCTCCGCGAGCATCCACATGCTTGATCTTGTCGAAGACGGATTCGTGACCATCGTTCGCCGCGCGGGCAACCTCGCCACTGTTAGGGTGCACTGTCACTCTCTTTTCTCTCTTCGTGGGTGACCACGCTCCCGGTAGCGGGTACTACGCGGGAGCATGAGCCCGGGGCCGGCGCAATCGGCCCCGGGCTTCATTGATTCGTAGCCTACCGCTGCTTAACGACGGCTTCATCCCGTGAGCGCCTTGGGAACTACACGCGTGTCATTCGATCTAGCGATGCATGCCGCTCCTGTTCGATTTGATCTAGACTTTCGGTATATGACCTGGTCAGGAAGGCTGGCACGTCGACCGTGATCATGCCCTGTCGTCGGCCCTGACCGTTGGCCACGGGCCAACGGTCGCGCAGGACGCTGGTCCTGCGCCTAATCGCAGGTCATTGGCGCTAACGAAGATCGACAAACCCGCTCTTGGTCCGCATGCATGCAGGCACGTCGAAAGCCCCCTCGCCACCGCGGCACGGTGGTGGCGAGGGGGTTTCGTGGCCGGCGACGGGGGAAGGACGCCGGCCGGTCTGGGGTCGAACTACGCGCTGACCGCCGCTTCTATCGGCGGCTGGTGGAGCGGGACTAGGCCGTCCTGGATCAGGGCCATGGCCTGGTGGTTCTCCTGGTCGCCCATCTGGTTGCCGCAGAAGCACCGGCCCGAGTAGCGGCCGTCGGTGCCTTCGTCGTATTGGTGGGTGCGGAGGACTTCGGCGATCTGGTGGACGCGAGCGTTGTACTCCTGGTCGGGGGGTAGGTCGATCATCGGGTGCTCCTTCTGGGCGCGTGGCCGGTCTCAGGGTGACGGATCGAGTTGTAGCCGGAGCTGGTACCACTGCTGGCGTTCCAGCATCTTCGAACGCGTCTCCGTCAGCTTGGCCGCGATCTTCGGCAGCACAAAGTCGAGCACGTTCACCGTTCCGGTGCCGGTCATCCAGAACCAGTCTCGGTACTTCACGCACGGGTTCCCGTTCTGGCGCAGTACCCCGGCGGACTTGAGCGTGCCGGTAATCTGCGCGGCACACAGCGGCAGGCCGTACATCTGGTACAAGCGCTGCGCGGTCTGCTCCCAGGTGAGCGATGCCGGCTCGGTGATGACGTAGGCACCGTGACGCCGGATCGACGGCAGCACCTCGTGGAACACCCACCGCTGGAAGCGGCGCACTCTGTCGCGGGTCTCGCTGTCCTTGATGCGAGCCACTTGGCGCTGCGAGATCACGCGGAAGAATCCCGGCTCGGTCAGCCACCATATCTGCTGGTCAACAGGCACCGGACCAGTCCGGTGCGTCTCGACCTGCGTCTTTTCGTCAGACTCCAGGTTGCGGACGAGGTCGTACGCGTCCCGAAACGCCAGTTGGCGTGCCAGATGTGGACCGTACGCGCGGAACGTGTCGTCGATGTACTCGACGGACAACTCGAACTCGTCGTTGCTGAACAGTTGGATGTTGGACATGCCTTCTCCTGTGGGGATGTGGGGAATCTCGGGGTACTGCCCGGCCAGTCGTCCCCACGGCGACCGGCCGGGCAGCGTTCAGGGATCAGGCAGCCGGTGGCTTGGCGGCCGTCTTGTTCGCCGGGGCGATGATCGTGGCCAGGGTGGCGAGCACGGTGCAGATCCCGGCCGCCAGTGTCGGGTCGATGTGCACGTGGACCAGGGCGAGGATGCCGATCACCACGGCCCGGGTGAGCCCGCCGAGCAGTGCGGCGATGGCCTTGGCGTAGCGGCTCATGAGGTGCTCCCGGCGGTTGGGGTGATGTTGACGGTGTAGCCGGGCAGTGCCTTGGTGACCGCGGCGGTGAGGGCCTGCATCTGGGCATCGGTCGGTGGCTGTCCGGCCGGGAGTGCGGCGATGGCAGAGGCCACCTGGGCGATGCCGGCCTTGACGTCGGAGTCGGCGCCAGCCACGGCGGCGAGGACGTTGTGCAGGTCGGCGTCAATCTGGGCTTCCTCGACCGCGCCGGCGCCGGCGTTGCGTTTGCCGGCGATGCCGCCGAGCATCACGGTGAGTGCCTCGCCGACGGTGCCGGTGCCAGCCACGGACGCCGGGTCCGGCAGCGGCTGGTTGAGGTCGATCTGGACTGGGGTCGTCATGTTTCCTCCTTGGTCGACGCCGGGCCAGAAGTCGGCCACGACGGACAGGTCGTAGTCGCCGCCCGAAGTGGTCGGGTCGGCGTACTGGTGGGCCACGGCGGTGATGCCGTTCAGGGTGGGCAGCGTCGGGCCGCCGCCGGGGTAGGCGGCGATCCAGTAGCAGGGGTGCGGCACACCGGCCGCGGTGAACGCCCGTTGCACGGTGGGCCACAGTGCGGCCGAGCAGTAGACCGTCGGGGCCTGGCCCAGCCGACGTTGGGTGATCACCCAGCCGGGCGCCTGTGCCGGGGTGGCGTCGCCCTGCTCCACGTCCAGCACCTGCACACCCACACCAGTGGTGGACACCTGCGGGGTGATCCGGACATGGATGCTGTTCGGGAACCGGTTCCATGCGGACTGGGGCCAGGCGAATCCGGACGGAGGGACGTAGCCGGCGACCATCTGCGCCGTGGTCGGGATGGCGGACCAGTTGGTCGAATCGTAGAGAGTCCTCATGCTGTCCCCCTTTTCGGAATTGGCGGCAGCGCGTCAATCCAGTCCCCTTCGACGCCCGCCCGGTTCAGGGCATCAGCGATCCGCACCGCCGCCGTCGGTGTCATGGCCACCGCGACGAACCGGTTCGGATCGGACCCCTCGTCGTCCCAGTAGACGGTGTGGGGGTTGTGTCCTCCGGGCCGGAACATCAGCCCACGCTCCAACGGTTCGCTGTCCGCGCTTGGCCCGTAGTGCCACGTCCCAACTCCGCTGTGCGCCACGCGCGCTTCTCCCATGCCCGGTGGACAAGGGGACGCTCGTGCGAGACCTCGCACCGAGAGCCGTGGCCCTCGACCCGGCACGGGTTGCCGTACTGGCGGGAACGCATCATCGCGGCCATCAGGCGCCGACCTTCAGGTCGGTGGGCTCGCCGTTCTCCACCCAGACGAACTCGCCGTCCGGCCCGACCGGCAGATGCTTCCTGCACCCGCAGCAGTATGTCGCGCCGTAGAACGTCGGCTGCGCGGCGTAGGTCTCGGCGATGGACCGGCCCATCGTCGTGATCGTCCCGCACGCCTGATGCTGATAGGACCGGCGAACCGGCCGCACGAATCCCTTGGCTCGTTCCTCGTCGGACAGCACCAGATATGCCGGCGCTTGCGGTACCGGCTCGGCGTCGACGCCATGCGTCAGGCGCGGATCATGTGGATCGCTCGTCAGTACCATCACGTCACCGCGCACATGATCTTCGGGGCGAACGTGGTGCAGTTGCACACCGCCGACCCGCCGCGCTGCAACGCCAGCCGACACGACGCGCACATGCCGTCTGTCGGCACGGCCCGTGCACCCTTCAGCAGAGCCAGTTCGGCCTGCATCGCAGCGATCTGCCGTTCCAGCGCCGCGATCCGATCGGCCGAATCGTTGGTGCCGTTGAGGTTCATCACGCTGGCTCCTTCCATCCCGAGATCCACCTCAGCGTGTAGTGCCAGTGCCGGATGTAGCCGTACAGGTAGCGGCCACACGCCCCACATGTCCAGGGCTCCTGGGCCTGGGAGCGTTGCATCGCCAGACGGGTGCGGTACCAGTCGCGCGGGGTGCGCCAGCGGGACATCACAGCCTCGCCATGTCGTAGACCGGCGTCATCCGGCAGCCACACGTCGAACTCAACGCCTCGATGCCACTGAGGCCGCCGGTTGTCATTGAGGCGTGCGGACATTGCCAGCCGACTTGGACTGTCTCAGCACGCTCGGTCACCACCGGTTCGAATGCGCAGGACAGGACGTAGGCACGTACGGCCGTGTTGTCGTCGAAGTCGTACGCCTTGACGCCGAAGTGGCGCAGCACGCCCAGCGCGAGAAGCCGCACACCGACGACGAGGTAGGCGCGGGCGCCTTTCCATCCGTACTGCATCACACACGCTCCGACTGCTTCGTGAGCTTCAGCGACATCCACCCGTCGCCGAGGTTGTAGAGGTTCACGAGGTAGCCATGCCGCATCGCGATCAGGTCGGCCTGTTTCGCGTTGCACTCGTGGATCGTGCGCTCCACTATGGCCGGCGCGGCATGCTGGAGCTCGGCGTCGAGCGAGCCCATTTCCCAGCCGGCCGTGTACGCCTCGTCGTCGTGCGGACCGCCCACTGTGGCCACGGTGACGAACGGCATCACCAACTCGTGGCCCTCGTCATGCTCGTCCATCGCGTCAGCCCTCGTACGGATTCGCCGGCTTGGCGACCGCCTTGACCGCACGGGAGAACAGGTCCTCGCTGTGATGCCGAGCGATCGCCAGTTCACGGGGCGTGCCGCCGGATTCGCCGATGCGCCGCAGGAGCGCGGCCACGCCCTGCTCCATGCGCTTCACCTCGTTGATCAGGTCGATCTCGTCCTGCGTGAGGTCCCTGTATCCCTTGATCTGCATGTGCTGGTTGTCGACCATCGTCAGAGCCCTTTCGTTTCGCGCCATGCGATGAACGCCCGTGCGGCGACCTCGTTCTTGCCGATGTGGTGCTCACGACTCCACGGACCGAGTGTGGCCACTAGTGCGAGATCTGCCGGGTCATGACTGGGCGTCGGCGGCTGCGGAGCGGGACCGGGCTGCGGCGGGACAGGAGACGGCGACGGCTGCGCCACAGTCACCTGCTTCACCGTCCAGAAATCCGACGCCAAATTCCCGTCGGTGAGATAGGCGTAGGGCAGCGTGAAATAGCCGCCCTTACCCCAGCCAGTGCCCCACGAGTTGCGGCAAATCCACACACCACGGGCATCGTCGTAGCCGACACACACCACACAGTGCCCACCCACCTCCTGCTCGCCCGGCGCCGGCATCGGAGCGTCACCGGACTGCGCCACCGCGTCGGACTCGAAACTGGCGTACACGGTGAACCCGAACACCACCGGATCCCCAGCCGCCAACACCGCCTTGATCTGGTCGGCCTGCTGCGTCACCGCCAGGTACTGCACCGCCTCGTCACCCGCAGCCTCTGCGTACAGCGCGGCCGGCGGCCGTTTCGCCGCCAGGTGCCCGGCAGGCCACGACCCGTCGCTGTTCGCCGGGGCGCCGTCGTAGGGCCACTCGCTCTCGGGCACGAGACCCTGCTGGGCGATGGACTTGATGCCGTCCCGGATCTGCGCACCCGAGTCCGAGTCGACGGTGCCTTCCATGGCGCGCTCGTTGTAGTAGATGAACAGCCGCGACGGCATGAAATCGGTGAGGCCCTGGCGGCGCAGGTCGTACTCGAACGCCGCCGCGATCGCGTTCGCAGTGCACGAGCCGATCTGCTGCTGGTCGTAGACAGGTGGCATGTTCGGGTCGGTGGACAGGTCCACACTGACCGGGACACTGGCCAGTTCCTCTGGTGCCACGATGCGGGGATGGTCGCGGGAGTCGGGCGCGTCCTTCACCCAGCCGTAGCGGCCAGGCGTGCGGGTAGCAGTGGTCATGTTGTCTTCACTTTCCGGCGCGTTCGTCGAACGCCTTCTGGTAGTAGTCGGCGCGCCGGTTGGCCGCCTCCAACTTCGATGTCACGTCAAGAACCACCTGTCGCTGATGCTCCACCTCGGCGCTCAGTTCCTTGACCTGCTTACGCAACTCGGCGCACTCGGACTGCAACTCCTGGATGCGGTCATTGAGTGGTTGCACCAACGTGACCGCCGAAGCCACGACAACCTTCTCTCCGTCCACCTTGGCCTGAGATTTAGCCGCACGGCGCTTCCGCATACCGTCCCAGACCGTGTATGCCCCTCCGAGTCCACCGACTGCCGCGATAGCAGTCAGGAGCGTTTCTCCCGTCATCTGTCGCCCCCTCTGCCTGGCAACTTCCGCAGACTGCCGTTGATCTGCACCACGCGCCCCACGCACCCCAACGCGAACGCACCCGTGAACGCCGCCGCGAACGTCAACGGCGTGTGACCCTGAATCGCTATCGCCGCCGCATACATCCCCGACAGTGACGCCAGCACCACCAGGCCGACCCGTTCGATCAGTAGGCTCGACAAGCCCGTCGCCATGACCCCGACGAGCGTCGCGCCACCAGACAGGATCAGTCCGCTGTACCAGGCTTCCAGCTCCCATGGCGCCAGAAGATGCGCCACGGTCGGTGAAGTGCTCACTGGCGACAACAGGCCCGCTACACCGGTAAGAACGCACGCGACCAACAGGAAGATCGCGAGAGGATGTCGTCCACTGCTGACTAGGATCATGTCAGTTCTCCCTGTTTAGAACTGTATTCCGGTGTCGCCGGGATCGATGCCCATGTCTTCGATCGTCAACTCGAACGGCCACGACGTGTTGCCGAACACGTTCACCGTGGTGGCGCCGCTATTGCAGAAGTACGACACCAGCATCTTGATAGTCAAATTCGAACCCGGCGTGTAGGACGCGAGCAAGGATCCCCCGATCACCAAACTCCCGGCCGGCGTGGTGATCTGCGTGGAAGTCAGCAACGTTGAGGTCACCGTCGGCGTGGAGCCATCCGTCGTATAGGTGATCTGGGCCTGGCACTCCGCCGCAGCCGTGGAGAACATGCCTATGTTGATCGATTTCACGTGGTACAGGTGGTTCGCTAACAACGCCGCGTCCAACTCGCACAGTTTCTGGGCAGTCGCCGAGGTAGTGGCCGTCGTGGCGGTCCCGTTGGTCAGCCGTCGGGTCCGCGCTATGGCCGTCCCTTGGGTAAGTTGGCTAGCACGAACTTTCTGGCCGGCGCTGAAGGTTGTCGTCATCAGCCCACCACCTGATATCCGACCTTGTACGTTGCCGCCGACTGCGACGCCGTCGGGGCGGACGCGGCGGAGACTGTGAACCCGGTGACTGTCGGGCTGTCCTTCACATACAGCCCGAGCGCTTGGGTGGCCGAGTTGAGCGGTTGGAGGATCACGCGCGGCGCGGTGGCGTAGGCGTTGCCCGAGGCGAACGTCACCGACACCTGGTCACCGGATGTGGGCCCGGTTCCCGAGCCGAATGTGACGGTGCCGCGGGCGTCGTTGGACGGTGACACGGTGGCTACGGCAGCGGGTGTGGTGCCGTTCGCGGTCAACGCCGCCACGGTCGGCGCGCTGTTGCCCTGCACCAGGTACTCGACACCACCCCGCGTGTAGTACATCGGCTCCGACGGTGTGCCGGAGTACGGGGTGATGGTGCCGTTCATCTCCGCCGTGACCCGGCCCGACCCGGCTACGGTGCCGAACACCACGCCGGTGGTGATGTTGGCGCCGCCGGAGGAGTTCGATGCGGTGTTCGACAGCACCGTGTCCAGGCGGAAGTCCTGCGCGTTGTTGAGGTTGACCCCAACACCACCGGTTTTCTGGATGTTCGCGCCGATGTACCAGTCTACGCACTTGTTGCTACTGGTTTTGCCGATGTTGATGGCGTTGTCCAGGGTGCGGGTCAGGCCGGTGACGCAGAAGATTTTCACGCTGGGCAGTGATACGTCCGACACGGCGTTGTCGAACACGACGCCGTCGTAGCCGCCGCCGACCTCGCCGCACGAGTCCAGGTGCACCACGCCGATCGCGACCTGGTTGGACTGGGACAGCCACAGTCCGGTGTGGGCACCAATGCAGAACAGCTTCGCCAACTGGAGGTCGGAGCCGGCGTTCATGTACAGGGTCCGCGCCCCGCCCTTGGCCCAGACTTGGCCGCCGAGGAAGCCAAACCCGAGCAGGGCAACGGCGTCCTGGGATCGCAGTAGCCCTGACGTCTCGACGGATTTGCCGACCGACCACAGTTTGATCTCGTCCCACCAGCAGTCCGCCTGCGTTCCGGCTGCGGTGCCGATTTGGAGGCCCGTGCCGAACAGTGCGTCGGCTTCCAGCCGGCCTGCCAGCCACGCGCCGGGGGACACGATGAGCAGGGGGGCGTACCGGTCGGACAGGGCATTGAACAGCAGGCTGTAGGAGCGCAGGGACACGCCGGTGGGGACGGTGATCTGGCTGGCGATCAGGCAGCCGGAGCCGGTGGAACTGGGGGGGATGACAACTTCGGGGTGGCCGAGGGATTGTGGCTGGTTGGGTCCGACTGAGGTGTCGGCGAGGGCGTAGGCGGCGGCGTCGTTGAGGGTGGAGGTGATCGCGGCGGAGTCGTCGGTGCCCCAGATCAGGTACACGGTGCCGGTGACACCGGTGTTCGCGGCCAGGGTGACTGTGTTGGCGGACACGGACGCGATGGTGGTGATGGTGCCGGCGGCGGTGTCGGTTTTGACGATCGCGACCTTCCCGACGTCGGCGGTGGTGGGTGGTGAGGCGGGGACGGCGGCTGTGCAGTCCACCACGGTCACGCCGCCGGTGAGGCTGGCTGTGCAGTTGCGCAGTCGACGCGCGTCGAGTTTGGGGCCGTGGCTGCGAACGTCGAAGACGAGGCCCGGTCCGGCGGCGAATGTTGACCTCATCGGCGTTTCCCCTTCACAGTCCCAGGACCGGTTGTTTCCACAGCGTCACGGCTGCGTTGGTGGGCAGCTTGTAGGGCACTGGGTTCACCGTGAACGTCTGCGGTGAACTGGCCCCGGCGATGGCGGTGGCTGTGACTTCGATGCCGCCCACGGAGAGGACCAGGGGGAAGTCGTCGGCCACGGTGGTCCACAGGGGACCGGAGGGTGTGGCGACCGTCAGCGAAGTCGCCCCGGCCGCCACGCCGGTTACGAGGGTTGAGCCGTCTGATTCCAGCCGCCACGCGTACGGGCTGGTGTCGCCGGTCTCTTGGGCGATGACGGCGATGCGCCACGGGTCGAAGGGGGTGGTGTTGGCGACCACGTCCCACGTGAACTTGTCGAACGTTTCGGTGTAGCCCTGCAAGACCAGGCTGATGTCCTCAGGTGGCATCTGGGTGAGCGCGGTCGCGGGGTTAGCCACGACGATGGGGGTGAGCAGCATCGTTTGCAGCCACGCGGGCACATACTGCGGCCGTCGATGCAGCGAGAACGCGACCTGGGGGTAGCGGTAGCCGTCGACGGTGCCTAGGTGGTCTTCCCACCAGGCGTACTGCTGGAGGTCGGCGTCGGAGAACGTGTTGAACGTGTCCGATGACGAGTAGGTGCCGACGTTGAGGGTACCGAGCGTATCGGTGGTGTCGGTCGCGGTGTAGGACGAGCCGCCCTGGCGGCTGGCGACGTATTGGTTGACGGTGTACTGATCGTCGTCGGCGGGGGTCCACGGCGGTGTGAGGTCCTGTTGGCCGGCGCTGAGGGTGAGGATCGCGGTGGCGTTCTCCCGCAGGTCGCGGGAGGTGTAGGTCAGGCCGGCGTTGAGCCCGTCATAGAGCAGTCCTTGGTCGACTTTTTCACAGGCTCGCAACAAGTTCATGTAGGTGTCGGCGCTCTGCACGCCCATGGCTGAGTTGCTGCTGCCGTTGACGGTGATCTGTTCGCCCTGCTCTCGGCACAGCCGCGTGATTCGAGTGACAGGGTCCTGGTTGTTGTATCCGCCACCGGCCGAGTCAATATTGCTAATTGTTGAGATCGGCTCATTCCATACGGCGACGTGGCCGAGCGCCATGCCGTTCAATCCCGCAGCAGGCGGCGAACTTATCGATGTCACAACACCTGCGGTTGCCGCGAGCGTGTTGCTCACGAAGCCACCACCGCCCCCGCTGGCTGGGAACACTTCGAAGGTCCACGTCACCACGCCGCCCGATTCGGAAACGAACAACTTGACATACGCCCAGTTGGTGTAAAAGTTTCCCAAGCCTGGTCTGGAAATGGTGGTTTTGTTCCCAAGCGCATCATAGACATTGAGGATCAACGACTGGCCCAGGCCGTCAGTGGTGCCCGCCGCAGCGACCTCCCACGTCTTGTAGGTTCCCGTGGTGGAGATGAACATGACCGTGGTGTCCACAGCCGGCTGAGTCAACTGGTTGTACCAGTGCACTTCCCAGTACTGGGTTGGTGTCCACGCCGGCACTTCGCCGACGATCGTGCTCGTGCCGCCGTTCCCGAACATGGGCAGCGGGTCACTGCCGAGCAGACCACTGTTCGACGCCAGCGACAGCCCAGTGGCCGACATGGGTGCCACACCGGCAACTGCGGACGCCAGCGATGACGAGTTCTGGGTGTCCTCCATCGGCCAATACGCCACCGGGGTCGATGCTGACACGGCCCGCTCGAGGGGGGACCGTAGCGTCGCGGTGCCCTGCCCCAGCCGGCGCAGCGCACCGTTGGCCTTCAACGTGACGACCGCGTAGTTCCCGGTGACATCCCACGATGGTGGAAACCCGGTGGCGTAGCCGAAAAACCGAGTGTACGAGCCACCCAAGTAGATGGCGCGGACCCGCACCGGCACGTTGCGCGTCACGTGCGGATAGTTCGGCGACAGCGGCGACTTGGAGTACCTGGCCAGCCGGTTGTCCAAAACGGCCGTGCACGACGCCGGCTGGGTCGCGGACGCCTCATCCGCCCGACCCACCGTGATCGACACCCTCTTGCCGTCGGCGACCTGCACATCCGAAGTAACATCGGTCCACAGCCACGTCGCCGGGTCGGTTCCCGGCTGCGCACCCCACGCGATCTCCAAAGCCAGCCGCAACTGGTCGCCGGGGAACTGCTGCTCCAGGATCGGCGTACCGGCCAGCGGTGCCGGGTGTTCGAGCGAGCGGTGCTCACGGCGGCGACCCCCACCCAACGGGGTGGGGGGCCACAGCGGGGCGACCGGGTTGCTGGGCACGGGTCATTCGTCCCAGACGATCCAGCACAGCATGGTCATGCTGGTGTTCATGGTTGCCCGCACCCGAAGGAACGTGTTCGCCGCGACCCGCGGCCGCTCGTCCGGAACGAACTGGTAGGCGTAGTTGATGACGGCAGCGACAGAGGACGCGGCGATCAGGTCGTTGTCCAGCGACCGGGTCGTCACGGGCGTCCCCTCGGTCACCGCAGTCCCCGGCGCATACCCTGTCAATGCCGCGCCCAGTTGCAGGTTGGATGCGGGGATGCCGGGCTGGAGGGCGTAGATCCCGCCCGCCACGGCGGCAGTCAGCCCAGAGGCAGCAACGTCGGTCTGCAACAGTTCGACTTGGCCACCGCTGGACGCCGAGGGCACCGACATCAGGTAGCCCCACGAGATGATCTCGACCTGCCGCCCGGATGCCGGGGCCAGTTGCAGCATGGTCTTGGTGGCGGTGCCGGTCGCTACCGGGGCCGGGGGTGCGGTGGTGGGGGCTGCGTAGTTCCACGTCTTGTACCTGTGCATTACTTCACCTTCACTGTCCCGGTCTGGCCGTTGACGTGGGCGGTCAACTGGATTTGTCCTTCGCGGACCATCCGCATGAACCCGGTGGCGTAGGCGGAGTCGGTGTTGCCGACGAAGTTGACGTTCACGTCCACCGAGATCTGCTGTGCCGCCGATGCACTGGCCGCGCCAGGGATGCGGGCCAGTTCCGGTCCGCGGTCACCGACACCCACGACACCCGACGCCGGACCACCACCGCCGTACCAGTGGTGGGCCCGCTCGTGCGCCTCAGCAGCCATCGGTGAGCCGTACCGGCCGGCGATGTAGTTCAGACCCCAATCCACCTGGCGCACATAGTCACCCAAGTCGTACGGGTGGCCGTGTCCCAAGCTGTTGCCGGTCAGGTGGACGTGGCCGTTCTGCTTGGCGGTAAAACTGCCCAGTTTGGTCGACACGCACCAGACCTCGGCCTCGCCGATGTCCTCGTAGAAGAACCCGGGGTTGTCGATCACTAGGGTCGGCTTGACGAACCCGATCCGGAGGTTCGTGCGCACGTACCGCCGATCGCGATACACCGCAGGCCGGTATCCCTCTAGGTAGATGGCGAGCCGGATCGCCTCGGCGAAGTCGCCCTCGCACTGCGAGATCTCCCGGTGGCCGCGCGGGTCGGTTGAACCCTCAGCGGCGAATACCGCGTCCAGCCATGCCTTCCGCTGCGAGTCGGACATCCGAAGCACAAGCGACAGACACTCGACCTTCGGGTTCCCGGCGCGTTCGGTGAGGTCCCGAGCATACGGGGCACTCAACCGCCATTCCCGATCACGCCGAACCACACCGTGCACCACACGTTGACGGGTGCGGGAAATGGTTCCGTTGCCGTCGATCGCCTTCTCTATTGAGTCCCAGTTCGCTTCCTTGGTCTGCGCGATCCGGTACGTCATCGACCTGTGCCAGTTCTTTCGGCCGCGGTCCGGCGTGCGCCGAGGCTTGACGCGCGCCTTCTCCTGCCACCCGTCACCCGCGATCCAGCCGAGCAGGGCGGCCTCGTTGTCGGTGATGTCCAGGGAACCCGCGCCGACACAGGCTTCCTTGGACAGGAGCATCGTGTGTCGCCGCAACCGGTCTTGGATCTGCACGAACGACTCGGTGTGCTTGTGCTCGTTGAGCATCAGCCACCGGTGGTTGGGTGTTGTCGTGAAGTGCACTCGCGAGTTGCCGTACCGAACGACGCGGTGGACGCCTGGATGCAGCACCGCGTCTATCGTGGTCCATTCACTTCGCCCGGTCGCCTGGTTGTAGCCGATTGTCTCGTCGCCAACCTGAACCTCGTCATGGCGGAGCCATCCGCGGCGGGTCAGGATCAGCGCGTCCAACGTGTAGCACTGCGGGATGCCGTACGCGCCCGACGACGGGTTGACCGCGTACGGGTTCCACCCGGATTCCTGGTTCCACAGGTCAATCAACGGCGGCATCTGGTCGCCGCTCCACCCGTACCGGGCCAACTGGCTGGCCGCGTACGCCTGCGCTTCAGCAGCCAAACCAGACACCGCACCGTGCCCACCCGGCACGCTGCCGGGCCTCCCGCCGAACGCGCCCCAGTCGATCGGACCGGGCGGCGGCAGATTCACCGCCGGCCCACCCATGGCGTGCAGGACTTGGCCCATCACGTCCACCGCGCCCCACTGGGCGGCCAGAGGCAGGTTCGCGGCCAACACCACGTCGGCGCCCACGGGACCACCCGACGCGTGCCCAGGGGGCAACACGTCCCCATTGGCGACCATCATCATGCTGTTCGCGTTGGTGATCACCTCGGTACCGGGCGGTAGATCGACGAGTTCCGCGCCCTGCTCACCGACCCACGTCAGACCGCCACCCGGACCACCGCCTGCACGCGCCCCGGCATTGTGAACACGGCGGGACTGGTCGGGCAGCGCGGACTCGATCGCAGAGAAGTCGTTGCCCATCCCCAAAACCTGCGCGATATGCACCAACTGGGTAGGGTCCATAGACGGCGTACCCACGATCGAAAAGTTCGCTACCTGCCCGTTCAGGCCGTTGACTGAAGCGATGACACCGCCGATTTGGTCAGCGGTGAAGTGCATTTTCTGACCCACTTCCTGGGTCATCGCCGCTGCGATCTGCTCGTTCCCGTACTCGTTCCGGTATGCCTCGAACAACTGCTCGATCATCTGCCGGTTCTGGGCGCCGGCCAACGTGTTCTGGTCCGTCGACCGAGATGCGGCGTCCTGCGCCGTCGTGAGGTTCTGCTCCGCGGTGGTCAGCCCCTGCTCGGCCTGCACGACACCCCACTGGGCGTTCCCGACAGCGATCGCGGCCTGCTGCTGCGCCCACTGCGCGTTGGTCACACCCTGCGCCGACGTGGTGACGGCGTCCTGTGCCTGCGCCAGGCTGTGCTCAGCCGACAGGACAGCGGGGTTGTTGTCGACTCCCTGCTGGCGCGCCGTGTTCAGGTTGTTCTGGGCGTCCGTAGAGGCGTTCTGGCTGTCGGCGACCTGGTTCTGCGCCTGAATCAACGCGATCGCGGCCTTCACCTGCGCCTCGTTCGCCGCGGTCACCTGCTCGGCCGCGATCTGCTGCGCATTCCCCGGATTCACGCCCAGGGCGGCGGCGGACTGCTGCGCGTCGAACAGGGACACGTTCGCCGACAGGGCCGACGTGGCGGCGTCGTTGGCCTGCAACTGAAGCGACACCAACGCCGCCTGCGCGGCCTGCCGAGCGCTCGTCACGGCCTGCTGCGCCTGGCCCTCCTGATACAACGCGTTCGCGTAGCCGTGCTGCGCCGCCGTCACCGCCAGCGCGGCCTGCTCCTCGCTGTGCCGCGCCGATTCCACACCCTGCTCGGCCGTGACGATCGAATGGCTGGCGTTCTCCACCTGCTGCCCGGCTGACGCCACCGCCGCCTGTAGCTGCGCCCACTGCTGCGCGCCCTGACCGGCCGCGATACTGGCCTTGTCGACCGCGTTCTCCAGATAGGCGGCGCCCGCCGTCGCATCCGAAAGGGCCTTCGCGTTCGACTGAACCGTCAAGCCATAGTTATTCACGACCGTCTGGCCATCCGTCATGACGTAGCCAAGGCCGGCCAGAGTGTTCTTACTCGCGTCCGCCGCCGCTGTCATGCTGTTCAGGTCGTCCTGGGCCTGCGGAACCACCTGCCCCAACGCCCTGTACTCAGCGACCGCTTTACGCAAAGGTTCCGGAAGCGCATCGAAACCAGCCTTGTTGGCATTCGCGGCATCCGTCAGTTGCTTGATGTTTGTCGCAATCATGAACGCAGACGCAGCGCCCTCGCCCAGCGCGGCGACCATCTGCTTTGTCGAGTTTTCGTCGAAATTGACGGGCGTGGAGGCAAGCTGTTTCTGCTCGTTCACGAACCGGTTCGTGTACTGGGTCGCGGTGTCCAGGCTGCCCGAGTACGCTGCCTGAAACTGCGTCGCGTTGGTCCCCAGGGTCTCCAGATCACCGGCGATGCCCTGAAGGTTCTGGTTACCGCCGACCAAACCCTGCGCTGCGGTGCCGGCCGACTGGCCGAGCTGGTTCAACTGCTGCGACATGTCTTGGGTCTGCTGCGCCGTGGACGACGACGTGTTACCGAACGCGAACATCGCCATCTGCGCGACGTTGATCGCCATCCACACGGGACCCATCGCCGCACCCAAACCACGCGACGCCCCCGCGGCCACATCCTCCGCCGCGGCCAAACCGGCAGACCCCTCCGCAGCAGCAGCCTGAGCAGCGGTCAACGCCTCCGTGGCGTCCTTCGCGCCCTTCTCCGCGGACTCCAGATCCTGGGTTGCCTTCGCGACCTTGTCGGCATCCCCGGACGCGTACGCCTGGTTCAGCTTCTGCTGCGCCTCAACCTCGGCGAGGGTGGCTTGTGACGCGGCGGCGGTCTTCTGCTGCAACTCGGTCAGGGCCTCGGTGTTGTTCACCTGCACGTCGATCACGGCCTTGACCGACCGCTCGACCTGCTCGACCATCATCTGCACCTGGTCGCGGAACGCCATCGCATCCCCAACATCAGCGGGGATGTCCAGCTTCGTCGTAGCCGACAACTGGGCGAGAGCCGCCTCCAGTTGGGCCTCGAACCCCGCCAGGCCAGGGTTCAGCGGAATCTCCAGCGCGTCGTTCGCGATTCCCCGCACCGACGACTTGACCTGAGCTATCCACGCCTCGTTGATCGGGTCCGCAGCACGCATGGGAACCTGGATCGGCCCCTCGGACTGCCAATACGCCTCCGCCGCGGCGCGGACCTGCGCCTCCTGCTGCTGCGCCAGATCCGCGTAGTACGCCGACTTCGCGGCGTCGTACGGGGCGCCGACCATCTGGTTCCCGGGTGACTGCGCCGCCAGATCCGGGACCTGCCCCGCCTCGACCGGGATCACGACCGGCTGCACCTCGGCCTCGACCCGTGCCCGCGCCTCGGCAACCTCGCCGGCAACCGCCGCCGTGTCCGCCGTGACCCCGACCGTGACCTCACCCGGGTCCGTGGCCCTCACGTCCGCAGCGACCTGCGCCTGCCACGCCTCGTCAATCGGCGACTTCGCGGTGATCCCGATCGGACCGAACCCAGCCGCCCACTCCTCGTACTGGGCCTTAACTTTTGCCCTGGTCGCCGCGGTGTCGTCGACCATCTGGACCGAGATCGTGACCTCATTGGTCATTGTCTATTTCACCTCCCTTCCCGTAATCCGCGAGAGTCACGTAATAGAGCAGGTCCTCGGACTCCTCCAACAGCGTCGACAGTGTGTAGCCCCGAAATCGTTCTAGGAGGCCAACGATGAGGCGGGCTCGGGCGTACTCGGCAGGACAGTCATCGGGATCTCCGACAGCTCGATACCGGGAGATGGCTGTTCCAAAGGGGCGGGGACCTCCATCCTTCCGCCCCGCCACGCACCCACGATCGCGCCGACCTGCGCCGGCTCACCCACCTTCCGCAGTTCCTTCACGGTCGTCGGCACCGGGACCGGGTTCTTGTCCTTGTCCTCGAGGTTCCAGTCCACGATGTGCTCGACGAACAACGCGAACAGGTCGTTCTGCTTCCGGGTGCGCTCCTCCGCCGAGTCGTCCGGACCCCAGTCGAGTTCGTACGCCGCGCGCAACCGGTCCTCCATCGACCCGGCGTACACCCGGATCTCCAGACCTTCGAAATCCGGGTCGGTGAACACGAGCCGGTAGATCGTTCGTGGCAGAGTGAAACCCACCGAAGTCACCCCCTTTCTCTGGTGCGGCTAGTAGGTGCCGTTCCGCTTGCGTGCAGCCACGCCTGCCGCCTGACGCGCCCGTGCAAGTTCCGGCGTGTTGTGGATGCGTGCATGCTCGGCACGGGAGACAAGCTGGAGGTTCTCCAGTCGGTCGTCCATTGGATTCTCGTTGACGTGGTGGATGATGTTGTGCGACGACAGCGGTCCATAAGCGGCAGCCCAGATGAGCCGACTACGGTATCGCCATTTCCCATCCGGGCACTTGACGATGACGCGCCCGTCCTTGACGATCCGCTCAGTTCCGGAAGGTACAGCACGATGACTCGGCTTGCCGCGAGTGTGCGAGCCTGGATCGCGGCGATACCGTCCCTCAGCGCGAGCGCGCTGAATGCCGATTCTGATGTGCTCCACGCGCTTCTCATCGTGCTTCACCCCCTTCCGTGCCTGGCGGATCTTCTCGCGGGTCTCCGAGGTCTGCGGATGTGGCGTGTAGGAAGCCATCCGTTGTGCGCGTTCCTCTTCGGACCATGCAGTCCCGCGATGACGCCCTGCCGGATGACACCCGTAGCACCGCTTTCGTTTGCCTGTTCGTTCTTGGCCGCACTCTGGGCACGTGAAGGTCACCATGCCCATTAGTCTATCGTTTAATTGATCGACCTAGTTGGTACCCCAGACGGGCGTATTTCCGTCCGCCAGCGACCCCGGCACCTGCCAGGTCTGGGCACCGGTGTTCGCGCGGGTCACCTGGTAGTCGGTCAGCAGGCAGTTCACCGGCAGCTTCGGATTGCCGGACGTGGTGCCGATCGGGTCGATCTCCACCGCTCGGGTCACACTGGTCGAGGGGATCGTGGAGAACACCGCATGCGACATGTTCGCCGCGTAGTTCGCGACACCCTTCAACGTCACCGTGAAGTCCGCGAGCAGCAGCAGTCGCTCGTGCGCGAACTTGTCCACACCCGTGGTGTCCTGAACCGCCCGCGGTGTGGCGAAGTTGTAGTCGGTGACATCGTTCGTGATGGTCTGGCTGACACTGCTGGCGTCGGCCACCTTGATTACAGCTCCAAGGCCGCTGCTTTTCGCAATGACTACTGCCCTCCTTGTTGTTGCAGGACAACGCTTTCAGCGTCAGCCTTTTTCGATTTCCGACTGGACGCGGTCCAGGTAGTTCGCGAAGTCGTCCACCCAGTCCTCAGGACGCTTGTGGACGTATGGACGCTCACCGGACGGGTCACCCCGCCAGTCACCGCCCCGCGTGTAGAACACCGGCGGCTTGCCGATCTCACGCTGGTGCGTAGAGGACTTGAAGCACGGCTGCCCGGCCTCGAACACCCACAGCAGTTCGCCTTCCTGCACCGGCAGTTCGATGTACCGGTAGCCAGCGTTGCGGATCACGTCGCGGTCCTGCTCGGACAGCGGAGCGACGTTGATACTCCAGCCCTTCAGGAACGGCTCGCAGTCGATCTCCTCGCACGTCGCCGAAACCCAATGCGTCGCGAGCGGCAGCGACGCGCCGTACGTCTTGTAGTGCTGCGCCGGTCCAGCCGGAGCGATCCGTGATACGAACGTGTCCCCGAACGGGACCTGAACCATGCCGGTCATGGGCGCACCATCGCTTCCCTCAGTTCGGGCACCGTGTCTAGTAGCGACTTGTCGCCGATGTGCTCGACGTGGACACGGAGTGGCTCGCCGACCTTCGCGTCGATGACGACGCGCGTGATCGTGTTCGTGTTGGACACGACTCCCGCCTCGACCAGTGCTTCCAGGAACGGCAGTGACGTGATCTTTGGCATCGGTGCACCTCCTTAGAACGAGACGGCGATCGGGTTGCGATTGCAGTTGACGAAGAACGTGATCGACGTGAACGTGCCGGTGCCGGTGATGGCCCGCAGGTAGCGGTTCACCGTGCCGGTCACCGTGGCTCGTTGCGCGCCGATCGCGGACTGCGCACCGAAGTCGATGAGGTTCGCCCACGTCGAGTTGTCGGCGGAGTGCTGCACCGCCACATCCACCGACGTGCCCGTGAACGCGGTGACGTGCAGATACGCCTGGGCGCCGAACGAGGTTTGCAGCGTCCACGTCCACGTCGGCGCCACGGTGTAGGTGAGCGAGATGGTGCCAGCTGCGGGAACCGTGTAGGTCCCGTCGAAGGTGCCCTGCGCGACACCGTTGATCGTGACGTTTGTGCCCGTGCCACCGGACACCACCACCTGGGCGGGTAGTGGTGATGTGTTCGTGACCGGTGTCCCCGACGCCGGCACCGAAGGGGTGGCGAACCCGTTGCCCTGGTCTACCGACGCGCCGTTCGTCGCGGCGGTGTCCGTGCGCGGCCCGGCCGTGAGCGCCACGCCCCACTCCAAACCGAACCCGTTGGCCTGTAGCGAGACCTTTTCGGTCAGGTTGCCCGAGGTGTCGCGAGTCGGGTCGTACCCCACCTGCTTGGCGTTGATCGAGGCCGCCGGGTTGCCCAGCGTCGAGCCGGCCATGAACGACCCGATGGTGTCCGTGGTGGGCAGCGGCGACAGCGCGACATGCTCGGCGCCGGCACCGTTGTTGAAGAACGAGGTGAACTGCATCGACCCGTCCCGCAAGCCGCCGATGCGTTCATGTGCAGATTTCACGATGCTGGTCACGTCCAGCAGTGCCGGGCCGCCGCGGATCTGGTCCAGTGCGGATGTGTCGCCGGACAGGTCGTAGCCGCCGACGAAGAAGTGGCTTCCGAGGCCGGATGTCTTGGTCACGCGATCACCCGTTCAGCTTGTCGATGTAGGGCGCCAACGCGTCATCCGCTATCTGCTGCGCCTGCCCGTCCAACTCGTCGGCGGCTTCGGAGAACGCCGGGTAGCCCTTGAACCGGGTCACCAGGTTCCGCGAGCCGGTGCCGGACAGCCACGGCCCGTAGGTGGCGTTCGACGTGGTGATCACCGTGGTGTCCTCGGCCACGTCCACCCCCATCGAGTAGGATTTTCGGCCGGTGTCCGATGTGTACGTCCTCGACTCGTCCGTTGTGGTGATCGTCGAGGTGTGGTGGCCGGTGTTGACGCGGATGTGCCCGTCGAACGCTTCCCTCACCAAACCGACACCCCGGTCGGCCACCGCGTGCCGCGCCGCGAGCACACCGTCGGAGAGGATCTGATCACCGTTGGGGTCGAAGAATGGCCCAGAGAACGTGACTTCAGCCATCGGAGTCCACCTCGTCGGCCGGCGGCGGCGTGGCGACGCGGGGTTCCGGCAGGTCGGTCAGTTCGGGGCCGGGCTCGCCCTTCAGCACCGGGTCCTCCGCGAGGTTCTGCGCGACCGACTTGCTCCGGTCCCACATCTCGGGCCCGCGCTCGCCGATGAGCTGCGCGCCGCCGGTCACAAGCTCACGGGTGGCCGGATCGGTCAACTCGTGCGCATCCTGGCCAACCTCGACCGGCG